TCATAGTCTATAATTTCTTTAATTAGATTATCTCTTGAGAATATTTGTTCATATAGCGAATTATCCATTATATTTTCCAATGTAGGTATAATGTGGTTGATATTTAATATAACAGGAGAACGATATATTCCTTCTCTTAATAAATTATGATCAAATAATTTATGTAGTTTACTAACGAATTCTTCTTTATTTTCTTCTTTTTCATAAATTGCATATCTACACACATCTTTATACCTGACAGCAGCACCAATAACAAACCTTTTTTTGATCATCTTTTCCCTATATACTATAGACTCAGAAAATAATTTTAATTTATTTGGACTAGGTACATTTAATAATTCTTCGAGAAAACGTATATATAATTAAACAATTTTATATTCCTATACGAATTTTGTTAATGATATCTGACAAGTATTCTCCAGGTCCAAGAATTATATGATTAATAAATCTCCCGTCACTCATTAATCCTCTGATAAAAACATCCCAATTTTCATTTAGAAGTTTGATGAACTTTTCATCACTACCCCTTACACGAAATCTTTCAAGATATTCATCTTTGAGTTCGATTAGCGGGTAGACGAGATATGGTTGAAAACCTTCTTTGAAAAGAGAATCCAGAACTTCTTTATGCGTTGATACTAGAATGATGTCGGCATTATGTAAATTTGAGGAGATGTGATTAATATAGTTTGCTGGGAACTCAGGATTTCGAACTCCCGGAGAAATCCAACTAAATTTACTGCTATCAGAATCCATAATTTTAAGTCCCAAAGATTTCTGGTTCTTAGTCAGAGTGGATTTACCTACTCCCGGAAAACCACAGATAATTTTTGCCAGTTCTTTCATTTTTATCATACTCCGTTTAGATGATAAATTAAATAAATGTAATTTATATAATCATTTTTAAAATGAATGATTCGGTATAATTATATAAACAAAGGGTTAAAAATAAGGGGGTGGACATATTGGCTTCTTCGTTCAGTCCCACAAAACCATCGTTTTATATTTTTATTAAAGGGATGCCTGAGATCATTGGGAGGGAATTCCCTAATTTTTCCAATACTATGACGAAAATGATCGAAGCCCTTACTTTTAACGTGGAATTATTTAAAAAAGATAAAGATGAGACCGAACTATTGATTACAATTTTTGAACTTGAGGGGGAACCCGTTGCTAATTTATTTAACCTTCTTCGGTATTTATTCATTATTTCAAACGGAGAAGAAAATTATTTTAGGGATACTATTGAGGAAAAATTTGGTATAGATATGTATTTAGTTAAAACTGTAGATGGAAAAATAGAGGATGCTTGCAAATTAAATGGTCTGATTGTTAAATCAATTGATGATGAAGAAATTGAACATTCTGGAATGGCTGGGGTTGTATGTCGTAAAGTTAAAATGATAACAAGGCATAAGCACAATCTCACCGAAGAAGAATTCGATGAAATAAAAAAATTGATGTGAATCTATGAATTGAAATCAATATTTTGGCTTTACTTTTAATATTTCCGATCACCAACAATGTGGTAAGTATACCATATTTGTGAGGTGATCGGAATGATTTTTGTGGATTCTACACCACATCTTAGAGTTTATAGACAAAGAGTAATTTTTCCGGTAGATCCTAAAATGCCGAGTAAGGGAAGTATGGCATTTATTATCAATAATGATATTGAGTCCTCTATTGCACTGATTAATAGTAATAGAATTTCCCATAATAATCGTTTCCATATATATTTCATGGATAATATCTATGAGGGCAGATTCTTTGGTCGTTATTTTAGGGAAAATAAAACCAAAGAACGCTTTGATCTATATGAAAAAGTCCAAGCTAAAGCTGGTAACATTATTTGTCAAAATAGCTTTGTCTCTATCGGTGGTAGAAACTTCTTTTTTGATCTTATTATGATCCATGAGATTTTCTTTAAAATTGCCGCAAAGAAAGTTGTTCCATATCGTATTAAATCAGAGCAATATATTGATTTTCTTAAAAATATTTTTAACGATCAGAGATTCAATCAATACAGTAAAAAAATCATTCTTATTGATGTCAATTCCTGGGTTAAAAATATAAAGAAAGAAATTAAAGGGCGTAAATTTTTTGACAATCCAATCTTCTTGTTATATTTTGCAATGACGAAAAACTTTAATAAATTCAAAGAGCTTGGAGATATGAATATTATCTTCTATTCGAACGATATCTCCCTTAGATTGAATCCTTCCCTTGCGGATAAAATGTCTTATTCTCTTTTCCGCAATGAAATCTCGAAATTAACTGGTAAAATCACCCTCCCTGATGAAAATACGATTGATAAAGAGCTCCAAAAAGATGAAGTCTTTGATGAAGTTATCAAAAACTTTTCTCAACATTACAGATTTACTGGCGATGATGAAGAATCGGATAGTGAATTTGAAGAAAAAGTAAGAGATCGCCTCGATGAAATGACCGAAGAAAATAAAGAGCTCGGAAGTCTTGAAGGGAAAGAACTTGAAGAGCGTTTAACCAATGAACTTTTAGGCGACCAGAAAATTCTCAAAGATTTGAATGAAATTATCACTCAAAATCGTGTAGGTAAAAATATCGCATCTACCAAACGAGATGAAGTACTCAGGGAGAAACAAAAAGAGCTCAAATTAGAAAATCAAACTCTCGAAGATCTGCAAAAAATGCTCGATAGATCTGCTACTCTTGAGAGCTATTCTGTTGAAGATAAAGTAAAAACGACAAATAAAAATGTTACTAAAATCAGATACCCTAATTTTGAAAAATCTTATAATGAAAAACTTTTTAGGCAGGATATGCTTAATATTCTCTTGTCGTTAAATGATAAATCTATTCCTATCTATATTAGAGATATTAAAGTGGAAGATACATCAGATGAGCTTAACTATAGAGACACATATACGGTTCAGCTTGAAGATGCTAACCGTGTTCGACATACATTAAAATTTGACATGCCTAAATTCATTGACGATAAATTCATGTATATTAATGGCAACAAAAAGCTGATTATCAAGCAGCTTCTTATGAAACCTATCACTAAAACCGGACCTGATGAGGTTCAGATCGTATCTAACTATAATAAGATCTTCATTCGTAGATACGGACAAAAGACATCTTCTAAATTGGAGAAGTTTAAAAAGGCTATTTCCAAGACAAAAACTTCAGCTAACATTGTAGTTAAAAATGGCAATAACCTTAAAGCAAATAGTAAATATCTCACGACCATTGAATATGACGAATTGGCTAAAGATTATACCAGCATTAGAATCAAAAAAACGGAATTTCTGTTCAATCAGGATGAAGTTCGAAAAATTCTTGAAGAGAAAAAGATTAAAATTAATGACAATGAGTTGTGCATAGGTTTCATTGATAATAAAACACCGATTATCGTTAACCTTGATACGCAATTAATCGGTGATATGGATATCATTGATTTTATCCTTTCTATCGAAGCAGGTAAACCTATCAGGGACGTTTATGAAGGGGAAACAAGCGGTAAGAAATTTGTTTATTCTCGTGCTACTATAATGGCTAAGCAGGTTCCGGTTATTCTTCTTCTCGGTTATCTTGAAGGTCTTTCAACTATCCTGCGTAAAGCAGAAATTAAACACTATTTCACAGATAAACGTCCTCGTGACCTCACCGATAACCAAGGTGTAGTCCAATTTTCGGATGGTTTTCTGGTTTATGAAAAGTATCCGTTTGAAAATTCCCTTCTTATGAATGCATTTGCAGATATTCCTACAAAGGGATTCTCATATGCAGATTTTGATAGTAAAGAAGTTTACCTCGACATTTTCGATACTATGTTTGGGACCAGAATTATAGGTAATGCATTCGATAACTTCTATGAATTGATGATCGATCCGATTACCAAGGAAGTTCTGGAAGATCTCAATCTTCCCACTGATTTCGTCAATGTTGTTTTATATGCAAACTCATTGCTTGCCGACAACTCATATCTTAAAGAAAACAATATGAGTCTTTATCGCATAAGATCTAATGAGCTTGTTAATGCATATCTCTATAAGGCAATTGCAACAGCTTATATTCAGTATAGACTGACCGCAAATAATAATAATCCTGTTAAAATGTCAGTACCAAGAGATGTTGTAATAAAACAGATTTTGATGGCTCAAACGGTCGAAGATTACAGCACGTTGAATCCCATTGTTGAACTTGAAAAATCTCGTGCTATCACTCCTAAGGGACCCAGTGGCCTTAACCTGGAACAAGCGTACACACAGGATAAACGTTCTTATGATAGATCTATGCTTGGAATTATCGCAATGTCTACTTCACCTGACGCTAACGTAGGCGTGGTTAGACAATTGACGCTTGAACCTAGTATCAAGAGTCCGCGGGGCTATATTGAGATTGCAGGAGAAAATCTCGATCATCTTAAAGATGCAAATCTATTCTCTCCTGCGGAACTCCTCTCTCCTCTTGGCGTAACCCGCGACGACTCTAACCGTACAGCTATGGCTACAAAACAATCAAAACACATTATTCCTGTAGAAAAAGCATCTCCAGTACTTATTTCCAATGGTGCTGAACAAATTATCCCGTATCATCTTTCCAACGATTTTACTGTTGTTGCGAAAGCAGATGGTGAAGTTGTTGAAGTAAATGAAGAGGCGGGATTAATTATTATAGGATATTATTCTGAAGATAAAAAAGCTGGTTCGAAGAAGACAAAAGCTGGTATTAGTTCTTATCAATCGATCGATATCAGTCCTCGCATCGTAAAGAACGGTGCGGGTGGCTTCTATCTTTCGAATAAACTTATTTGTAATCTTAAAGTTGGAGACAAATTTAAGAAAAATGACATTATTGCATCTGATGAAAAATTCTTCACTCGATCTAAAATCGATGGAACCAGATTTAATATTGGTTCCTTGCAGAAAATAGCATGCATGTCTAGTTACTCGACATATGAAGATTCTACGTTTATCACAAAGAAACTTACTGAGGATATGGCTTCCGAGATAGTAATGTGTAAAACTATTACTCTGGGTAAGAATGCAAACGTGGACTTTTTGGTCAAACCCGGAGATAATATTACTGTCGGAGACGATCTCATTAGATTTGAGATCTCTTTCGAAGATGATAGCCTTAATAAATTCCTTGAAACTGTAGGTGAAAATGTTAAAGAGGAAATCAAGTCTCTTGGTAAAACACCCATCAAATCTAAATATACTGGTGTAATTGAAGACGTTAAAGTGTACTCTACCGTAGAGCTTGATGAGCTTTCTCCATCTCTGAGAAAAATTGTCAGCAATTATTATAAGCGCATTGATAGAAAGAAAAATATTATCAATAAATATGATAAATCTAATTCTGTATACAAAATGGGAGTTCTTCTCAACGAACCTACAGGTAAGATAGAAACTAAAGATGGTAAAGTTAAAGGTAATGAAGTTGGAGAAGGTGTTCTCATTGAAATTTATATCAAATACCGTGACGTAATGGGTATTGGTGACAAACTTGCATTCTTTACTGCATTGAAGAGTATTAACGGGGAAATTATTCCTGAAGGGTATGAACCGTTCTCGGAATATAGACCCAATGAGGAAGTATCTTCATTCGTTGCTCCTGGTGCAGTATTGGCACGTATGACACCATCTATTCTCCTGACTATGTTTGGTAATAAAGTTTTGGTTGAATTGAAACGACATTTGCAGGAAATTTATACAGGAAAACCTTGGGAACCTACAAAATAAAAAAAATAAAGACCTGTACCAAAATGGTACAGGTCTTTATTTAAATCATTTTAAGGATTTTGAAAATGTTTTTCCAGGTGTATCTACGAGCAAATCTTCTTGCCTCCACTTCAACAGTCTGATTTTTATAATTGGTGTAATTGGTGGATGAGCTAATATAGTCGTTAAATACTTCCTTATTGGTTTCTTTTTGATAGATATGATAAATTTCATGTGCCAATGTTAAAAAAGCTTTAAAAGTAATAAGGAATTTACTATTTTCGGACATCTGTCTCATCACACCATAATATAATCTTATTAAAGATTGCTCCTGAAAATCAGACGAAAATGTATTGAATTTCGTTACATCTACACGCATTCCCATTGTAAGGGATACATTTTTATTGAATCTGTGTAAATTGAGAAAAGGGTCGTTGCTCAGATCACTAGGATGTCTGTCTATAATTTGAATTTCGATTGGTTTGATTTTAAGTTTAGAAAACAGCTCAGATGAATAAAATTTAACAACTTTTTCAACGATTTCTTTCGCTTCTTCGTCGGTTTTCACTACCCCCATGGATCTGATTAAGAGTTGGAACACCCACACCGGTATCAACACAGGGATAGCGATAATCATGAAGATGAAGAGAAATAAATTTTTGACAATGTTGAAAACAATGCCTGCTTTCTTTGCGAGCTGTTTCTTTACATTCATTTTTAAAATTCCTCCAGTTTATTTTTTTATCAATCTTGCATTCAATGAAATAATTTATAGATTAATAAATGAAAGATACTACTTATTTAAAATCTATATTATTATAAGTAATTTAACAATCAGCTAAATATAAAGGTCTGGGAGGAAATAATATGGGTATTGTCGATATTTACTTTAATAATCTTGTCGAAAAGATCATTCAACATGGTAAATGGCAACGGCAAGAGGACGTGCGGGCAATTTGGGAAGATGGGTCTCCGGCAATAGCTAAATCTGTCATTGACGTTCAATGGAAATTTGATAATGATGAACTTCTTTATCCCACCACAAAAAAATTTTATCCAATGAGTGCTATTCGGGAAATACGATGGATTTGGCAGAAAAAGTCTAATAGGTTGGAAGAACTTAGAAAATTGAATAAAAGTGATACTAGTATATGGGATAAATGGGAATACAAAAATGGTGACTGGGCTGGAACTATTGGTCCAGCATATGGCTACGTTCTTTCTAGAAAAATTAGACGTTGGAAATTAAAAGATATTAATCAAGATCACCTCGATCCAAATTCAGATCAGGTGATCGTTAGAGAAGACGGAGAGTATTTTATCTATCTTGATCAAGTAGATCATTTGATCCAGTCATTATTGAGATCTCCCGGCTCTAGAAGAAATCTAACGACATTATGGGTTCCTGAATATTTGGATGAAATGAAGTTAACCCCTTGTGTCTGGAGTACTCAATGGAATTTTTGGGGTGGAAAATTAAATCTTACAGTTAATATTAGATCAAATGATATATGCGTTGGGAATCCATTTAATGTTTTCCAATATCAGGTTTTACAAATGATGATTTCTAAGATAGTCAATATTCCTATGGGTACAATTACATTTAATATTGCAGACGCTCACGTCTATGATCGTCATATTGATTTGGCGAAACAGCAAATCATAGAACCTATACAAGAGGCACCAAAACTTATTTTAAATCCAGACATTAAAAACTTCTACGAATTTGATGATAAAGATTTCATTATTATAGATAAACCTCAAAATGTTAAAAGGTATGATTACGAGGTGGCTATATGATAAAACGAACAATTAAACCGACTTTACGGCTATGGAAGGTTGGAGATACTTATCGACCAATAGTTAAAATTAACTCTGTTAATCAAAATATCCCTACTGAAATTACTGTGAGTGGAAGAAAATACATTTTGGATAGTGTGAAAAAGAAGAAATCTAAGTTAATACAATCGGAAATGGAGAAAGATATCATTATATCTTTATTACAAAGAGTGGGGAAATGTCCGAATAGACCTCATGAGATGAAACTTTCCGAATTAAGAAAGATATTAATAGATTTAATATTAAAGTAAAAGGAGGCAAACCAGATGGCGATTCTCACAATGGGTAAAGACACCCGTGCTGTTATTAGAGAAGGTCATGTTGTTCTTGTCTATATGCGGTACGATGAACCAGGTGTTAATGGTCGTAACAATGAGCCGCAATATAGACAGCAACTTTCTGTTGTACATTTCCAATGTGTTGGAAAAATAATGCTTGTCGCTATTGATGTATTTGGTAATTTCATACCTGAAAGGACATTCGTTTGTAAACCTGAAGATATTATTGTCGAAGGTGAGCCAGACACTTCATCTAAAAAGAAATTTTATATCAAAGCATTGACTGAAAAAGGACAGATTTTGACAATAGAAGACGTTCTTGATGTAACTACGAATATCACTGAAAGAGTAAAAAAGATTCAGAACAGGGAACCGGTCATGGAAATTTCCAAAAATGAGGAAATCTCTGTAAAAAAGATAGTATTTTTTAGACATCTTAAAGGACTTCTAGGAGTTTCCGCAATTTCGTCGTTAATTGGTGTGGTGATTGGTTTATTGATTGCCCAATATTTGTAAAATAAAAATTTTCTAAACTTAAATTATTTATATATTATTTAGGTAGTCTGATCATGGTATGGGAGGTTACACAATGGGTAAATTCGATAATTACAACGTCGATGAATTTTACATCGATGAAGTTCTTGCGGATCATAAAAAATCCGTAAAGAAAGGTCAACTTGATGAAAAGAAGGGAGAGGATAAAAAGAAAAAGAAGAAGCATAAGAAGAAAGACAAGAAGAAAAAGAAGAAGAACAAGTTCGAAAAAATCCCACTTGTCTCTTCTAATGACGATGATGAAGGTCAAGTAGGAAAAAACAACAAAGGCACAGAAAAAAGTATCAAAAAGGCTATCAAAGAGATCCAAAAAAATAGGGAAGATAACGTGTACAGAGAACGGCGTGAAAATGGAACTTTGGTGATCAAAATTCTCTAATAATAATTTATTACGCCGGAAACTAATATGTAAAAAAAAGATTAGGAGGAAAAGCCAATGGCACAAAAATCTTTCCAAGAAGTCTTTGATGAAATCAAGAGTAAAGTTTCCGTCAGCAACAAAGGCGGCAGCCCGCGCCCGGTCAAATCCTGGAGCCGTTCCGATTTTGACCGTCTTGCGAAAGCGCTGGTAAACGACGTCAATTACACGATCGATTCGGTTACCATCAAGAATGGTAAACCGGAGAAGAAGGAAATCAAGCCGGTACAACTTTACCGCAATGCGATCCGCCAAATCCTGATCGACTTCGGTGTTGATAAGGAAGAAGCAAAGCGGATCATGGACGAATCTTACGAAATCCGTAGCGTTGACGGCCTCTATGAACTTGCTTCTGAAATCATCTACAAGTACATCGAGGCCGGAAAGAAATTCGACTTCATTCCGCGTCAAGATTTCGTTGGCTCTCTGACGCTTCGTGAAATCGGTGAAACTGTTACCGAGCACAAGACGATCAGCAAGAATGGTGAGCCGGCGAAGACCATCAAGGTCAAGAAGCAAAAACACAAGCAGCTGGAGAAGAAGTCGAAAGCTCCGCGTTGGCTGAAAACGCATCTGAAGTAATATCATCACAAACAGAAATGGGGAAGAGTTCATCTCTTCTCCATTTCATTTATTTTTTTCTGGGAGAGGATTTTCATGTCCGAAAATAAAAATTCATCTTTTGAAGTTCCACCTGCAAAGAGAATAAAAGAGCATTTTGCTATGCCATTTGATAGTCCGTTTACTTTACCTGAAGATCCAGTATATGATATCAAAGATCTCCATGGTAAGAGAGCGGTCTTATTAGTTACAGAAGATAATGGATATAAATGTGTCTTTGCAAGGATTAAAGGAAAACTTTATTTTATTTCGTTAGTTGAGCCTGCTAAAAATAAGACCCCTCCCAAGAAAAATGAAAATGAAGACAGTTACATCTGACAACTGTCTTCATTTTTTTCGTTTATATATTATAGATGCATATAAAATATCACGAAGGAGAATTAAAACAATGCCGAAGATTAAAATTAGCGTAAAAAACCAAGATCTGTTCATTGATGTCATGGGTAATCTTCTTGAAGAAATTAAGGATAATTTTGGATACAGAATAGGCATGTACTTTGATCCTGAACAAGAGCCGTTGAAAAATTTCACGAGTCAACAAATTGCAGAAATCCAATACATGCGTCAGCAAGGATATGAAAAATATTCTCATCTTCAGAAAAAGGTGCGGAAATTTATTGAGGCTGCAAGTGAAAAGATTATTGACGGTGAAAAGATAAAGATTAAGGTCTCTAAAGAACTCTTAGAAGAATTTGTAGGAGTCCTTAATCATCTGAAGAATATCTATCAAAAGTTCTCCGAATTTGTAAATAAAGAAGTTGAAATGGCTGTAAATGAAGAAAATGAAATTGAGGCCAGGCTCGCTGCAATTAGATCCTCTTGCAAATATGTAAAAATAGAGGTTGTTAATCCGTATACGACGGATAAACCCTCGGAATTTGGGGATATCGATAGCGATAACTTTAGCGTTATGAGAAACAATAGGAAGTTTGCGACGATTATAAATGAAATAGATAAAGTTATTAAAAAATTCACGAAGGACTAAAGCCTGGTGCCTATACCAGGCTTATTTTTTTCTAAACTAAATAATAATAGATAAAATAAAGGCGGTGGTCTTTATGACGAAACTAACCATGTCCGACCGCTATGCATTAATGCGAGGAATGTGCCCTTTTTTACATATCACATTTGAACAACTCATGAATAATTCTAAACTAGAATTCATATCATCAATAGTTGAATCTATCAGACACGATGCTAAGATGATATTGGAGGAACTAAATGAGTTAAATATATCGATGAAAATTAAACATTATCAATTCTTCCAAGTCGAAGATGAAGAGGATTTACCATACAAAATGTTTATACTTGCAAGCGCTATAAAGAATATAGAAAATAATTTCAATCCCTCTGAAAACAGAGAAAATATTGTCGCTGCATTATGTTGTACACTTCATCTTTCTACTAATATACTCGAATTTATCAATGATGTACTACTCGAAGCCTAGAACAAAAAAATGTTCTAGGCTTTATTTTTTTCTATTTCTTTTAAAGTTTCGCAAGAAAACAATACAATAAGTTATCGGAAAGGAGGATCTGTATGGCTGATTTAAGACGTCGCAATTCCCAGACCGGCCGATTTGAGAAGAAAAGCCCGGCTGGTCTGTCGTGGTTTAAAAATGTTGCTAAATCATTGGGTTTTACAAGTGCCGAATTAATTTCACATCTTGCTCCCAGCATTCATGAATTTACTACAACTAACGTCGAATATGGCAAGGAGTTAGTTAAAGATATTAGAGAACTGCGCCCTACTGGGAGGAAAATTAAGGGCGTTTTCGATGCTAGCACTCAGATAGGAATTCTGAGGACAGCAATACAAAATGCGATTGACGACATCAAAAGCGGTAAAATATATAACATGGACCGCATTAATGAAGTAGATGGTCAAGATGACTTCGGTGGAGATTTCGATTTTGATGTTGATTTCGGTGTAGAAGATTTTAATTTTGACGAAAAATCGAGCTCTACAGACAGTGGAAAATCAGATGTTGTTGTTCCTGACGTTAAGGTAACGGTTAAAAATGTAACACCCCCAATTACTAAAAATAATCCTATGGTTAAGGCAGTTGAAAGACAAACACAGGCTATTTATGAAACTGCCAAAATGACGTCTGATTTGAATGTTAAAATTGCACAAAATGAAATGATGATGAGTCATGCTCAACACGGTCGCACGTTGAGTGGACTCCAAACGATAAATGATAACATTGCGCTCCTTGTAAATTTCCACAATGAATCTATGAGTAAATATATTGGTGCATCGTTGAAATATTACGAAGAAAGCATCAATTTACTTACTCAAACAGTGGAAGAGCTTAAGAAATCAACTACTGCTCAACTTGTCAACACGTCTAATAGACCTGAAGATCCTACTCGGGATGTATTGCTTGTCCATGGTGGCCTCAATTTTAGAGGCTATATTAACATGGTTAAAGCTAACTTTAAGAAACAGCTTTCAGAGAACCCATTCCTTTCTCCTCTGAAATCGATGTTTGAAGATAAGATGACTCTTAAATATCTTGCAGCATCTCCATTGAGTTTTATTTCTACTAAAATAGTCACAACTCTCATTCCTAAATTTTTACAAGATTCGTTATCTAATTTAGATAAATCATTTTCTAACTTCTTCCCTGCTTTGTTTATGAGAATCAATAGGGAAACTCTCGGATCAGATAATGAATTTTTGAGAATGCTTGGGGAAATCTTTGGGTTTGATGTTAAAAGTAAAACTAGCGTTGATCTCTCCAAGTACAATAAAGGACCTGTTCCTTTCGATGGATTGGTCCATAAAAGCATAACTGAAGTTATTCCCGGTTATTTACGTAAAATTCTCTCTGCATTGACAGGTAAGGAAGAGGTTGCGTTCGATTTTGAACGCGGTGTATGGAAATCTGTTTCTTCAATGAAGAAAGAGTTTGATTCAAATAGAGAGGGTATTATTCTTAACGCATTCTACGATTCTATCGAAGAACTTAAACAAATGGCTGAAACTTTCCCGTTGGAAAGTAAAAAAGATAGAGAAGCTTTCTTAAAAGGTATTGATAAATTCTTTATTAACCTCGCCGATAAAAATACTTTGGTTAATCCCAATAAAAAGACCGATAGATACGGAATTCCTACTGATGAATTAAGAAACGTCTATGATTTCGAAGGAAATACTGAAATGCAACGCTTGTTCCGTCAAATGGTTCTCTCAATGAGTAGAACTAGCCAAATGAGAATGTTTGGTGCTCAACTCGTTGATGCCAGAAGACGGCTGCAAGATTTCATGATCGATGCTGAAGAAAGACCGTATGTTTATAACACGAATACTCTTTTCAATCAATTGGGATTCGATACTCATCTTGATAAAGAGAAAAGAGACGTAGAAGGTAATTATATCGTCAAGAAAGGCTCTGGGATTCTCAATCCCGCAGATCGACTTGGATTCACTAGTCTCGATTATCTGCGTGATATCAAGAGAATTCTTGCTACTGGCATTAGAGTATTTGTTGCCGGTGGTGGTCTTGGTCGATCGGGTAAGCAAACGGCTGATTATAACCCTCAGGAAAAAATTCTTAAAAGTATGGATACAGAAGAAACATCGTTTTCAATTATTGAAGATAGAAGAAATGCTGATACCGTTCGTACTTTCTCAGATAATGATCGTCGAAAATATATTGCATCCGGACAATACCCTTTATCTAATTTCTACGATCTTTCCGATAAGTCTGACGATGAAATCAGACGCATGATTCAAAGTAGAGCTGATTATTTAAATGCAACAAAAACACCCGAGCAAGGTAATAAAGTTCTTGGATTCTTAAAAGGTATGTTGAGTCCTAAAGCACAAGATAATATCACTAGTATCAGAGAGAAAATTAATGATATTTTGCAAAAACCCGCAGAATTGCTCAAGGGCGTTGTAGATAAAATTGATCAAACTTTATATACTTTAATTTTTGGTAAAACTGGTGATACTGAAGAACCCTCTTTCATGAGCGCTGTGATGGCGAAAATGAGAGAGACGTTTGGTAAATTTCTCAAATGGACTGATGAAAAGGTAATTAGCCCTATTCATGATCGTCTGTTTGGTAAAGATGGTATTTTCACAAAGATAAAAGATAGCGAGTTTATGAAAAACTTTAGAAAGGGTTTCAATAGAGTAGCCGACTTCTTCTTTGGTAAGCAAACTGGCCCTGACGGAAAACGTGAGGGTGGTATGTTTTCCGATGTGGCCAATAGTTTTGCCGATATGTGGTCGGGTGTAAAATATTATTTCACAGGTAGAGCATATACAGATAGAGCGGGAAGACGTTTCCCCGATAACACTGAGAAAAGTGTATTTGGGGAAGTTCGATCTATGTTTAAATCGTTCAGAGATAGCGTTAAAACATACCTCTTCGGTAAAAAGGGAGAAGGTAAAGAAGATTCTGAAAAAGGCATTCTTAGTGGCGTCTTTGAAACTTTAAAACAAGGTTTTCATAATTTCAGCGAAGCTATCTTTGGTCCTAAATCTGTTCGTGGCATGAACCCTAACGAAACGGTTCAGGCCATGATTAAGAAAATTAAGGAAAGAGCACCCAAGACAATTGCTGGTGGTATCGTAGGTGGCGGTATAGGACTGTTGGCCGGTGGTGGATTGCTCGGTGCCATGATTGGCGGTCCTTTCGGTGCAGCTATTATCGGTTCTGCCACCGCGTATCTTTCCCAATCTGATAAGTTTAAAGATTGGGTATTTGGTAAAATGGATAAAGATGGAGAACGTATTGGCGGAATTATTAGCAAATCTACTCAAGACTTCTTAAAGAAAAATAGACTTGCTATCCTCGGTGGTGCTGGGCTCGGTGCATTGAAGTCTATCCTCGGATTTGGACTTCTTCCGTCGTTCCTTTTGCCTGGTGGACCTATCGGCGGAGCAATGTTGGGTATTGCGGGAGCACTTGCTTATCGTTCTGAAGCATTCCAGAACTTCCTGTTTGGTCCGAAAGATGCTGATGGAAAACGTTCTGGTGGTATTCTTCATAAGGCATTTGGCTCAAATCCGCAAGCTAAAAAGATTCTCGGAAATGTTGGTGCAGGAGCAATTAGTGGTACGGCATTAGGAATGGTCACTAGCCATATGGGCCTTCTTGGTGCTATGCTGGTCCCTGGTGGTCCTATTGGTGGAGCCATTCTTGGTGCTGCGGCTGGTATTGCACTCAGTTCTGAAAGATGGAAGACTGCTCTGTTCGGAGACTGGGATGAAAAGACCGGTAAGCGTAAAGGTGGTCTTCTGGGTAAATTCCAAAATTGGTTTAAACTCGAAGTGATGGAGCCCCTTAAACTTCAATTCAAAGAAATCAGTATTAACATAAAGGAATGGTTTACTGAAAGAATTGCAAATCCATTTAGAGAAGCATTGGCCCCAATTAGAAAAGAATTCCAAAACATGACGGAACGCTTAACTAAGTTTTTCAAAGATGGATGGGAATCTTTCAAGAGTAAAATTGGAGAAGTGTTCGAGAATCATGTAGGAAAACCGTTCGGGCAATTTATGAAAGAAAATGTCATGGACCCGCTGAAGAGATTCTTCTCTAGAATTCTTGGCGGTATTGGAAAAATCTTTGGCGCAATTCTTTCGTCTCCATTTAAAGCACTCAGTGCAATAGGAGAAGGGCTCACTGAACGACATAAAAAACAAGGATTAAAAAAGTTCCTTGATGACGAACGAGATGAAATGTTTAGCCGTCGTGCTAGACATGAGAGATTTGAACGAGGAGAAAAACTCGGATTATTTAGTCATAAAGATGCTGAAGGTAATGTAATTGGTCCTGGTATTCTTCAGCGCATGTTCAGAAATCATTTCGATAAAGAGACTCGTGAACGTGCACAAACGAGCCAATTTGGTGCAGATTATTTAAAAAATCCAGCAGTATCAGATGAAGAAAAAGCAGCACAAAAAGAATATTTTAAGAATGAACGAGAAAAATTAAAACTCGAAAGAGAGAAACTTAAGGTTTATCGTCAGCTTGGTCTTAAGTATGATTATGATAACTTTACTCCGGAAGGACAAGATATTTCGAGAATTTATGATGGACTTGCTAACGCTAGAAGAACTGTTAAGAAGGGAAGAAAACTTTCTTCCTTAGATGATGAAACATTCGAAAAGCTCACGGGGTTCTCTCTGAGTTCGTTGTTCGGAAAAGATATTACCATTGCAAGTATGAGTCCCGAAGATCGTCAAACGATGATCGATATTATGAATAGTAAAATCTCCGGTGATAGATTACAAAAATTCATTATGGCTAAATTCGGCTTAGTTAATAAACAACAGGCCGGACAAGATGCGATACAACTTGGTCCTGCTCAGGAAGCGGGAGAAAGTGATACAGGAGGAACTGTTGATGACGCTGCAGATAAAATAACCGACGCAATTAGAGAAGAATCACCTAAAGGCGTGATTGAGAAAGAACTTATCCCCGAAGTTAAAGAAACCAATAAAACTCTTAAAACAATTGAAGGTCTGTTGAACGCAGGTAGAAAATTCGGTAAAAATGTGGCTGGGAAGTTTACTCTGGGCAATAAGCTTTCTAAATTTATGGGCACTAGTGACGACGATGATGTAGATGGATCACACGAAGATGGATTAGATAATGTACCTCATGATAATTATCGTGCAAACCTTCATAAAGGTGAAGCTGTTATCCCTGCCGATGAAGCTAAGAAGCTCCGGAAGGGTAAAACAATGCTTCTCGCAGATATTGCAACCAACGTCAAAATTATTGCCCAAGAAGTCAAAGGACAACTTGATGGTGTAGGTAGTAACGTATATAAAATTAGAAAAATACTTCAGCAGTCTCAAGGTATCGAAGATGAAGATCTTACGGGTAGCGCTAATCGTGATCGTGTAGGTTTTTGGGGTAAAATACGTAGAGCGTTTTTCCGCCCCTTTGATGCTATACGGAATAAAATTATGCAAGGAATTGATTTTGTAGTAGGTAAAATTAGAGCCTTCGGCGACGCAGTCTTAAAAGTGGGTAAAGCAATTATCGACATTCCTGTTAAAATTGGTAAGGTTATATGGGATTTCACAAAGCATGTGGGTAGTGTTATTAAAGAAACAGCGCTTCAATTAGTAAGAGTTCCTGCTATTATAGGAAAATTAATGTTGGGGGCTATGGAGGCCACTGTTGAGGCAGTTAAGGCTGTCGGTCCCGCTATCGGTAAAGTCATTTCCGGTGTTGGTTCATTGATCCAAGGAGCTGCTAAGATGGTTTCTGGCGCTCTTATTGGATTCGGTAAAGGTGTAGGAAGTTTATTTGAAGAACTCGGTAGAGGCACAGGTAAATTCATCGGAGCATTAGCTAATTTCTCCGTAAGTATGGCAACTAATATCGGAAAACTTCTCACTGGAACAACTGAAGCAATTATTAAATTTACTACGAAGACTGTAAGTACAGCAGTTGACGTTACCTTAGGGGCAATTAAGACAATTTCTGAAAAAGTAATTGATGTTGGTAAATCTATATTGCAAATAGCTGTTAGTCCTATAAGATTCATTGCTACTGCAATCGGTAAATTAGCAAACCTTGGTCCCAAAGAAGTAGTTGTCAAAGGCGGATATCTTGATTATATTGGCAGAATTGGTTCAGAAGAAAAACCGTCGGCAAGAGATAGGATGGAACCCATCCGTGTAACTATTGCTGATGTGGAGAAATGTATGCCGGTTTATCTCTGTGGTGATAAAGTAAGGGAATCTTTCGAAAAGATATTCCCCGTTCCTGTGCAAATTGTAAAAGAAGATGTCGAGGCTGGTAGTGGTGTGTCTAGAAGAGGTGCAGCTACTGCTACGACTGCTCAAGGAGAAGAAATTCCGACGCCCAATGTACAAAATCTGGCTGATTCTATTACTAAAACAATGATTAATATTGATCGTGAAAACGATCGAGAAAAAATGATTGCTGAAGCTAAAGAAGAACGTAAAGCAAAGCTTGCTAATGTTACACGTAAAACAGCAGAATATCAGAAAAACATTCTCGCACAGATCGAAGAGAAAGAATTCATGCGTAATGCAACAGAACGTCAAGTTAGCCTTCTTGAAAGAATTGCAAATTCCTCGGAAGAACACAAAAATAGCTGGTTAGACATCTTTGGACGTAAAGGTATTATTACCGCTGCACTTCTTATGGCACTACCGTTCGCTAAGAAGATATGGGATTGGCTTCGTGGTTTCTTTGGAAACGGTAACGATGGTGAAGGAAACCAATCTGGCGAACGTGCTATGGATAATGCCCTTAAGTACGGTGCTCAAAAAGTTCTTAAGCACGTACCTGCTAAAGCATCTATTGTGGCAGTTAAGGGAGCTTTCAACGTAGGTAAGAAAGTCGTAGATGTAGTAGGAAATAGTAAAATTGGAAAGGCACTGACATCCTCGGTAACTAATTTTGCAGAAAAAGTGTCGAATAAAGTTGCTTCCACACAAATGGGTCAAGTTGCTATTAGAACCGTTGATATAGTCAAAGAAAATGGACAAAGGGTTATGGATAATCTTAAGGCATTCTTCGAGAAATTATTTGACTACAAAGTTATCAAAGAAAAGATTGGTAACAACGGTAAGAAAATAGTCGAAAGTATCATGAAGGAATTGTATAAATTTGCTAAGAATCCTACGTTCATTAGTAAAATGCTTAGTGGTATGGCTAAGGGTGCCGCCAAAGTTTCAGCATCCGTTTCCACCGCCGGACTCTTAGAAATTGGATTTGGCATTTGGAACTTTGCTACAGCCCTAATTAATAAGGGAGATGCTGCGTACCTATTCAATGTTTATGAAAAAGATGTAACTCCGAAGATGAGACTCGTTGCATCTATCATGAAAACCATCTTAGGCGTAAGTTTTGTGTTTATATTAGAATTATTAAATGCTGTTGTTGTTGAACTTACTCAGGGTAAAGTCAACGTTATTAAAATGATAGCAATGAAGATTTATGATGCTATCGCCGACGATGAAGCATATGAAAACCTCAAGGAAGCACAATTTAAATTTGAAAAAGACGCAGAAGAAGCTGGTTATAGTTTGTCTGCGTGGAACGAAAAGCAAAATAAAACTGCTGAGCGTAAAATAGTTGATGCTACCAATACTGCATTGAAGAATATTCGGAATGTATCAAATAAAGCAGTACAGGCTATCAAAACTGGATGGAATAATCTTTGGGGAATTGGTGGCGGAACTGATAAAGGAAATGTCATTGTAACAAATAATTATTATACGTATAATTATGGCAATGCTCCTTCAGGTGGAGGAGTTGGAGGTCCTGCGGATGTACAAAATATGGATCTAACCACTCCTTCAGCGCTGGATGTAAGTAAAAAATTATTCTCCGGTTGGAATATAACAAGTCAGTATGGTCCTCGTATAGATCCTATCGATAAGACCCCAGGAACGATGCACCGAGGGATTGACCTTGTAAGAGGATTTGATAGCCCTATTGGTGCATTCGTTGGTGGTACAGTAATCTATGCTGATGAAGGAAGATCAGGAACAGGGTATAATGGCTTAGGTAAAACAGTTGCAATTAGAGATGATTATGGATATACACACGTTTATGGACACCTTAATTCGATTCGTGTAACAGTAGGTAGAAGAGTTCAGCCTGGTGAAGTGATTGGAACTGAAGGTACTACGGGTAGAAGTACCGGAAGTCACTTACACTATGAGGTTCGTCAAGGAAATTATGGAACTGATGTTGATCCTACTAAATATCTTATTTCTTATGCTAATAAATCACCGTTGTCGACATTAAACAATCTTAAATCTGCAGCACTTGATACCGGATTTAATGTAGATAGTGCAAAAGAACTGAAAAATCAATTCGCAGAACTTTCTATTCTCGATATTTTCAGTAAGATGACAGAAAACTTCTCGTTATATGCAGAAAATATATTCAAAGGTCAAGCAAAAGAGTTTAGCCTGTTTGGTGAAAATGATTCTGATATAGCAGACTGGGTAACTGAAACTGGGCTGAATTTTACTCCTCTTTCCGTTAAAAATATTTCACCACAATGGCAACAAGCAATCGTCGATAAAGCTGTTGAACTTATCATAAAAGGTGAAGGCGGTAAAATTGACGCAGTCACCAAGGATGTATCAGCAGGTAGTAGGACCCCGCGAGGCATGTCTCTTGGCCTAATGCAATGGAATGGTGAACGAGCTCGTTCTATGCTTCAAGAGGTTCACAACGCCATTCCTAATGCGGGATTCGCTAAATTTATAAACGATCAGTCACTCTGGACTAATAACTGGTGGCCGGATCACCTCATTGCAGAGTATAAATCCATCGTAAATCGTTATCCATACCAAGTTGAAGCGGTTCAACGTAGAATACTCGAAAGAGATGTATTAAACACAAATCTTAAACCAATATTCCAGAGCGGTAAACTTACAGATCCTAGATCTATGGTATTGCTTGCAGATATCGGTAATACAGGCCCAGCTCATATTACTACATTCTTGAATAAATACACACCTCCTTCCGGAAATCAACCGGAGTTCCCACATTTCTTCAATGAACTTAGGGAAAAGAGTTACTGGGGTAATCATATTAAAACCTATAAAAATCGACTCGACAGTGCATATACGACCCTTCAAAGCTGGAATCCCAACGTTGGTGGACAAGGTGGACCCAGTGAAACCCAAGACACAACAGAGCTTGCAAACAGGATTCTGGGTAACGTTAGCGAAGAACGGCTTAAAGCAATTAGGGCAAAAATCCCAACTCTTGCAGGTAGTGAATTTGTTGATTCCTTTAGGTCTATGCAAACTAGATCTATTAGGATTGAAGGTGCGGATGGAAATACCGAACTTATTGCTGAAGCCATTAAGGTCCTCAAGGAAATTGCTGCTAACACTGGTGCAACTTCTAAAGGTATTGATGAGCTCAGCGAAAAAGAACCAGTTATTAACATTTATACGTCTTCGTCCGATAGTAATAAAGCGTCAAATGAAGAGGAAACAAGAGTTGAAGTTGACAGTCAAGGAAATAGGAATATCTTTTTGAATGCAGCAAATACGATGTATAACGCTAATCCTATTCTTGGTGCTATGGATCAACTCAGAGATGGTAGAACTAGGTCAGAATATATCAAGGCTAAATCTATTGCAGCGGGTGGTAGATATAAATAATAAAAACATAGAGATAAGAGAGAAAATCTCTTATCTCTATGTATTTTTTCCTCAGGGAGGGTGACAATAATGGCTACAGTGGACTTAGACGTTCAATGTATAGTCCATAGCGTCAATATAAGGACGGGTCCGAGTACTTCTTTTAAAGTAACAGGAAAATATGTTATGCAAGGACAGACTGTTCGAGTAATTGAAAAAGATAATACAACCGGTTGGTATAAGCTCGCAGATGGTCGTGGTTGGATAACAGGTAGTAGTCAATATGTAAAGGTTGTTAAAAATAATGACCAACAAAAAACCGTAACTCCTACAGACACAAAAACTCCAGTTCCAAAGGAGACAGAGCCTGTCAGAGAAACATCTTTGAGTACGGTAATGAGTCAGGGTTTAGATAAACGAATTGTGGAAATGCTATATAATTCAACGAATGCCAAACGTGGTAAGAATGAAATTGATGCCTCTACCCGTATTTTTGGCGGACCTCATCAATTCATAAGCCAGACTGACTTTAGAGTTACCGATGGTCAATTTCAATTAGGAAGAAAATTCTATGAAACGGTCTTTTCTGAGGCTCCAATTGTGTACTTTATGCCAGGTAAACCTAACTATTTGCCTGATATGGATGCAGATCAACGCTCGGCTTTTGTTCAATATATAGCAGGTAAGGATAGTGAGAACAAAGACATTCTTGACGCCATTTTGAATAATGACGGTGACTTTAGATATTTTACTTTTATTACAGACTATGCATCCTATATGAGATACGTCAATCTTCTTTGTAGATTTTGTGCTATTTATATGGGTCTAGGGGATGAAACAGCTCCAGGATCAACTGTAAAATATAAGTTCTATGATTGGAGTAACTATAAATTCCAATCATCGTATAGCAATCCTGACACGAAGGAACAATCTGGATTCTTTAATTTGAAAGAATTGAAGACTGACCTCTATAAAGGTCTTTTTGGGGATTATCAGTACGTTCAATTTTTTGCAGATCCGACCCTTTCTTTTAATGAAAGTACTAGTAACAATACGTCTCAATCTAAAATTGAGGGATTTTTCGATAGTGCTGAAGGTATTGTTAAAGAGCTTGCTTTTCTCTTTGATGCTGCTGCTATCAACAATAATGCTGAAGCATTACAAAAGTTTGCTGGTGGTATCGAAGAGCTTAGTCAACATCTTTCGGGTAAGAATGAAAACTTTTTCTCTCGTTTATTAGGTATGACATCTAATGTTATCAGTGGTGCAAACTTACTCTTCCCGCAAATTTGGACAGATTCTATTTATAACAAATCGTATAACATAACAATAAATTTAGTTTCGCCTTATGGCCATAAAGAAAGCGTTTATTTAAATTGCATTGTTCCTTTGATGCATCTTATAGCATTGGCACTACCTAGACAGGCATCTGCCAACAGCTATGCTTCCCCGTTCCTAATTCGCGCTTTTGCGAAGGGATGGTTTACGTGTGAAATGGGTATTGTTGATAATATCGTAATTGAGAAAGGTGGACAAGGTTCCTGGACTATTGACGGGCTTCCAACAGAAATACGTGTATCTTTAGGGATCAGGGACCTTTACGCTAATCTCATGATTACTCCTAACTCTAAACCCTTTGCATTTTTCCAAAATGCTGGTCTGATCGACTTCCTTGCGGTTACATGCGGTGTCGATATCACCAGGCCTCAATTCCGCATCCAATTAGAAGCACTCTTATACACTTTAACTAACTCTGTTATTGACATTCCGTTTAACTTGGCGAGGGATACCATCCAAGCAATTAGAAGAAGACTTGATTTCTTTTACAAGCTTCAATAAAAGGGTGTGATGCACCCTTTTATTTTTTTTATAGAAAGGATGATATTATGAATAAAAAGGAATTAAGGGAGTATCGTGAAAAATATGGAAGTATTCCTAATGATTATTTTGATAGATTTCGATACATACTTGACGAACTTAGGGTATCAGACAAAGATCTTAAGAAAATTCGTGAAGGTTTGAGAAAACTTTTACAGACCGAATGGGATATATTAAACTTTGTATTCTATTTCATACCCAAAGCTACTCCCCGAGCCAGACTCTCGCCAAAGACTAAAACTTTTTATGTGAGAAATGCAAGTTCAAATCATCAGCTATTTAAAGAATTCATCGAAAATGAAGGGCATAAATTTGATATTATAACAACACCATGTAAATTATTACTGGATCTTTATATGCCTATGCCATCAGGAATGACTAAAGAGGAAAAAATTTATGCTGAACTCAGACAAATTAGAGCGATATCAACACCTGACTGGGATAATGCTGGTAAAACATATTCAGATATGATTCAAAAGTCTCTTTTATTGACAGACTCTTTAATTTGTGAAGGTGTGGTTAGAAAATTTTATTCATTCAAGCCTCGCATTGAAGTTAAAATAGAAAGTATGAAGATGTATGATTGTAAATATAATAAAAAGAAAATTGAAAGTTGGAAAATTTATCAGGAACTCGCAGATAAAATTGTGGAAAAAAGTTATATTTGTAAATAATTATTATTCGCAGTACATTTAATAAACATAAATAAAACCAGACCACACAGAGAGGGGTGTATTTATATGACTACACAACAACTTGGTCTCGACAACGAAAATGTGAAGGAAAAAATAAAGAGTCAACTTCGCATGGTACGCAAAGAAAAGATTGATAGCTTCAACATCCTCTCTAAGGTGGCTTACGATTTGAAGGATGTTTACACTATCACAAAGAAGACAAATTGCGAATTGACCATAAAAGTTGATAAAAAACGCAAACCGGAAGAGATTGAATCCGAAGTAAGAAGATTTCTTACTTCTTATATAAACAACGAGAATATAGATGTGGATCTTCTTTTCCGTATCATTGTAAGGGAAAATGATATTACTATTCAGACAAAAAGATATAATGAACGATAAGGAGATTTAACTCCTTATCGTTCATTTTTTTATTTAGTTCAAAAGTTTTTGAGAAATTTTTTGAATTTTTTGATAGTTGTAATCTTCGAGCATAATCGTAAATGCTACTTCCATCAGAGTGTATTTTGTAATCGATTCCGCAAGAATGAGATCCATGTCGAGCTTGTACGAATCGTCATCAAGCGGATCTTCACTATCGTTTTCATATTCATTCCTTTCGGTTTCAACCGAATATTCCCCACGTTTCACGTCAGACATTTTGTAAGGATGCCATTCATTACCTTTTATATCATCAACTTCATGGTTGACGATCATATCGGTATCCATATTGGCATCGTAATTATCTTGATGGAGATATCCAGAATTTTGAGCCATAATGGATTCGAGGGCAATCTTATAGGTATTCCGGAAGATAGAATCAAACAGAGTCGATTCCTCATAGCCTTTACGGGCGGGAAGAACGTATGCGCGATATGCTTCTTCAACAGTCGTTCCGTCCATTTCAGCTTGTGCTTCGAGTTCTTTTTGAAGTTCTTCTTCTTTAATCTTACGTTCTTTTTCATCTTTGACGACCGTCAAGACCTTATCTTTAACAAGATCTGCAAGGTCGTCAATACTAAGATTGGCTTTTCTATACTTGAGTTCCTCTTTTTCTTCGTCGTTGAGTTCAAAGTTGATATCTTCAATTCCGATCTTCTTATCTTTACATTCGCACATCTTACGAGTGCAAACTTTACCGGCAATGGATTCGCAGCACTCCATAATTGCTTTCAAAATAGGAGATTTTGTCCGTTGATATGCGGATTTAAGATACTCATAACCGCCATTTTTATCAACGAAAGATTCTATTACATACCGAAGATTTTCTTCTTGCTCTCTCTTGAACGGTTCGTCAAGAAGGAGAGATTTATAGAAGAATTCAAAGAGAATATCCTTGAAAATAATGTCTCGACCTTTTTTATTGAGGTCGTTAATTACAATTACAAGACGAGATTCAAGTAAAGAATTTTCAACCACCGATGAAAGGACTTTCTGTTCTTCTTTCCGCTTTTCAGCAGCTTCAATAGCCCGTTCAATTTCACGATTTTTTCTTTCGAGTGTAACATTTTCGAGAAACTTAGCAGTAACCACAGCCTCAGATACCATATCAAGCTGTGTAGGTTGTTTTTTTCCCACCGAGTGTCTAGTGACTTGTCTATTAAACATAACTTCCAAACTCCTTCCGGGAACACCCCTATATTTTTAGTATAATGTTTTTCCTTATTCCTCGTTGATGATATCAATGATAATATCGTCCAACCCAATGGTTAAATATTCAGGCACATATTGTCTTAATTCTTCCTTTGTCATCGATTCAATGTTAATACCCCTGTTTCTAATTACTTGTACGGACGAATTGTAGTTGTTTATTCTTACAAATTTCAAATATTCAACCTCACTGAAGTTGTTTTCAATTTCTCTAATGAGGTTAGATACATAGATTGAGTTATATCCAGAATTATTGATATTTTCAATAAAGTTCTTAATAAAGATTTTCAGGTCCCTAATGAGATCTGCCTCGACTGTACCAATAACAGGATATACGCTAAATTTAATACTAATATTAACCTTATCGAGACGGGCATTATTTTCACCAACGGTGAAGTTTTTGGAACGACCATATGTCTTATAGAATTTCATGTCTATACCGAAATTATTTTTAATCAGATCAAAGATAGATTGAAGGAAGTTGTATTGTTTATAAATTAGATTGATTAAGTTCTCATATTGTTCTTTAATCTTCATAGTGGATGCTTTAACAAAAGGAACGAACGATATCCTCATATAGTATGGAGGGAGATCTGGATCAGGAGTAGGATTCTGTGCCCTCTCAATGTATTTAATTTGGCTTCGCATACTATTGATTGGGGTGATAAAATTCACTCTATCATCAATAGTCGAATACGTATTCGTGAGTGTATACGGGTAAAGTTCAGAAATATAATCATATTTATGATTGATCTTAGTATCCGGAAATTTGTAAAATGCATGAAGATTAATAATAGCGCTATACATTGGGATCACTTTATCTTGAATTGACTTATCGTCCAAGTCAAAGACATTTTTAACTCTGAATTTTTCAGCCATAGTCATATAATCATCGGTTGATAATTTTGCTTCAAATGTGTAGAAATTGTTTTCAGTATCTGCGGATACTAGAGAGAAATCAAACATGCAAAGTTCAGATGATTCATCTTGTATGGTTCCTTTTACGATAAGATTTCCTGTCGGATGACCACTATCATCTACAACGTTAAGCTCCTCGTCTGTTGTAGGCATAAGGGTTATTCTCAGGGTATAAAAATCTTCTCCGATCAAAGCATTACGACTAACAGATAAGTTGTTTGCAATAAATTGAATGGGGGAATCATTATTAACATAGCTATAATCGAGAACGTGTCCCGATTTTACAGAATTCAAATAGTAACCAACGATACCAGGACTCTTTGTAACCACAATCAAATATGGATTAGTGAAGATAAATTCTTCTGGGATATCACTCAGATCGTCTGAAAGTGTCTTACCACGAATATTTTCTACGATGTCCGCACTGTTTCCCTTATATCTGAAGAGATGGCCAGGTCTGAAGAGGAATCTTCCCGAAACGTCGAATTGATCGTCAAAGTCATTGTCATCGATTTCGAGATCGAGTGTATTTGTAGGATAAATGTCTCCGTTCTTATCTTTGAATAGAGAGAATGCAGAGAAGAGTCTTTCCAATGCATCATCTCTACGCTTTACGAACAGAACGTTCGAATCAAGGATACTTTTATTATTGTCAAAGAATAGTTGTAAATCGTTTTCGGTTGTATAAGCACCCATGGTCGAAATTCTCTCAACTATAAGACTACGAAGTTCTTCGAGAGAAAGTCTTCCACGACCGCCTCTACTTTCTGTTTGGGCAATACCCATTACGATAAGGTTATTATTGTATTCATAGACCTCAGATTGAGGTATGACGACAAAGTTATTGCCCGTATAGAGAGGGAAATTTCCTTTGTCTCCTTTGGTTGTATAATAACGAATAAGGATTTCTGAGTTGAATTGAGGTTGAAAATATTGTTCTTTTAATGTGAAAGTAATCTCAACCGTCTGGTCATCTTTTAGTTTGTAAAAACAGAAAGGTTCTTTCAACGGTGTAGAATTAAAGAGTCTCTTGATGAGTTGAGTATATTCTGTAGCTCCAGGAGGTCTATAGAAAACTTCGAAATTAGCAAGTTGGTCATTGTATTCGAACGATAAAGTAGGAAGATTAATCCTATCGTTACTAATAAGTGTCTCAAGTTGTTCGAAACGATTCACTTGATGAACCGTAACGATAAGACCCAAATATTTTTCATTTTGAATCTTAACCCTACGAGTCTTAACGTAGGGATTTTTAATTTGACTGAGTGAGTTATTGAAATTCATGTTATAAGCAGCACTAAAAATGTAGTCTCCCCGATAGGATTTAGCGTTAATAATAATGTCATAGTCGAGCATAAATTGTACGCCTTCTATATCAATAATCATATTTGAATCAAGGATAAACTCGATACGACCACCAGTTCTAGGGGTTCCTTTACTTAAGATATCCTTCTCACTAATGAAGAGAATTACATCCATAGATGCCGCTGTCGCCATAAGTTGATCAATTTGAAGGCGAGCTGCGTTGTTGTAAAGGGTTTCAGGAAGTTCTGCAATATTAGGAAAGATTTCTCTAATATACATCGAAAGAGAGTTCATCGTGTCTTCTGTGGTATTTGCAATAAGGTCGGTGACATATGCAAATAAACCGGTATTAAGTTGGTTAATATCGTTAACCTCAAAATATTTGGGAGCAAGTTCAGTAAGAGCAAACTCCCGAATAGAGTTTACGCTACTATAGTCACGTGTAGCCATTCATCGACCCTCCTTGAACTCCTTGCGGAATCTAAGCTTATAAATATATTGATCTGTCCCATTGGCTACTTTATTACTACCGTGAGAATTGATGAAACCCGGATCACCCCTAAATGTTTCGATAAAAGGTGGTCCAGCAAGTGTTTTACCAGTAGAAAGAACATCGGCTTCATAAGTTCTAACATAATTTAGATCCATTCTACTATTCATATTAAATTCGGCTAGGGAAAGTGGGTTCAAATCCTCCTTAAATGCATATGCATAGTTGATAGTAAATTTAGGAAGACGGACGTTTGCACCACTAGCCCAACTGTATGCGCTCGAAGGGGTATTAGTCGGAAATACTCCGAAATATTTCGTCCAGAAGAGTATGGTTTCATTATCCGGACCAAGAATAAAATAATAAACACTACAGGTGTAGTCCAAAATTTTCTTTTTAATGTATTCTTTCTTCGGTATAGCTTCACCACGGAATACTTTCGAAATATATTCAATCCATGCTTTATGCATTTTATAAATATTGGCATCCTTATCATCAGTATATGAAACAGAGAAAGATCCTGCTGTATTAGATTTGATATTGTGCTTACCATATTGAACCTTATAGCCAGTAAGTGTTTCACCATGTTCAATGGTTTCAATAAATTCATCAGGAACTTCAAACGATTCTGCGCTATTGGAAAGATAAACATTGAAGTCGTGTTTCCAAGTGTAATGTTTCGTTAAGGATAAAAGCATTCTTCTTTCGTTGTTAAATAAATAATAGAATGTCGGGTCATTGCTAAAATGATCATTTAGTTTGGCTTCCCAGATAGAACCGGAAGCTCCCAATGCATTGTCAATCTCACCGTCCTTGAGAAGATTTAAGTCAGGACGGGTGAAGAATACATGGGAGAATGTCTTTCCGGCATAGATTTCAGGAAAAGGTTTCTTAAATCTATTGAATTTGACATATAGCTCGTGTCTAGCATCACTGAAGTGAGTTTTGTCGTGAATTATACCAAGATTTCTTCTAATTATATCCATATTTTGTGCAATGTATAATTCATCCCAAGGTACAACACCCTCATAGACTGCATAACCTGATGAAGATGTTGTGGATGATAATAGTTCTAAATCTGTCGTCTCTGTTATAGGATCGTTAGACGGACCATCGAAATCTTTAAAGACTATACCATTAGAATCCTTTTCTTTTTTAAGCTGTTTAAGTAATTTGTCTGCTGCAGGGTCGACGGGCGTTGGTGGTGTGTCAGGTTTATTATTTGTAGGTGCCGGAGATGCCTTGGGAGTGGGTTGAACAGGATTATTCTCAAGATCCTTGACAACCTTTACATATTGAGTAGATGCCGTTATCCACCCTCCCGTGTTCAATTGATACCAATTGCCTTCTTTTTTAACGACAGTAACAGTTGTATTTGGTCCCAGCCAACTAATTCTAGCTGAGGATGAAGATGGAAGTTGACGTACGTTTACACCATGAGGGTCATTTATAATCTTAACCTCAAGCCGCAATTGAGCCACCCTCCTCTTTATATCTTTTAATTATAGCTTATATAACTGTTTCAATATCAAAAAAGTAAGAAAATTAATAAATATATATTATATGCGTGTAACTTTAGTATATACTAGAAAACTGTCATCTATAATTACAAGTAGAATAGTTATCCCCCTGCATAAAAAAACAATATTCGTAGATTAGTCCAAGTAAAAAAAATTATAAAAGGGGATTGATAACTATGATGCGTGTGATTATTTTAGTGACAGCAGCAGTTAAATCAATTGACCAAACAATCAATCGACACAAATATAAGGAAAAAGTGCAAAAACGACGGGAGGAATGGAATAAGCTTACGCCAACACAGCAAGCTGATCAGGCAATTTATTCCATATTTGCCTAATAGCCAATTCCTTCCGTTGTGTAACTATACCATACCCATGATCTAAACCACCTTAATTATTAAGGTGGTTTCTTTTTTTGTCTATTCGTATATTTTTTTCGACTCTTTATCATCTATTTTTTTTCTTTTCGAAACATACTAGTAAAAAATTATATAGAAAGGAAAGGGATAGCTATGGGCATCTTTAGGGATGTACTCGATACCGTTCGTGATCTCCGCACGATCGGATCGGTCGAGGATTTCTTCTCGAAGAAGAAATATTCGTCTATTTCAAAGAGGAGCCTTGAGGGGACTCTTCAATTTCCCGTCATCGTTTCTCGTTCTATGGATATTGATACTTTGCAAATGATCTCTAAGGCTCTGGAGCGGCAATTTGCATCGTTCGTTCAAATTTCTTTGACGATGGACCCGTCTCTCAACCTTGAAAAGGAAAAAGACATCATTGGATATCTTAGAAAGTTCCATCAAAATACCGGTGTTAAAACTGATACATTTGACACCATGCACTCGCTTGGTGAAATCTTTGAAAACTTTAGCACTGGTATTATGACTGATGAGAATGAAAGTATGTATCTTGCTGGTGTCATCTGTGAGGGTTCTACCGGGAATGTTGTCATTTCCAATAAAGAGCAGCTTGATGATCTTGGCAGATATGTTAGAACGGAAATTTTGAACGAAATGTTTAAACCCAAACAAGATGTTTATAAATTCCCGAATCAAAACCTTAATGACTATTTTAATCAATCTATGCAACCTGTAACAGAAGCTCCTTCTGCTGATGATATTGTAAACGCTAGGGCTGAACTTAGCAGGGCTCGATTGCGAGATGTTGATCCTTATAAGTACGCCCTTGATAATGAGAAATTGGATATTGAAAGACGTAAGATTAGCGAAATGGAAAGACAAAATGAATTCAGTCGTAAACTGGCAGAAGATAAGCTCGCAATGGAGAGAGAAAAAAATAAACCTTCGTCTCCGTCTATTAAGGATAAAGATATTACGTATGTACCCAGTAATATTTTGAAAGACAACGATGTTCGTAAAGCGAATGAGCTTGTACCGACAACTCTCCATATTCGGGTAAATGTGTTCGACGGTGAAAAGAAGAATCAGGGATTCTTTGATTTTATTATTGGCGTTAAAACCACCATGCACCCGGTTCCTTCTGATGAGATGATCACGAATGTTGTTGGTGCTTGTCGCAACAACAATAAAATTTTTAATTTCATCCGGTGGACTACTGGTGAAATTAACTTCTTCAAAGACTTCCTCTTTAATATTAAGGAAATCAAAGATGATGTTTTTAATCGTAGTGCCGGAGCTTCTCCGTGGTGGATTACTCTGAAACGCCGTCGTGCTCTTGCTAAGATGAAACGGCTTACTTTTATGCCGAATCAGCTTCTCCCGAATACAACGATTGTTATCTCCATGGATGAAGTTGAATACATCAAATCCGAGTACGGATTTGACCTCATGAATCCGGCGTTTGTAGATAAAATCATGAAAGAATACTTCCTCCTTTCGTTTGTTGTAGTTGACAATTCGACTCAAATTGCACACTTTATGTTCGATGGACAGACATCTTATCAATCCATTACGTTCTCTGCTCTTGAAAAGGAAAACACCAATAAAGCAGATCTTAAAGAAGTTCTCAAAATTCTTAATAGGTCTAATATAGTTTGATGGAAAGGATGGGTGAGAAACCGATGTTCTATACAAATGAAGCAATTAAGATTCTCTTGGAGAATGCGACAACCCTCTCTGAACGCAATGAAATTACTACATTGACAGAGCAGGAGTCGGTAAAAGTCAATAATGCGATGGTAACCAACCTTTATAAATCTGCGATCGAAAAGGCTCATGTTGATTTCGAAGATATCCCTAACAGCGCTGGTAATATTACCAGATACTCTGGTTACAAATCCTTGATGGAGACCATTGAACTCCTCAAGTCTCTTGCGGCTAAAGGTGGAACTAAAATTCCCGAACTCGATACTGTTGAACAGGCAATTAGTAATATTATTGCCGGACGAGAAATCTTCGAAAAAGGATTTGTATTTGAAAAAGATTTCATCATTTTGCAGTACAACACCCTTGTTTTTGCAGTTGTAGAAGCAGTTTCTATCATTATTTCTTCGTATGTAGATTTTGTTAAGCGTCCAGATAGGGTCGAATTTGTCATTCTTAAATCCAAAGACCGCTCTGGTAGCTTAGCGATTAAGAACCTTGAGAAATTCAATGCAGTATTTAAGTCTGGTGAATTCAGTAAGGTAAATAATGCTGTTATCCAATCTGGACGTGAAAATCTTGTCGGATCGGTTACTGCGACCACCATTACAACACCTATTCTTGTTGTTGCAGGAGCACTCGCAATCGTTCCGATTATTCGTGAACTCATTTTCTTGTACTACTATTCTCGCATGAGACTGTCTGATTTCCTGGAGCAACAAGCTGCTCTTCTGGAGATTAACAAAACAAATGTACAAGCTAGCACTTTGCCTGCAGCCAAAAAGAACCAAGTACTTAAGAAACAAGATGAGACAATTAAAAAGCTCCAACAACTGTCAGATAAAGTAAAAGTTAATAGGGCTACATCCGAACAATCTACAGTTAAAGAAATCAAGAAAGAAAATACTAAATGGACTATCAATGAGGTTAAAACCCAAGCTGCTTCGACAGATACAACAGGTTTTCAACTTCTTTAATTTATAAAAACGGGAAAAAATCGTATAATTGAACTGCTAGCACTAAACATATTTATAAAAAATTAAGGAAAGAAAGGTGAAAACTGTGAGTGCTATTTTCGGCAAACAAAAGTCCCAAAATTGGGATGAAGGTTTCGACGTACCGGTTATCGAAGGGTACGATGTTGAAGACAATGGTGATCTGATCGCACTTCAGGAATCCTACGACGATCAACTTAGGATCATTCAAAGCCTCCATGCTATTGATACCGAAGTTATTGATTTCAAGAGCGAATATGACTCGCTTAAAGAATCTGCTTCGGAACATGAACTGGAAACGTTCGTTGAAGAACGTGAAGCAGTTCTCGAAGCTAGCTTCAAGGATGCATGGGAGAAGGTTAAACAATTCTTCCAAAATCTTTGGGCAAAGCTCAAATCGTTCATCCTCACGGCTGTACGTTATTTCGACAAGTACTTCCGTAGCTCCAAAACTTTCATCGAAAAGTATGAGGATGATCTGAAGAAGCTCAACCTTAACGGATTCAAATTCAAGATGTTCGAATATACGAACCTTGAAACCAATCACTTCACCTCCTATAAGGATAGCCGTGAAGTGAAGAAGCTGTACGATCTGGTATTCTCGACTGCAACCAACGAGAACCTCATCGAGGATCTTCGTGGGGCCGTCAGATCGACCAAAGAAACTCGTGAAGAGTATCTCAATGGTAGACGCGGTCAAATGTTTAACAAACCGTTCCTCACTCCGGACGAATATCGTCGTGAGCTCTATGCATTTTTCCGCAATGGTGCAGAGAGCCCTGAGGATCGCAAAGAAATCCCGGTTAATATTGACGATGTTATTTCCGGCCTCAAAAACACGTCGTCTCTCAAGAAGAATATCGAAGAACTTCAAAAGGTTGTCAATAAGGACTTTGCTGAAGTTCTCCGTGACGTTGAAGCTCTCAGGAAGAACCTGATGAGTGCAAAGGCCGGAGAAAATGGCACCGAAGTAGCAAACGTGAAGGACACGGATGGCGAAAGAAAGGACGTTGTCCTCTCCGCTGAAAATCGTGGACTGCGTCTTGAAGGTGTTCGGGCGCTGGCTTCCATGCTTTCTGGTGCACAAGATATTTCTCTCACGTATTTCCGTGCATGGCGCGAAGCTGTGATGGAACGTGACCGTACCTATCGTTCGGTTGTAATGGCCGCATTCCGCTATAAGCCGGACAAGAAATAATATCACATTATAAAATTAACGACAGTATGTCGGATTAAATAAAGGAGGAAAAGGAAAATGTCGATTATCTTTGGTAGTCGTCAAAGACCGTCTGCTGATGAGGCGGTCCTTGAATCTCTCAATACCATTAAAACCGGCTTCATCGATGAAACTCCGGCCGGTCTGCAGCAAATTGTTACCGAATCTGCTGAAGAAATGTACCGTCTGTCCGGAAGTCTGTATATTTCCGACGTCATGATTACCGAGTCCGTTGTTATGGAAGGGGCTCAATTGGAACCCTTGGTTGAAAATTTCGTAAAGAACACCTGGGACAAACTGAAAGAAGTTTTCATGAAGCTTTGGGCAAAGCTTCGTGAGTGGTTCAACAAGGTCAAAACTTTCCTGAAGCGCGTGTTCCTGAGTGGCGAAAAATTCATCAAGGAATTTGGTGAAATTATTCGCAGCAAGAGCGACGAAGGCTTTACTTATACTGGCTATCAGTACAATGTAGATGCCGGTGATAAAGCTGTCGACGCAAAACGTCGTATTATCGACGGCTTCCTCGCTGAACAAATCAAGTTTGAAATCAGCGACGCTCAGAAAGAAGTAATCGGTATTAACACCGATGGTGAAGGTCAAGAAGGTTCTATCCGTAAGAATGCGGCTACGCTGGACCAAGATAAACTGAAGACCGATCTCCGCAAGAGCCTGGGTGATGAAAACTTCACCGAAGTTCTCAAGGAAATTCGTCTTATTTATCGTGGCGGCAAAGATGAGCCGGTTGAAATCAAGGGTATTGACAAAGACCGGATGATCAACTTTATCCAAAAGAATGCAAGCAGCGTTAAAGAAATTGAAGAAAGACAAAAACGTATGGATGCTGACTTCAAGCAAGTCTTGGGAGCTATCGACAAAGCTCGTTCCAAGATTCAATCCAACAAAGAACTCAGCGAAGCTGAGAAGGCTAAGCTGACCACGTATGCTACGACCAAGTATCGCGTAGCTCACTACGCACTGGGTCTGCAACAATCGCTGACCTCGGTCACGGTTGACATGTATCGTGAAGTGGCGTCGAAGTATGAGTCGGTTCTCAAATCTTTCCTCCGATTCAAACCGGCTAAAGAAAGCTACGGTTTTGACAATGAGGAAGAAGAAAATGCATCGGCTCAACAACATTCGACTTCTCAATCCATTCTGGAATCGGCCGCTAAGTGGCTGTAATACCTGAACCCAAAGTACACTAGATGACTTAAATTGTCATCTAGTGTACTTTTTTCTGTTTAAACAGAATATTAATAATTCGTTAGAGGGAGTGTATTAAGATGATCATTAATGAACCTATTTTTGGAAGGAAACCAGTCGAGGTTTCTAGGATTTCTTATGAAGACGATGATTTTAATGCAACTAGCTCGATGCTGGAAGCTTTGATTCCTTTGGAAGAATCCTTTATGGAAATTACCAGGGAGCAAATCGAAGCAATGTACTATGGAATTATTGATGATAATATTGAGATTTTAGAAGAGGGTCTTGGGGATACATTGGTAAAGGCAGCAGGATTTTTCATCAATTTAGTTAAAAAATTTGTCGGCCTCCTCAAGAAAATTTTCATGGTGATTAGAGCATTTATTGGAAATTTCGAAAATTTCATCAAAAAATATAAGAAAAAAATCGAAGAAGCTAATCCCGATTTTACAATTAAAGGGTATAACTACGACTTCGAGGCGAGTATCCCTCGAACGGATAGAGTATCTGCTATTGTTCAGCATTTTAATAACGAACTTAGCTCTATTGATAAGATGAGTAAAGAAGATATTGCAAAAGAAAGAGAAGAATTCATTAGTGATCACACTTTGAATAAAATTAGGGGCGAAGTTATTGGTGCAGGTGGTCCTGTCACCAAAGAAGATTATGTTTCGGAATTGAAAAAGAAATATCGTAGCGGAACCACAGATCCTATTGAGATTAAAGTCGATAAAGCATATCTCAATAAAGTATTAAATGGTTATTCGGATCTTAAGAAGGTTCTGAATGATACAGTTAAAGAACAAGACAGAATTGTCCTTTTGATCAATAGTATGAAAACGTTCTTTGAACGCGGTGTTAAATACTCTAGATCTGGAAATCTGACCACTGTACAGGCACATAAAATTGATTTTAATGAAAGTAAATCCGGTGTAAATAAATCGGAAACTATTGCGGCAGAGGGAACTACGGAAAACTATGAAAAGCTCAATGTCTTCTATAACTTTAAATTCTATCAAGCTAAAGAAATTGGATCTATTGTAACAATTGCACTGGTTCAAAAGGTTGACGCACTTAAAGAGGCTCTGAAACAATATGAGGGTGTGGTTCGTAAAGCTGTTTTTACTAAGAGTGATCCGGTAAAATCCGTAGAAAAATAAGTGGGAAAATGGAGGGTAATATATGGATTATACGATTGATGCTCTCAATCATAGTCTGGAACTCAATAGTAGTCTTTCCGAAGCTCTTATTGAAGGGTATATGCAAATTTATAAGCAATTCACAGGTGTAGTTGAATCATATGTGTATCTGCTTGAAGCGGCAGAGGGAAACAATAATCAGAACCAGAATGCAGTTCGTACCGGTGTCAAAAAATTTAGTGTTAGAAATATCGTTGAAAAAATTAAGGAATTTTTTAAACGTATTCTTGGCACGTTTAAAGAGAAAGCACGAGCAATTGCAAAGAAGAATGAGAATTGGCTCGATTCGAATAAACAGGTTTTTGAAACCATGAGCTACGATGGTCTGCAAATTGAGATGATTCCTTTTTGGGAAATGGACCCTAGGACTATTGTCAATACGGTAAAAAATAGCGTCAATTTTGTTGCGAATGTTGTAAATGGTAATAAATTTGAAGAAAAATATAAAAATATTGAAACGGTTAAAAAAGAGCTGTTTGATTTTTATCTTGATGAGAAAGGTAATATTTCTAATGGTGCGAAGAACTATTTCAGGATTGGTAAAAGTAAAAACTCTGATGTTAAACCTGTAAGACTCGCTGGTGATGATCTTAAGAGAAGAATCCTTAACAATTTTTACCCGTACTGTAAAACGTATGAAACTGATATTGTTAATAATTTGACCAATGCAATCAATACTTTAAATAATAGAATGGATGCTATTATTAACAGATTGGGCGGCGACAATGAAGCCACAGCAACAAAAGAATCTTTTGTTGACGATGGTTTTATCAACGTTCTCGATTTTTCTATTCTGCTTGAGGCTGAAAGACCTGCCGCGAATGCTCAAAATAACAATAATAACCAGAATAAATCTACAAATGATCAAGATGATAAACCTTCTCCTACAGAAGTAAAATTACAAGATAATTCAAATAATGCCGAAACCAAAGTTCGGAATGCTATTTCTGACATGTCTAGTAATAATCTGACAATTGTTAAAAATATTCTCCAATGTGAGCAAATTGTCATTGCAGCGGCTCTGACTGCCGCTGAGGAACGTTTTAACGCATACATGAACGCAATGAGACAAATTCACGAAGCTAGGAAAGATACAGCACAATCTCAGCAGCAAGGAGAAGGAAACAATCAGAACAACCAAAAGAAATAAAAAGTTAGATATGAGAGGTAAAATCCTCTCATATCTAACTTATTTTTTTGAAGAGAGCCGATGCACTGATTGCGAAAGCCTCACCTTGTTTTGTGAAAGTAAAAACAGATCTCGACAGTCTATAGTTACCTCCACGAGTACTAGAGATGGATTTGTCCTCAAAGGTGAACACAAATTCTTTGTTGGGAGTAATTGCATCTATATCAAAGTCGCCCATTGTTACTTCAATAATGTTTTTCATTTCCTCACGCCTTAATCTTTGTGAGGTTCGGATGAATACATTATTATATTTATCAACCATCACGCGATAGCTTCCTTCTCCGCGCTCATAAGTTTCAGCTTTATGCATATTTACCGCACCAGTTACAGGGTCAACGAAATAAATATTATTACCTTCGATGTGGTCTGCAGTAAATGAGGGACTTTTCATAACTATGCCGCCTGGAAAGATGTTGATATAATATGTTTTTTGATTTTCGTCATTAAATAGACCGGGTGAAAGATTATCTGGGTTAGTGTCATATTTGACGTTAAAAACAGTCTTTTTATATTCTCCTTTAGCCCAAGCTTTACATTTACCACTGTAGTCAATCATATAGGTTCTATCTAAATCAAAAAAAGCAAGTAGTCCCGCATAAAAAAATCCATATTGATTTTCCAAATACTCCAAATTACCAAGTAACGTAAATGGAGGTAATAAGACATCTTTGTAGGATCTTTTATTGTCAAGAGGAGCGAGAAGTATATTTTTAATTCCTGCTGTAGCCAAGCAGTATGTCAGGGCCCCAGTCATAGTAACTGGTCCAATGACGTTATTTATGATTTTTTTTGAATTGGTAAGGTCAGATTCTTTGAATAAAAATAATGTGAACTCCTTACCGCCAACATCCTGTGGGGCAGACCCTTCACCCAGCATACTTTTTGTTCTTTCGTACATCTGTTTTTCGATAAACGGTGTATTTTCATCTAAAAAAATAGTGAAAATATCATTAAAGACATCCTTTTTAAATGGAGGAGTTGAACTATTGGGGTCGTAAATATATTTTTGCATTCTAAATCTAAATTTAACACTATCTTTATTTTCTACGATCCGGAAATATAAATCAGATGTCAACATAACCTTTACTGCTAAAATAGGAAAGTAATCAACATCAAAGTCTTTCTCGATCATTACTGAATTGACCATTGAAGGAGGAATGACCACAGGTTGATCATCCCCCTCAAAAAGAACGTTAAAGGATTCTACTGTATAGCGATAGAATCTCTGGTTAAGAGGAGTTATATTCGCCACTTAATTAACACCCCCGCAAACCACTTCAGGTAAATATCATAGATACTTTCAAGTATCACGAAGATGATGAGAACTACCGCGAATATTATTATCAATGTAGGTAGATTTACATCTTTCTTCAAAAGATAAATAGATTAACTTATATAAGAGATAGCATAATGTCAGCGTGACTATTACATCTAATAAGAGAGCGAGCATTTTTTATACCTCCCTAGTTATTTATTGTAAAAATATATCTTTTTTCGGTCCTTTTAATAGTTTGTTTGCCTCGGTCAATTCAATCAAGTGAATAGGATAAAGTCTGAAGAATTGATCGTTCAATCTTTTGAGAGAAACATTGTCGAATTTATCCTTTATTTGAGATAAAATGTTGTGTTTTACTCTAATATTTAGTCTCATGTATTGAGCATCAACATCAGTACATAGGTAATTTGTACGTAAGATAGGTATATAATCAGACCTAACTATCTTTTCCAGAAGGTTTATATTGGTAACATCTTTACTTATTAGATTTTCCTCAATTGCTTTATTTAAAATCTTGAGAATTCCTCCAACTCCAACACCTTTCAATTTCCCAATGTTTCTATATTTATCACCCGTCAGAGAAAGAATGAAGGGAAGGAAGTTGCTACCAACTTCGATTTCATTAAGCAGTTTTTCTTCTAATTTAATCATTCTTATTGCATTTTCTTTAGATAGTAAATAACTATCGTTTTGCTTTGGACGAAGGATGTAACACAATTTATTTACATACTGATATTCATATCTATCAGTAGTTAGAATGAAGTTTAATGAATCGCTTTTATTTTCTTCTATAATTAATTTTGGAACTACCGACGGTTCGACTGTATCGGATGTTATAAAATACACACCCTCTACATACTCTAGTATTGTTTTGACGTGATCTATTGCATACTCAATAGTTTTAGACAAGTGAAAGTTTTTCCTATCCTTGGTGTATTTATGTTTATATTCCGAACGATAATCCGGAATAATTTCTTGATTGAGGTAATTCGTATTGAACGGGTAACCCATATACACATAGATCTTTGAATAAAGTTTATTCTTAGTAAAGTACATGCGATAGTGGCTAATAAGATTAATTATTTCAGCAATCATTTCATATATTTTCTCCGAGTTTCGCACCTTAAGATACTCATCTATATTCGAAGCAGAAAGTTTCTTTAGTACTGATTCAAAGTTGATAAAAAAATTAACCCTAGATTTAGGGTTAATTTCTTTGCAATACTTCATGATAAGCTCATCTAACTTCACATATTTAATTTTGAACAAGTTGAATATGATTCCAAGATCAACTCCGCTCATATTATTATGACACTCCTTGTTGTTCCTGACGAATTTTAATCGCTTTTTCAATGATCTTTACACGCTCATCCGTTTCATTAAGAGAGTTCTCAACTCTTTTTAGAAAATCCAATGACTCACGGCGAAGATGTTCAGCCTTATCGACATTTTCCTTAGATTTAGCAAGAATTTCTACAGCATCATCATTAAATTTTTTAGCTTTGGCAGATTCCTTTTTACCCATTTCAAAATAAATTTTACTTTGACGCAAATTCCAAATTGAAAATGCCAAAAAAGCAGATGAGCAAATAAACAGAATGATCGAAATTACCATGATGAATTCTTTCATTATAACCATCTCCTTATTATTTATTACAATGATATAATATATATTTATATAGTAGTTCATGTGCATTTACGAAAGAAAAAATAAAGTGATATCCATAGTAGAGATCCTATGGATATCACTTTATCTATTATTCCATTAATTCTGTGTAAACGTATGAGATTTGATTTGAATTGGGAATACTACGCTTTTCAATCCTCTTGATTTTAAACATGATTTTATCTTTGGGAGCTCTAGGAGTAATTTTTGTTTTACTAAAAAGTTCTATTTTCACAATATCATCAGGCTTGGTAGCATTTCCCAACCTATTACTTATTACCATACCATGCTTGATAAATCTTTTTATGAGCCAAAATTCCCGTCTAATCTTTCCAGATCCTCCACCATATTTACTATGGACTCTATCATTGATTGTGATTTTCATATACATGTTTATCATCTCCTAATATGTGTTTGGTTATTTCCCACAGAGCATCACACAATTCCACGTTAGATGATTCATATGTTTGGTCAGTTGTACCGATAAGGGTGATTTTTGGATTCCAGATAATACCATCTTTAGCCTCATGTCGAGTGATAATTAAGGTTGAGGAAAATTCAGAAATAAACTCGATCATTTGACCAATAGTTAGGAGTGGAAGGGCTTCACACTCGTTAAAATGATTGAATAATTCGGAAGGTTTGTTATCTAAGAAGTAATCTCCATAGTATGCAGTTTTACAAAGTTCTCCTCTGTCGAAATAAATGTATTGATCCAATAATCTTACTTTATTAGGATAATACCAGTTTCGTAAATTTATTTTTTGTTCGTCACTCAATTCACCAAATTGCTCAGGATAGATTCTTTGTCTCAAATGCATTTAAATCTCCCCTACAATGATTTTTTAAATTAAATTCCAGAATCTATTTCTCCAAGGATTAAGTCTCCAGCCCCAATTAGCGCGTGATCCATGGTTGAACTCTCGCCGCCAAAATAGACCGTCTGCCCGACTAAGACCAAGCTCGGCACACCATTCAGAATATACAAAGTATTCAAAAGGATGATTCCTAGCCCACTTGTTAAGAATCTTATAATATTCTTCCCAATTCATGTCTTTCTTCCACTCTGGTTTATTACGAACAATCAGACGTTTGATTTTTTCAGTTAACCATTTATTATAGTAATAGAAGTGAATACCAAAAATACAGAATTGAAAACCGTATCCATCTTCTCCGTGACTTTGGATTTTGAAAGAAAGAAGATGGGTATGTCCTGAAAGATCATGATTGAGAAAAGGAAAGATCGCAGTAAAAATACCAAATCTAGTATTCTTAGTATAACCGTTCACCAACATCCTATTTCTCCAGGATTTTTTCTCAGCACGTTCTTTTTTATATTTTTCTTTTTTATATAGTGGGTCGTAATCTTTTAAGATCAGTTCCAAATTTTTATAGACGTTTTCATATGAAGTGTCAAACTTCCCATCATCTGATGGATCTAGTCTAAAACTAAATTCATATACAGCGTCGTTACCTTCTTTAGTAAACGGCCCAAGAAAATCTTTATCACGATTTTCTCTGATGGGAGAAGACGGTTTAACTACGACGTAAAAAGAATGGTCCGGCTGTTTAAATACATATTTTTCAACAGCAGTAATATGATTCTTATCGAAGAATCTTTTAAAAACTTCACATTTGAAAGTTATTATTTGTAAACCTACATTGGTCTTTACCGGAACTTCGTGAAAGAAATACGACGTTACGAAAATATCAGGTTGACTTTTAAAATTAACCATAACGTTATAGTTATTCTGAATATACGAAGAAATAATATTTCCTAAGTGGGTAAAAGTTTTACCTTTATTGAAATCCAATTCTTTTTTCTCTATAAGTCTAAAGACTGTACTCGATTTCCCATTAAATATATTTTGTTCTTCGTTATCAGAGTTAGTTGCTCTTACCCTGATGGCATATGTACTAGGAGTACCTTGAAAGCTCTTTTTCTTAAAAACCTCGATAGGAAAACGCAGGTAAACTAATTTTTTGTCGATAGTTACCGAAGTATTGTGGACAAACTTAACAATTGGTTCTTTTGTAAACACAAACATCGGTTTGACCTCCTATTTATATCTTTTTATATTGAGATTAACTATCTATTTCCCCATATCTCAGGATATACTCTGCGTAGTATTCGAAGGGCGATTATCTGCTGACAATTACGTATTCCTGAAGTATAAACGCTGGTATCTATCATAGTGATTCCGTTCAATTTTTGAAATAATTTCCAGGAATCTGAGAGATGATTTAAAATTTGCCTCTCATCATCTTCTAGATTTTCCTTTAAAAAAGAAAAAAGTTCAGAATCAATATCAAATATCCTACCCTCTAACAAATATCGAATCGCATTCCATTGTTTTTCATCAGGTAGGGAAGAACATTCATCATCATTTACTTCAGCTGCTTCTATGTCATTAGCTCTACCGGCATAAATACCACCACAAATTAAATTAATTTCGGGACTATTTCTGGCATTTGTGAGAACTACATTGTCTGTTATGATAGCAGTCCACTTAAAGTCATCGTGAATGAATTTTGCATCAGGATAGAACTTCAAAACTTTAGCCTTAAATTTGGCTAGTTCCATCCATTTCAGCTCCCGACTTTAATTTCGATTTTTAAGATTTTATTGTCAACATCTTCCCCAAATGCATTGACTGCATCAGCAAGAACAGTAAATCGAGATTTTTTACGTCTAAGGGCTTCTTCAAGAGCTTCGATACTACCATAGTCTTGATCAAGCAAAATATCTGTCAATCTATCCGCTTCTTCGTCTGTCAAGCTGATTCCAGACGGCCAGATTTCCGGTTTGGACATATTTCTCTTTCTAATATCAAGTGTTGCAGGTCGACCATTCCAGGAGATTCTGTCGACCGCTTTAACCCAATCGTTTTTATCATTTTCAGACAATACTGCAATATGCTCTTCAATGTTAAATGTAACTTCGTCTTTTTTAATTCTTTTGCTCATTTGGTAATCTCCCTCCATATGTTAATTATTTCTCCTAATGAATTGTACCTCCAAAAACTATTTTTGATGACATCTGTTTCCATATTTTTAGAAAATAGTGTAAAAGTATATTGAATGGAGCCTTCAAAGAAAGGTTCAGATCTTATGATAGGACGAAAAACTTTTATATCAAAGTTTGGAAAGAAAGCATCCCCTTCACATTCAGTATATACCTCAGTCAAATAAATTCTATCTGTATATGGAAGAAACAAATTGTATATTTCTCCACCACCAATGACAAAAACTTCATTGATTTTATCGGGGTAAACACTGTTTTTATAATTCTTTGCTTCTTCAATAGCTTCTTCGATCGAGCAAACTTTGTATGATCCGTCAAGTATAGAGGCATTGGGATTTTTTGTGAGAACTATATTTTTTCTATTAGGAAGAACTCGTCCCAAAGATTCATGTGTTTTTCTTCCCATTATTATAGGACAATGGGTAGTAAGAAGCCCAAAGTATTTCAAATCTCTACCCAGTTTCCATGGAATAATCCCATTAGAGCCTATTACCATATTTCTACTAACTGCAGCAATCATGGAAATAATCATTAAATCCCTCCTCATATTCTCTAGTATAAAAAAAATAAGAAAGATATGTGGAAGTTTTAATCCCACATATCTTTCTTACCATGAAGTGTGATCAATATCTTTCTTCCCGAATCATTTGGGTGAGGCGATCATATTTGTCAGTGATAACGGTCGCTTTCTCGGACAGAGATTGAATCTTTGCGACCATGAACACGCAGTTGTTCTTGCCCACCCGTTTGACATCAAGTACACGGACCATGTGGATTCCGCGTTTCACGGCAAACATCAGGGCGAGAACCTTGATCAGGTCAAGGTGTGCATACGCAATGTTATCTTTCACGCTCGCATCCAGGTTCAGGCCCTTGGTGATCGGCAACAGTGCGTCAACCAGCTTTTGAGAAGGCTGGAGCGAAGACGGAGCCATCAGCTTCCGCAGGTGCTGAGGAATCCGATTGATATCGCTGACGATATCCTCAGAGTTCAGATCCATGAACAAGATGAAGTTCAGATCCGGAGCAACGCCTTTCTCAATATGGCCCTCATTATGCACAAAGAGGCGAGCCGTTTCAACGCCACGAATGCCCTTGACGTCACGCAGGTACGATTCCACGAATTCTTCGATTTGTTTGTTGGTTACATTGTAGATAGCTCCGATCGGGTCGATATCCACAACCCTCTCCATAACATCTACTGCAGCGACAGCACTTTCTTGATTTGCCATCTTTTTTAACCTCCTAGTTTTGATTTATATTCTTGTTTCCAAGAATATATTTTTATATTGATACTCTCAAATAATATATATTTATAAAAAGTTTTTCTTTTTGAGCTTATCTAGATCTTTCTTAATTATTGATGAAACTTTATTTTTCCAATTTTGATCCGATGCATATTTCTTATTTATCTGAGATATGGTTGTACGACCTTTTTCGATATAACGTTCATTTATGATCTCACCAAATTCTAGAACACATTCTTCCATACTTTCATAAGATGAAGCATTTTTATATGGATCAGAACCATAAGCATTTAGACCAAATAGATTATTTTTATTCTTAGCCAGTTTGCTGTTTCCATTTGCACTTTCAAGTTTAGCAACCGCAACGGTAAACAGAGCATTTACGTTTTCGTTCTTCTCAGCTTCAATAATAGCTTCTTCAATACCAGCAAGATTTGTTCCTTCGAGAATAAACTCAATTTGTTCTACGGTCAGATTAGAAATAGTATTAACACCATGTTCGATCGGGTTAATAATTTCGTCGTAGATTACATTTGTGTTAATTGCGTGAGTAGGCTCATAAGAAAGAATTTTGACTTCCGGTTTCTTTGTATTCGTTTCGATAACCGATTCATCTTGAGCTTGAGCTTCTTCTTCCTCTACAAGTTCTACGTAATTAGAGTGGACAAAGCCGCCCCTTACCAATTCAAGCCACGTTCCGTTAGATTCAGGTTTAATTTCAATAACGGTATCCTTTTCCAACACATCAAGAATCTTGGTTTGGCTACTAGGACCTTCCCGAAGATTGAGATAATACGCCGTTACCATATATTTTTTAGCGGAAATAATTTCCACCGGATTTTCCTCTATAATAACGGATTCCTGTTCTTCCAATTGAGAAACATCAACATCGGTGTTATCCTGCATCACATCTTCTGCAGGAACATCTTCTTGAATGAAAAGATCAACAGGTTGTTGTTGAAGAGAAATATCTTCAACTTTTTCTTCTTCAATAATATTAGGTTGTACAGCAGCCGTGCTACCTTGTGCATAACCAGAATTGACATTATTATCGTAAAGGAGAACCATCGTGGTAAGAAGCAGGAGTAGAGAGGTAACATATGCGAAATAATTTATATTATTTCGTTTCATGTCAAACACCCCTTAAAAGTTTTTACTTTATCTGTTCGGTCCTCGTAAAAAATAATTTTCCCGTATGTAGGGGACACTTTCCTACATACGGGATTTTGCATGTTTTATACTGTGGGTCCGTGAATCACATTTTTAATTTTTTGAAGGGTTCTAATTGTTTTATCAAGTTCTTCTCCCAACTGCTCTCTGAAATCAAAATCTACTGTAAATGAATAGATGTTATTAGACGACAATGGGAAGCAGTTATTCACATTTCTATCATCCGGAGAATCATGCACCTCACGGGTTTCGAATCCATCAGACAGAGTGATATTGAGCACACCGTCCTCAGAATTAATAGTGAAATAAATGTTAGGGAGATTGACTTCTGATCTAACATTTACCTTTTGGAAAGAAATTTTCTCACTAAAAGAATCGGATATAAATTTTACTTCTTGAACGATATCATCTTCATTAAAAATTTCTGCTTTATATTGAGGCCTTCTGGTAAGGTCATCATAATACTTATTACCGTCATAAACAGCAAGTGCAAGAACCCTTTTGTGTGTAACACCTTTTTGCATAAATACAATATTGGGAAATCTTTCACTTTTAAACAGAGCAAAATTGTCAAGTTCGGAGAGTTTTACAGGCTCGCCAACTCTTTCAATTTTGATTACGGGCATTTTTTTAATAACCTCCTGAAGCGATTTGTGATTATGAATAAAGTATGGTTCGCAGTAATTTTTTAAGACCCACAATTTCCTCTTTTTTGACACTGACTACAAATTTACCATAGTCACTTTCTTCATAGTATTTCATAAAATCGAAATTAGGTTCAGCTTTCTGAATTTCTTTCATATAGGTTTTGAAATCATTGATTGCAAACATCCTTGCTTTCTTGGCATTTTCAATATATTCTTTGGAAAATTTACTTGTATCACCATGAATTACTTCACGCTCAATTTGATTAATAAGAGCGAAAAGGAATGCAAGATTGTTTTTCATACCTTCGTAATTCTTTCCTTTACTATTCATGACGAGAATTTTATGATTTTCAGCATATTCATCCATATAAGTCTTACGAGGTTTGAATTTAAATTTCATATTTCCATCTTCGTCAATAAAGAATCCTTCGGTAACAGGATTCATTAAGAATTCCTGTAATTCTTTATTGATCGGAGAAATTTTTATTGCTTTCAATGAGTGTGATTTATCAAAATCAATCTCTCTGCAAATTAGGTTGATATCATTACTCAGCTTTTCTCCGTTCTTATAAAGAACCAACAGGTAATAATCTTTATCGTTTCTTTCATCCTTTGTCAAAAGATATAATCTATCTTTACAAATACCAAAATAGATTGGTTCGTTATTGTAATCGTGGGCCACAAATAAACGTTGGTACTTATTGGTTTTATTCATAAACAAAAGATCGGAACCGTCAAGTTTAGTTGTAAGATGTTTATTATACATCTTAATATTTTCATCACTAATTGCACTATCGAGATAAGTGATAGTGTTAATAATTTCGGCATCCGCAAAGTTTACCAAGTCATCAAGCGAGAAGAAAGACATTTGTAATTCACTATCAGAACCATCAATGTTTGCGGCCATTTTAATAATATCTATTTCATTATCAAGTTCTTTTTTGAGCGTCTTGAGATTTGTTTTAAGAAGAGAAAGTTTAAAATCTCTTTCATTTATGGAATTAATATATGAATTAGCAATATTGGGATCAATAACTATCACAGAATCTTCCAATTTGTCTTTAATCCCAAGTAATACATCATTGATATCACTGGTGACTTTACTAAGGAAAGAAGCAACCGTATACATTTCGGGTTTTGTAGAATCATGTACTTCATTATCAATAAGATTGATTGCTGAAGTAAAATACAGTTCGATCAATTTCCTACGTACGTGGTAGTAGTTACAGGGATAGTTATTAATGATTTCTTTAAACTTAGTAAATTGCTGATCAAATTTTTCTTTGTTATTAATAAGAATGCTATCACCTAAGCTAAAACTAATGTCTTCGATAATATCATAGATAAGCCTACTATTTTTCGTATCGAAATCGGAATTATACTCAATAAATTTAAAGATCATTTTATACGAATCTTTCATTGCATTATTGATAAGTTTAAATGGATTGATACAGTGTACTTTTCTTTTAACTTGCTCAAGGCTTTTATTGTAAAAGATTCCGTCAAGGTCAAATATTTTTTGCATATCAATTTCGATTTTCTTAATTGCATCAATTGAAGATTTATCAAAAAGTTGGTCGAACATACCCGACAAAGAAAGACCAAATTCTTGATTTATTTTGTCCAGAATCTCCTGAATTTCTTCAGTGCCAGATTCGATTAAACGATTAACCAACTCTTCCGGAACACCATAAGATTCAATCAGAATGGATTTGTCTGCGTATTTATAAAAGGGACTATCTTTACTAATTCTGAGTTTCATACCAAGTTTAACGGCTCTTTTATTAATATTATTAGCAAGCTCGTTACGCTTTCTAGGCGGTGCGTAACGAAAGAATTGAATGGCTTTCCTTACATGCTCTTCATCTGTAAGAGGGTACTTTCTTTCCCTAGGAAGACCGAACAATTCATCCGGAAGATTTTTTCTTTCTTCCGTAGACAATTTACTCTCGATAGTAATAAATGTTTTCATTTAGAGTCACTCCTCGTTTTTACTTACTTATTTATTTGTTTCATAGAAAATATTTGCCTCTACATTCATTCACTCGTAAATTAAATCCTTGATTTTATTTATTATATCATTGATATACAATAAAAAACTATTTTAAAGGGGATGAAATAAATGAAAATCTTTAAAATTCTTTATTTGATTCTGGCCGTTGCGGTAATTTCGTCATTCAGTACCGCGGCCGTCGCTGAAGCAGCATCAATAAAAGTCGTATCTGTCAAAGTCATAAAGAAAAAAAACGACTGGCGTGCTAAACTTACCAAGGAGCAAATTAGAGAAAAGGAAAACTATGCAAAGACAGTAAAAATTTATGTTAAAAAAGAAATTGATAACGTTGAATATTTGATTACTTATGGTGCTGGTTTCCGATTGGCTAATGGTTATATTGTTACAAATGAACACGTTGTTTCCAATGGGGGGTACTTATAGGGTGGGGGAGCTTTCCTACGAGATATCTCTCTATGTTCCCTATGGCTGGCTATACGTCTATCAATAACTACGAGCAACCAGCGATTTTTGTACCGGCTGTCTTTGATCAATTTTCTGAAAAAATGCAACGGTTTTTCCTTTATCATGAATTGGGTCATATCGTTAACAATCATGTTCCAGTACCGACTCAAGAAATGATGGAGAAAATCCATAACGTAAGCCATCAGGAGATTCTTCAAACGCTCGAACAACATCTATTAAGCGAAGAAGTCGACCCGAACGAGCTTATCGCTGACGAATATGCCGCAGAACATTGTGGCGTCGGTGATGTTATCGACTCCCTGAAAGATGCTATAGGCATTTTGGAAGAGATCAATCAGGGAATAGTACAAGGAGAATTTCTGGGTTTCGATGAGCAAACAAAGAAATATTTAATTGAAACTCACAATAAATCCATTGAGGAATTGAAAAAACGCATAGACCACCTTCGTAAAAAATATTTCTACTTCGATGATTTTGAACACGTATAAAAAATAAAGGTGTCGAGGTAAGGTACAAACCTCGACACCTTTATTTTTTTAATAAGATATTTTACGAATATCATCAATCTTGTATCTAAATGGTAAAAGGACCGCAATCATATCATAATTTTCATCAAATTCCACACTATCGTCCACATAAAATTTACTGACAGGAATTCTGCTATAGTACTTGATTTTATCCGTCAAGTCGTTATCTTTAAGGAATTTAATAAGACCATCTAAAGATAAATTAACGCCTTTTAATGAATATCGTCTGGTAATAAAGTAGTTTATTTCTTTCAGTTCTTTTTCTTTCTCGGTCAGTCCGAAATAAACCATAGGGTTGGGATCATTTTTAAATCTAGCTGGAAGGGCCGGAATGCTCCTGAACTTTCTCAAAACTTCCTGCTCCATTTCCTTTTTTATTTCAGAATATCTATTGATGAAATTTTCTCTAACCGCTTGATCATATGAATTTAGTGCCTCAATCGATTTTTCGATGTATTTAACCTTTTTATCTACAAGATCTTTATTGTAGTTCTTAAGTTTACCCCTAGTTACGAAATGTACATCTTCGATTTCAGACAGATCATATGGTGTATATAAACTGGTATCCTTTTTCAACAAATTGGGATCTCCGGCTTTAATAATTTCGGCAACGAATTGACTACAAAAATATTCATTTTCCCTTGAGGTTTCCTTACCTCTAGCGATATTAAATAAACCGATAAAGCTAAATTTGAGTTTGTTGGCGTTTTTCTTAAATTCTTCGAGCCTCTTTTTCATCAATCTGTATTTATCGTCATTGACAAACATAACATATAGCGAATAATTAGCATGATCTGATACGTCTTTGAAGATACCATCCCGGATATCTTCGTTAATAAAAGTCATTTTGTCATCTTTATATTTACGCCCAAAGCTATAAACATCCCTCATACTACTATCGAAACTAATACTTGCATGACTATAAGGATCTCCGGTGAAGAATCGTATCAGTTTAGCCATATTAGTGTTGGTATATGTCAGGAGTATGAATACAGGGTGTCTCTTTTCTTTTGAGTCCATTCTTTCTAATAAAATTGTCCTATATTCTAATGCCATTTCTAAGGTTTTCTCCATGAAAATAGATTCATCGACTTTATAATTTTCTTCTACCATATTCTCTTGATGATTGACAACTTGTGGCATCAATTCTGTATCAATAAAAATAACATGTTCTTGAGAATATGGTGATTTAGAATGTTGGAGAGCATAGGCTCTTTCACCACGTAGAGTTGTTTCGAAACGTCTAAGAACATCTTTATTATTTTTATACTTATTCACAAATTCTTTTTGCTTTCTTTGATATTCGGAGAGAATTTCTCCGCCGTTTATAACACCCATAACAAAATCATTATTTGTATTTCTAATAAAATCATTAACAATTTCTTTTGCCGCTCTTTTTCCCTGATTAATTAACATATTCTCGTTCACAGGTTCTGCATCAGAAATAGCAGATCTACGATCGGTTAAAGTATTTTTAACAATGAAGATAGGTTTGAATTTAGGTTCAGATCCATCTGTTTTTTCATTCATTTCACTATACTGCTGTTTTAATCTATAAAGGAATTCGAAGAACGGATCATAATTTTTATTAGTTAACTTAATATAGCTGAACTGATTTTGGCTCATGATCACAGCATCTTTAAGCTGCTCTTTCTTCTTGTCAACATTTTGAATTTTATGATGTTTGTTTGGATTATCTCCACCGTCTTTGATCTCGATTTCGAGGCCAAGAGACGGAATGAAGAAATCTGGGATATAGAATTTCTTCTCTCCTTCATACTCATAATAATAAGTATGGGGTGAAGGAGACATTATGTCATCGGAGTCAAAATCCATAAATACGTCAAGAAATTTCAAAAAATCTAATTCATATGAGCCAGTATAGGGAATTTTTTTGCCATCAGACCAAGTATATTCACCGGAAATAGATCTCTTTGAAAGCATTTCTCGTTGTTTATCAGGATCGCTGAGAAGATGAACCTTACCATATTTACCAATCATACGGTTCTTAAAAATATTCCGGTATGTTTCTTTACATTTAGGATTTTTACAAAACCGATGGTATTTACCGGTTTTTTCATTCCATTCGGTAGGACGTTTGTCAATTACACATCGTCCTTCGGTTTTTCCAGTTCTTAGGGCATATTCGAATTGTGCGACAGTGAAATTTTTGGGAATTTTATCTTCATGCTCGTTGCCAATATGATCGATAAGTGATTCGTAAGAATTATATTTCTCATCACATAATTTACATTTAAACATAGCTATCCTCCGTTCTTACGTTAGTATTAACTAATTGTTTCTTTGCTTAAATAGTGTATTTTTGATTATATATTGTTAAAATAACAAATAGATATATCTTTGGGTGGTGATTGTTAATGAGACTTTCTACTACCGAAGCTCATACGTTATATGTGTTGATTAAAACGGTAAAAGATTTAATAAATGAAAATGATTTTTCTACACTGAATAGGATTAATGAAAGGTATATCGAATTGATTCCTATGTGGGAATCTTTGCTAAATAAATATAATTCTAGAATTATGGACTATCTAAATATTATAGGTCATCAATTTATAGAAGATTTTGAAGACGGTTATAGAATTTATCATGATAGAGTCATATTGGTAGATGATAATTATATGAGAGATATATCAGAATTCGTAGACGATTTCAAACAGTATTCCTTATTGATCTTAGAAGGATTTAAAGGACTAAAAAATAAACTTGACCAATTTATTGATCAATTAAAAGAAATAAATAAATCGATGAAGGAAATCGGTGTTCAGGTAGATTTTGAAATATCTTCTATCATAGAAGGAAATTTATTTTCTAGTGGGCAAAATGGGTGGTATGATCTATACAAAATGGCTACCTTTATCTTTAGCGAAATTGAAAAAGTGGAAAAAATAACTGAAGAGTGGAAATGGTCTTATATTCAAAATAATAAATAAGGAAGAGAAGTACTTCTCTTCCTTATTTATTATTGGAAATTTATATATTTTATTTATATATAATAATTTTGAATAACGAATAGGAGGATAAATAAAAAATATGAGTACGAGAAATATTACAACAAAAGAAGCCGGTAAGATCTATAACTTCTTATGCATTACAATTCTTATCATCGACAATAATGATTTTCGTATTCCCGGAAAGGAAGGTAAAACTAAGACTAAAAGAAACGAATTATTACATAACAAACTCAAAGAACTCAATAAATTTTATGTGGATAATTTTAACCATATTGATAAATTTAAAAATGCTCTCAACTTATATATCGGTGGAAGTTACAGTGTATCTGATTTGGAAAAAATGATGTTGGAGCGAGATGCGACCATTGACTTCATTAATCAGGCACGCTCATATTTCAAGTTATATCTACTAACATTTAAAACATCAGCAGAAAGATTTGGCATGATCTTATTTCGTCTCAGACAAATTAATGCAATGATGAGAAAGAATCTGGATGTTGAATTTGATGAAGATGCAATAATAAATGTTGATGAAGATGGAAATATCAACAACTGGCTCACTATATATAAAAGAATAGAGCCTCTATATAGAGACAGCAATCTAGTCCTGAAGTTCCTTAAGAAAATATGAGAGGGTAATAAACCCCTCTCATATTTTTTTGTTTTTTTTTCTCTATATACAGGAAACGCTTATATATTTTTTCATTAGGGAGACATATTAATAAAATTCTATATCTAAGAAACGAGGTGATGTAGTGTGGCTAATGGAATAGGGAGGGAAGTGCTATTCGGTCTGGATAATTTCCATAAACCCAAAATGCTCTCCCTGAAAGATAGCATCGCCCAGCAATTAATTAATCTGCTCCTTATGAGGCCGGGTAATATTCCTTCTCAGCCTAATTTGGGTATTAACATAAGCAAGTATCTTTATAGTATTCAAGATGGGTTTGATGCTGAGATAATAAAACAGCAAATATACAGCCAGTGTTCCCAACTCATGCCATATATTTCTCTTGGTGAAGTTATGATTTTTGTAACCACATATAAAGGATTAGACTTACTTTTGGTTTCTATCCCAATCGTTTTACCTAACGATCAAACAAATCTTCTCATCGGTTTTTCAAATACTCAAAATGATATAAATATCGCATATCAATTCGAAGAAATGTCGGCCGCGGTTTAATACCCTGAAAAAAAATAAAAGAAGAGAGGTAGAACCACATGTCCAACGAAAATCTCAATTCTAATGGAATGAATTTGAGCGACATTAAAAGACAGGCTATGGAGCAAGAAGCTCAAAGGCAACAAGAAGAGAATAATGAAGCAGTAAACAACTCTAACTCTTCGCCTAATGAACAAGAAAACGAAAGCTCTGCAGAAAATTCATCTGTTAATTCTAAACCCGTTGATGAAAAAGGGAGTTCTGTTGTTCTCCCCAAAGACGATTCGTTTATTATGGCAGTCGATACCAAAAAAGGTTTCCATGTTGTTCATGCTGATCAAGCACAACCCCCAGAATCCCCTTCGGGTTCGGGTCTGATCATCGAGAATAATAGAGAAGAAAATGCACAACATGGAGCCCTTGCAAATGCTCTCCCTTATGGTGTTATGCCTGAAACTGCTGAAAGTATTGCCAACTATATGAGGGAAATGGATAAGCAAATTGAAGAAGAACGACAAAAAGCTTTGGCTGCAGGTTACAATGAAGAAGCTGCAGCAAGAGGAGAAAAACAAACTCCCAAAAGAAGTGACGATGAAACCGATGAAGAGGAAGAATTTGATCAAGAGAAGTATGATAAAGCTATTGTCATTATTGATAAATCTGGAATGGGTCAAGTTATTAACTTCACCGACGAAGAGCGTGAGAAACTTAAAAAGGTTCGCTCCATAACTCTCAAAGAAGTCGAAGTACAACAACTTGAAACCCTGAAAATCCGTAAAGCTAAGAAGAATTCGGTTGATAAAATTCTCAATTACACTTCGCACGTACACACTACCCCCATCGTTCTTACGGCATCTGGCTATACTGCTGTGATGAAGGGACTCTCTACCTATGAGCTTATTTCCCTCATGAGCAGCAGCCAAAATGCTCTCATTGATGCTAGGACCAGATGGAGTTTGTTGCACAGCAAGATTGTCGATAGTAGCATTGGTAAAATGGATTTCGACGCATTCCTCAAAAATACTGCTGCTGTTGACTATAACACCCTCATTTACGGTGTGCTTGTTGCAACATATCCGGATGATGACAAATATCCTCTCAAATGTCCTAAATGTGACAAGAACTTTGAACATCCGTACAGTCCACGCTCTCTCATTAGAGCCGAGAAGATGTCTGACAGGCTGATGGAGCTCGTTAAGACCATTGTTGACGGTTCTCATACTGCCCAATCCGCTAAGGAAGTTCATGAGAGCTCTCCGCTCAATACGGTTAAACGTATTCTCCTACCTGTTAGTGGCTTCTATGTGGATCTCCATGTCCAAAGCGCATACGATCTTATCAATAATTCCATTGAAGCACTTACCAGAAATAATGAAGAGAAATATAACCAAGCTGCGGTTCTGGGTACGGCAGTTAAGCAATTTATTACTCCTGACCCGGAAAATCCTGGCGAATGGCTTGGATATGAAGACGCACTTGATATCACCAAACTCATTTACAATCTGAGGGATACTGACATTCTCGCATTGACGAAACAAACCGAAATTATTATGGGTGATCTCTCGTTTGATTTCGGTCTGATGGATGTTAGATGTCCGCATTGTGCACATCACGAAAAAACCATTCCGATTGACATTGAATCTGTCCTTTTTTACCGGTATCGACAGGCGATGAATACAGAAATCGAGTAAAACAGTACTATCAGTTTTACGACGAATTCCTTGAACTCTTCAAGGGACAAATCAGTCTTGATCAGGTGAAGCATGAGCTTCCCTATAGGGAAGCTCTCCTTCTCCGAGATGTGAGGATTGAACGTCTCAAAAAGGAGAGAGAGGAATTGGAAAAAGAGCGCAAAGAAGAGGCTGCTAGACAGCAAGCTGAAGCTGCGCGCAACAAAATTTACATCGCCAGACGGTGAGCACCCCTTCCTGTCGATACTGAAAGCTTTTGAAAGGGGTAAAGAGAAATGGCGAGAACCTCTGTTGATTCTTCCGCAGATAGTACTCATACGCTTATTTCGACCAATATTGTGAGAACTCCGGTTAACCATTTCTGGCTTGTGAAATTATCTGGAGGTTATCTCACCTATACTGAAGTAAAAGCAATGGAAGATTACGAGTTCTATGAGATCTTGAATCATTTATTACACTATGGTAAAGAATATATGTCCAAACAAGTAAGACCCTCCCAACAGGCTTCGATTGAAAATCCGGAGGAGAATGATACATTGGCTTCTTCTCTGGAGGAGGGAGGGCATCATGCTTGATGTAATTACACTTTTCAATCAGCTAACTCACGATGAGTTAGCTGATTATTCACTATTCGAAAAAGTTTTGGATTCGCACTACGAAAAATTTAAATATTTCTATCGTTTGATGGAAAATATTTCCCTTGAAGGAGTTAATAAGATACGCTGTTCTAATTCTGACAGTCCGGGAGCAATTGAATTTAGAATCGACTTCGAAAGTAATAAAAATCTCAGAGAATTTAATAAGGAATTTTCTAATATTGCAAAAACCTTTAAAGGTTATCCTGCAAAGTATTTTTCAGTCGATATTAAAGTCGATAAAAAATCCCTCTACATCACTATAGAGAACAAAAACATCTGTAGTGAGGAGGATATTTATGAAGATAGATTTAATTCCAACTAAAGAATTTATAGTTATAAACCGCTTAAAAGAAGTATCTGATCCCATTCTCTTTGAGAAGGGTAATATTCCAACAGCAAAGGGTTTGTTGTCTACTGAAATTTTCGGTGTATCTGTAAAAGAAAGACAAGAAAACTGGGGTTTTATTGACCTCGGTGGTCATTTCCTTCAACCTTTCATCTACAAACTTCTCAGAAGAATGAATAGAAACTTTGAGCATATTGTTCACGGTACGAAACGCTTCAAAGTCGAAAAGGGTAATCTTGTTGTAGATGAAGAAAATGGAGACACTGGCTTAGAATTTCTCTATAAAGTATGGGATGAATTAAATTTTGAGAAAAATAACAGTATGATGCGTAATGAGCGTATCGACGTTTTGAACGCATATAAGAAAGACACAATTTTTACGACCACATGTATCGTTATTCCCGCATTTTATCGGGATGTTAATCTTCAGTCTTCCCAGGTGGGTAAGATCTCCCACCATGAGATCAACGACAAATACTCGAAACTGATTCGCAATGCATCAATTCTCAAAAACGGAAACAGTTTTGAATTTGAGCTTAATGGTGTAAGAGCAAAAATTCAAATGACCTTAGTAGAAATTTATGATCTCTTGAAATCTAGAATTGAGAAAAAGCATGGTCTTATAAAGAAATCTCTTCTCGGTAAATCAATTGACTACGGTGCTCGCTCAGTTATTTCTGCTCCTGTATTTAAAGCAGAAAGACCTGAGGACATGATGGTGGATTTCTACCATTGTGGTATTCCTCTGGCCCAATGTTGTTCCTTGTTCACTCCATTTATTGTGGCATGGGTGAAAAGGTTCTTCCAGCGGGAGATTGAGAGACTTGGTAATAGATACCCTGTGATGAAGAAAAACGGAGAAATCAAGTATGTGCATTTAAAAGATCCTGAGCTTTATTTCAACGAAGAATATATAAAGAAACAAATCGACAAATTTATTTTCAGCTATGGGGACAGATTCGAACCCATCATGCTTCCTGTAGATGATCCTGAGTTCAAAGATGGCGTCTATATGAGTTTTGCAGGACGTTTCTTCAAACAAGGTGTACCTGAAGAAGAATCACCTCTTGTTGATCGTCCCGCAACATGGTGTGACGTATTGTTCCAAGCTGCAGTTGATGTTACATCTAATAAAATGGTATATATCACACGATATCCCGTACTCGACTATTTCGGAATGTTCCCTTCGAAAGTTACAGTACTTAGCACGCATGATACGGTGCCTATGTATGTTGGTTCTAAACTCTATAAAAATTATCCCAATGTTGATATCAAAATGCCCAAAGATAAAGTATCTGTATATTTCGTCGATACCATAACAATGTCAAATCTTTTCCTTCATGGTCTCGGTGGGGACTACGATGGGGACCAGGTTACAGTAAAAGGTCTTTATTCGCAGGAAGCTAATAGAGAGGCTGAAGAGATAATGATGGGGAAACATCACATCTTGAATATCTACGGACAGAATATGCGTAAAACGACCAACGAAGGTATTCAGACGCTTTACATGCTTACTAAATTTGAAAAATGATAGAACCAAAATAAAAAAAGATAATAGACTATATGCATAAAGCATTTATAGTCTATTATCTTTTTTCGTATTTTATTGGTTATTAAATATACATTATAGACACGAGTATAAGAAATAAAAACCAATAACGCGGGAGGTGCCGTATGAGAATTACACTCACGGACAGGATTCTGAGAAGCGGTCCCTATGAGGGCGAGACCGTTGGTAGACCGGCTTGATTAAAGTTTGGTCGTCGAAATATCCCATAGGGGGTCTTCCCCCTATGGGATATTTTCTTATTTCTTAGTAACCTTATCCGGCTTAATATCTTTTTTTTCTTGATTTCGTGCATTTGCATTATTCTTATTGGAGTTATTTTTTTCTTGTTGTTTATTTTCTTCCGAGGAAGGTTCATTTCCCTCTACCTTATTATTTTCTTCACTTTCTTCAGGTTTTTTGTCAACTTCAGTATCCTCAACCTTGGTAAAATCAGAGGGTACAGGAATTTTGGGGTTTTTGTCAACGGTAACTTTTTCTTCTTGTTCTTGCTTAGTAAAATCTTGCTTGAAGTTACTAAGGGTAAGTTTAATTTCTCTTCCGTCAACAACTTCGTACACAGGGATTCCTGCAACCAGCATTTGTTGGATCACATCAAGATCTTCCTTGTAAGGAGTGACAATAGGTCCATAGACGCCTTGTTTGGCATAAATGGGACCATTATATGGAATATGAATACGTTTCGTTGGTTTCATTTGTTCCACCCTTTCATATTAGTTATTACGGATGTCTTCTTCGATGCGATTGATCCGTCGCTCGTTTTCTTCAATCTCTCGCTGACAACGCATGGACTGCATAGTGTTACCACGTTTACGGAAGAATTCTAATTCTCCACGAAGACGTTCATTTTTTGCCTTGAGTTTGTTAATTTCCCGCTTCAGCTCTTCAATATGTTGAGGTGAGAGCTTCGTTACTGTAGCAGCAAGATTTTCTACAAGGGTAGAAATCTCTTGCTCAACCTCTGCTTCCTCGACTTCAGAGCCACTATACTCGGGAATAGTCTCTACGAGTGCTTTGATTTCAGGATCATTTTCAGCACCGATTACAACATAGTCAATATCATCGAGAAATGCATCACGGACTTCATCAGAAGCCTCGCTTGCATTTTCAAGAATAGCATCAAAGAGAAAATTTTCATTCTCTTCAGAACGCAAGGCTTTCTTCAATCCTTCAATCAAATTACCCCAACCTCCTTTCAGGTAGACATAAAGATTAAGGATTTGTTTAATTAATATACGAGATAAATTAGTTTGATTAGTTATTATCTTTTACCAATGACGTCTCAGTCAAACTTTCAGAAACAGACTTGATTTCATCTTCGATCTCTTCTTCTTCGCCCCCATATTCAGGGAGATCATTGACAAGCGACTTAATTTCCGGATCGTTTTCAGCACCAATGGTTACAACATCCGGATCGTCCAAAAACATACTCTTAATTTGGTCTGCAGAATTTTCCAGCAGAACGTCATTAAAGAGCTCAGCCTGCCGATGTTCGTTAATAGCCTTTTTCAGACCGATAAGCATTGCTTTATTCCACCTTTCTCCTAAATCTTTTTATGGTAATGTTTCGATAATTCAATTAGTTCCCATAAATTCAGCATATTTTTTCTTAATAATGAATAATACGATGGGAAGTAGTATGAAAGTTTCAAAGTTATAATCCATATAAGTATTATAGTCTCGTAATTTATCTATATCAATTGTATAAACGGAATCAATTCCTTTGTTGAAGTATTTAATGATGAGTTCCCATACAATATTATCATCATCCACGATTTCATTCTTTGCAATTTTCGTGATTAATTCATATGGAACATAGAAATTATCCCCTCTACCTAGCACTATATCACGAGCTCTATGCTCACGATAGACTGAGAAAATTGAGGTAGGATTATTAATATAATCTATACGATACATATATTTTTTGTTATAATCTATTTTACCCATTTCCAATGCTTTATAAATACTATCATTATATTCAATAAGGAATCTATGGTCTTTCCGTTCAGCCGTTAGATAGCAAGTCATATAATTATTCTTCTCTCTAAAGAGTTCATTGCTGTTAATAAATTCCGATTGATATCTGTCATAAAGTAAATTATACGTGAGTTTACCTGCTTCAGCTTCATTAAATAAGAAAGCGTTATATTTTTTATTATAGAAGAAAATTTTGTATCGTTCAGCGATTAAAGTATAGACTTTATTCAATTCTATAAGACGAGAGACATCTTCTTCTTTGATGAGGCACTTTTCCGCTGTCCCAATGTTAGTAAAAATACAATTATATTTATCAGTTACTTGTTTTTCGATTTCATTTTTATCATTATCTGTATATTTTATCTTAAAACCAATTCTATAAAAATTGTTACTCTTGATAGTGTCATATGAAATAGTCGTTACTTGGAAAAGATATTGTTTACCAAGATAATCGATGATAAAAAAATCATAAGGGAGGGGTTTAACTGTATTAGGGAGAATAATACCTTCTCCGTCATATTCACTGTCAAGACCTTGATCTTCATCTTGTAAATCAAGAATTATTTGCTCTATTCCGTAAATAGGGAAATTTGTAACCTTATTGTATCGAATAGGTGAATCGGCCCCAATAACCCTTTCTACTGATTGGAAACCACTATCGGCGGTGCTTTCGATATTGTTAACATTGTAGTATGTTGTAAACGTAGGAGTTTTATCTAGAAATCTTGAGTATTGTGAATTTAGTCTATCTTCCATCATGAAGACACTGTCATTTATAAACTTTCTCTCATCTAAGAGAAAAGCCATTATAACCTCACCTCACAGATTTTACACTTAATTATATACTTGTTCCCCTTTAATATTTTCCATGGAATCATTGCACAAAAATAAAAAAAAAATAAAGTACAGTCACTATGATGACTGTACTTTATTTTTTCACTCATTTCTTTTATTAATTTATTACCCAGTTTATATTAATCATCAACCCATGGACCTTTCATTTTCCAATAAAATGGTCTAAAAAACTTATAACGTGAATCTCTAACTAATATACACTCATCTTCAATACGAATGTAAACGATAACTCCATTGTAATATTTATATTTATCGCTTACAGCGGCATTATATGGCACTAAAACAAGATTTTTCTACTAAAACTATTTTAGAAAAATGAAATGCTGGACGATAATTGCTATCAAATGTACGCATTTTATCATAAATTTTACCCGGTAAAGCAGAGATATTTAATTTCTTCATTTCCTTTAAAGTTACTAAACCTTTTTCTTCGATTATTTTTGTCAGAAAATAAATGTGTATAAAATTTTTTAAAATTATCCAAAGCATTAAACAGTCTGTAATTAAAGATAATCATATCCGCACCCTCTTTATTTTTATTTTATTAGCAGGAACTCCATAGTCAGCTTTACCATTTACAAATATTTCGTTATAAAATACATTGAATTCAGAAACCCATACCTTAAGTTCATCAATCATTTTTCTATAAATCCTAGGACTGACATTACTATCTGAAAATATATTTACTACCACATTTCCTACAACGCCCATCTGAATAAAGTACTTTATAACATTTGTGAAAGCCGCACCATTTACTGCGGCATAAATCATATTTTCTTTTTCCCCGTTAAATATGTGACTGTATATTCCGAGGATGTCAAATATACCTTCCGCCACATTCAAATAAATGGCTTTATTTGAAAGAAGATCGATTTCGTTCGGAATTGTATAGAATTTTCTAGTGTTGTCTATATTTTGGTAAATCGAATATTTTTCATATCTTCTGAGTTTATTGTCAAATATATTTCTAAAGTTTATAAATTCGTTTCTAGTTGTCAAGAACCCAACATAGTTTTCATGAAGTAATAATGCTTTCTCTTTAGAAACAGTCAACTTTTCTATCCCATTATGTCTAAGAAACTGGGGAAAATTAAATATAACTTTCATTTTAGTTAACTCACCGAAAGAGAAATCTGTCCCGAGCCGATTGTTAATATAATCTCTCTTTAAAATATTCAATTTATTATTTACATCAACATCCGGCACTTCAAGATCAAAATTGTTGTCTTTAATACCGAATTGCTTGTTAACTGACTTCATAGCTTTTTTGTTATAAGAGATGAGATTGCTGTTAAGTTGTAAATCATTAATTTTCAGAGTTCTGAGGATCGAGGGGGTCAGTATTCCCGACATCCCACAATCAGCTCTGAAGCAATTGAACAATACTGGTTCATCATCCATTAGATTTATTCGTATATAAAAGTGAGCACTTCTTTCATTTTTCTGACTGTCCCCACAAAAAGGACATCTTATTGCAACCTCAGTTCCTTTTGGATAGAAAACATCAAGTTCAGAAAGTTTATTATACAGACGAAGTTTAAATTCTCTGTTATTCATTATTATCACCACCTATCTCATATTTGTTGATCCGTTTATATAAATCTAGGTTTCGATTTAATAATATATAAACTAAAAAAAATAGAGGGGAGAACTATTTAGGTTCTCCCCTCCTTTTTATAATTGAAACCGAGCATGAAGTATCTTCCTGTTGACGGATGAACTACACCTATTTCATATACCACAGTTTCATCATCTCTTGCTTCCTCAGCAATTCGTTCATATATGAACTTATCTTCTTCATTACCGAGTTCATAAATTCGATGATGTGTGACGGTTTGTACCCTATTTTCTGTGACAACTTTAATCGTATTACTGAGTACGTTAAACAACCATTGACCAATCTCTTTTCCATATTTATCGATAATAGAGTCAAGATTTGTTGTTACACTTTTCATTTTTTGATCAAAAGCTTTGAAAGATATATTTTTGAATTTATGTGGTGTGTTTAAGTAATAAGGGTTAATACCCAGACAACCTTTCAAAATGTCTCGGTATTGATACTTATAAATAGTTTCAGCTTGTTTTAGACGCAGATTGATGTAATTGTATAGTTCCCTCTTTATCTGTTCATCTATAAAAGAATAAGAATATCTTTCTTCTAACTTTTTTATATCGATATTGGCGTCAATAAATACTTTTTCAGAGAATGATTCTATAATGGCTTTTATTTGATTTGTGTGCTCATCAGAAATTAGATCAGTTAATTCATCGAAGGCACTAATGTCAAACAAGGTTATGTAAATTCGATTTGGTTTATATGGGAGTTCAAAAGCATGAGGTCCATAAAATTGGTCGACCATCTGATTTAGGATCTTATTTGCTTCAAACCATTCTGGAAAAATTCTATTTGAAGTAGAATCAATATTCATTATATATCACCATCTTTCTTTTACTATTCATTTATTTTTCAATTCAAAATATTCCTGTAATGATGCTAAGTGTTTAGTCCTCCTCATGAAAGTTTGTTTTGTAAAAAGCGCAAGTTCTTTATAATCTTCATCACCAAATAATTCATATAGGGTCATGAAGTCATTATATTCATCGAGCAATTCGTCCACTTCTTTTCTAATATACTCGATCATTTTTTCAACATCGAAATTAGGTGAATCTTCATACCACTTGCTAATTTTAATCACCCCACTCTTATTTATTATAAAAAAAATAAGGAGAAAGACAGTCGAATATCTGTCTTTCTCCTTACTGTTATATCTGATTTAAAAAGTTCAAGAATTCATCAGACAGGATATCCGGCGTATTGATTTCAATCTTATTCCCAAGCTTTTCTGGATAATCATAATCCACTATCGTGAAATGAGAGTTGAGAAGGATTGAGAGTAGATTTATGATAATGTTGTTTTTATTCAGCTCATCAACTACTATACCGAATTTTTCTTGGAGAATAGATTGATACACCGGAGAGTTACGAACCTTTTCCAGAAACTTCTGATTCTGAATAGTCCGTTTGATAAGCTTTTCAACGTTTCCGGATAAGATCATAGGAAGATAGATGAATCCTTGATATTGGAGACGTTTTTTCAGTATCAACATGAGCTTGATATATTGAGAGCGTGTCAAGAGATTAATATCTCTATACCCACCGAAATACTTCGCATAGAAGTAACCTACGAGCTGAACTTGAAATTTGTTGATCTTGTGATGTTGCTCGTAGAATCTAAGCTCATCTTTGTCGATATCGATACCGAATCGTTTTTTTATCTTTTTGATCGTCTTCTTTATATTAACAGAAGACAAGATAACCAAGGACTCATCGATTTTGGCCGAGTTCATTTCAAGCTTATCAATACCGCTCAAACCCTCTGAGTCCTTCGTTGTGGTCAATTCTCTCATCGTATAATTGTATGGTGTTATTGAAAAGAAGCCAAGCTGTTTATCCAAGACAACGGAGTTGAAACTGATGATGTTTTTGTGGAATCTATATTTCACCATCGTCTCGGAAATGATGTTCTCTTTCAGCAATGTGTCCATATAGATAAGCGGGTCCATACCCATGATCTCCCGCTGATTCCATATGACACTGTTATTACTATAGTGCCGTTTTATCTTCGACTCTACAGTTATTCGAAGTTTCAGATAGATATCAACCTTGTCGTCCCACATATAGAACAGATGTTCATAGAAGATGAACAATGGGGTCTCTTTGTCCTTGATGATGTTATTCCTATTGATATAGTGGAACAACACCGGAACCATGAGTTTCATTCCCATTGAAATCTTCATCATGATTTTTGCGTGCTCATTGGTGAATTCCAATGTCTCCGCATACTTGATGTTGTTTTTGGACTTAAGGTCGATATAATAATTATCCTCAACCATACGGTTAATTTTCTCTTTCATCGATTCGGTAAACAATACCGAGTAAAGCATTTTGATGAAAACTTTTCTTTTGATGCGTTTTTTCTTGTTGTCGATTTGATGCTTGAGCATCAGGTAAGCCATAAGCAGCTCATTATCCGTATCGTAAAACTTGATGAAATAGTTAATATACAAAGCAATTTCGGGCAACTGTTTAACATACGAATCTTTCTTGATTACGAATACGTTAAAACCTTTGTTACCCTTCTTGAAAATTTCATCAAACGGAATAATCAGAAGCTTTCCGTCACAACGAACAATCTCGTCTTTAGGATTCTTATAGACGATCTCATTTTCACTCGCTCCTTTAGCCCATTCATCAACCCTTATAAAATCCTGCTTATTCATTATCCCTAACCGCCACCCTCTATTTTAAATTTGTTTCTCCACATCCTACCATTATAATATATAATTTATTTAGGTCTTATTCTCGATATGGATGATTTGCGAGGTTTAATTTTTCCTTTGTCCATAAATTTTACTAAATCATCATCCTTGGATTGTCTAGATGTGGAAGTGGCAGTTCTCTTTGTGATGCCCGTTGTTTTATTAGAGGATCTGTTTTTGGAAGAAGTATCTTTCTTGGATTTCCTTTTTTCTTCCTCTTCTTCGCGCTTAATTCTATTATTTTCACGCTGGATTTCTCTTTCAATAGTCTCAGTATGTCTAATCTTTTTAAGAAACTCATCCTTGTTAAATTTTTTAGCTATGAGTTCAATAGCCGACTTTACCATATACTTAGAAGCATTATTCAAAATATGCTGACAAGCAAAAAAGATGGTTTTTTCATAACTGACGATTTCACCAGGATTTCGAGTAACCGGAGGATTTTCGAATACCCTCTCATCAAATTTACCAGCAAGTTCTTCCACAAAGAGTCCGTTGAGGTTAAAAGCATAAGCATATGTGTACGTAAAACTAGGGCTGTTTGAGAAGAATTTTACATAGTATTGATTGAGATTTTTATGTTCTGTGGCACCCTCAGATGGTATGAAGTGAAGGACTACGTCATATGTATTCCTTCTTTTAGTATTTTCACTAGGTATAATCAAATGAAAAAAATATGATTGACCATAGCTATAAATCGTCACAGAGATTTTTTTATCAGGTTTTGAAAGCAACAACTCCAGGCGATTTCGTAAATCATTTTGAATTAACTGTCTACCGGGAATGGCATTGCTGCCTTTACCCATCGGATTGTCAACAAACTCCCTAAGCGTTTGGAGGATAAACATAATAAACCCCCTTGTATATATCAATAGGGGATGGTGGTTCCATCCCCTATTGATATTTATTTTTTTATTCGATGTCTGTGTCGCTTTTGATGGTCAAGAATTGGTTACTGCCCATGATCAGCGCAACAATAGAAGTTGCGGCCTTTGTGATTTCGATATCGGTAAAGCAAGGATTGATAACATCCGAGCTATATTGGTGTGTTATAAGGTTGTAGACTTTTTGATCTTCAACACACTTATCTACGATTTGCATAATTTCTTCATCACTCAACGAAGTTCCTTCAAAACCATTTTTCAATACAATAGAAAATACCGAACGAAATGCTTTACTAAAGAGAGTGTAGATAGTTTCTTCATATTCGACTTCCATGGTCTCTTTTATAAGATCTTTGATAATGATCGGAATAATCAAATTACCACCAATGTTGTAACCATAGTTGAACGCAGATTCACATGCGCGAACTGCGTCTTCAACAAGGTCAAAATTTGCACCTTTTTCGAGCGAAGAATTACCACCAACATGAATAACACCCATTTTTCCGGCAAGCTTAGAAACACGTTTCTTGAGATCGTAAACTTCCGGATTGGGCACATTGAGTTCCATATTGGTCTCTTCGGCTTTTTTATATTTGGTGATTGCATCAGTCAACGCAACCTTATAAAGTTCTTCATTTCTCTTTACGAACCCGCTAATCGTCGTTACAGACGGGCCGATCGTGATCTTCTTGGCTTCACCAACGAAGTCGTCGAGGGGGAACAATTTTTCTTTCTTATTTTCTTGCCCTTCTTCACTCTCATCCTCTTCATTGAGTCCAAGAAGTTCCCTCATATCATTTTCCCGGAAGATACGGCATCCGGCCATGATTGAAAAATCGTTGTAGAATTCGTGTTGAAGATTATTCACCAACGTTGCACGAGCATAGACAACCTGAGTGGTGCGGGATGCTTTAACCTCAAGTTGTACAGTCGAACGAAGGTAGTTCAAGAAAGTTTCATCGTATCTAGGAGCGATAACGACAAGTCTGCGTCCAGATTGCATTGCAACTTGAATCACATGTTGGATAACATGCTCGAAATGATTTTCCCTATCGACCCTATGATCAAACATGAGAATCAACGGGTTATTAATTTCACATGTTCCATCGTCAGAGTTATTGATATAGATGGTATCCAAATAGGAAATCGGAGCTTGATAACCGTCAATGATTTCAAAGAATGTACGATTTGTTCTCGATTTAACATATTCGATGGATGGATTCTTTGTTTTCTCATAGATTTCTCGAATCATACGGGCGATTTTATCGTCCCCGTTAGTGGAAACGAATGCCAATTTATAAATCTCATTGAGACCTTCCGTAGTTTCAATGTCGATCTTCTTGGACCGTTTAAGGATTTCCACAGAAATTCTTTCTGCAACCTTAGTGAGAGAGTCAATGAGATCTTTGGGACGAATTTTGCTCAATACAGGGTCGGATTCGATAGTTTTGAGAAGTTGGTTAGCAGCAACGATAGAAGAAGTACTACCATCGCCGACTTTGATAACTACTTGTGCCGCAATATTCACAAGAAGTTGCATAATCGTGTTGTCAATGCTTTCAGAAAACTGAATTTTTTTGAGGATGTTCCAACCGTCTTTCGTAATGTGAACATCCCCAAACCTCTCAATAATTGTATTAGAACCGGCGGGACCCAGAGTATTTTTGAGCATTCCTGCCACAGATTCAAAAACAGCACGCACTCTGTTTCTGAACGTATCCCGATCGATTACATTCCATTTACTCAATACCTTAACATTTTCGGGAGTTGCAATAGTTTCGCTCATCTGATCTTTCTCCTCCTGTATTTTTATGGTCTTTCTTCATAATTACTGGCTATATTTACCAGCATCCGGTAAAAATATTAGCCCTGTAACTATGAATCTCTAATAAAATGTTAGGGGAGTAGTAGAATATTATCTACTACTCCCATTTTTAACCGAATGCAAAATGTTCTTCTGTCAAGTCTAGAGGCACGAATTGAGCAAAGTCGAATCCGTATTTTTTGGCCATTTCTTTGCTGTCTATTTTAAGACTGAGCTCCCCATTTTCATCAAGCTTAAAATTGTAGCCATAAGAAGCTAAGAGAACCGTTGTATTTTTTAATTTATCTGTAGGAGCTATTTTCATAAGCTGTGTAATGTCATTTAAGACAAAGGCAGTTATAGGTTGATCCACCTTGGATACAACTTCCGCTAAATCTCCAACAACATATGAGATTTTTTCCATAGTCCCTGCAGTTGTTTGAATATCTAGATGTATTCTTGGATCATATTTGGGCGAATAGATGTAGATCTTCTTTGTAAAACGTTGTGATATTAATAACGGTAGTGATTGACCAAATTTAAGCAGTTCTGAAGCACTATATAAATTTGGAATGCGCGATTTGAGTTCTATTAAGGTCCCTTCATAGTCAAATTCTTTTTTTGCTAAATATTCAAACACATTGACTTCCGATCTTTGTACACACAATCGGGTCAAGTTTTTAAAATTATAGTCTGAAATTTCTTCTAGATTAAGGTAATCAGAATAAACATCTTTATATTTTTCGAGTATGGTATAGAGTAATATAGGATATGGACTTTTAATGACTTCCTCGTAAATCATAAAAAATGTTTCGGTTTTATATCTTTCGGCTGTAGGGTCCCACATCCGACATCACCTATTTTACTCGACATTAAGCATCCGTTTGAAGTGATCCAGCGCATATTGTGCTCTGGAAAGCCAGGAATTTTTCTTGGCAATAGCTTGACGTGTTACTACCTTATCCGGCGAATTTTCTCTAATTGCTTGAGAAATTACATTAATGATATTATTTACATCTCCGAAGTAAACCACGTCGCGGAACTTTTCAAGCTCTTGCATCTTAGATGCAACAACAGGTTTACCTGCACTGAGATATTCATAACATTTAACCGGGTCGCAACCCGAAATCATTTTGGTAAGTTTAAACGGAATAATTGCGACATCGAACCAAGAAAGATACCTCGGAAGCTCATTGTATTTCTTCATCGGTAAGGAAGTAATATTTTTATGCTCGATGGGGATATTGTAGAGGTTATTCCTGCCGATCATTACCACAGGGAAATAGTCGGCAATGGTTTTTACCAACTCTACATCCAACCAGGTATAAATTGCTCCATAATAGCCGATAAGGAATCTATTTCCTACCGTCGGCATATCTCTAGGACGTTCCAGTCTCTTTACAGCAGGTGAGAAATGGTCATAGTCTGCGCCATTGGGAACCAGAATTGTATTTACACCACGTCTAATATGTTCATCATAGATCACCTTAGCGCTTGCACAGGTAAGATCTGTTTTTTGCTCCATAATAGGAACTACATTTTTCCAAGCAGAAAATTCATCGGTAGCGAGATCGCACGAATCAAACACAGACAGATCGTGCGGTGTTTCGTCGATAAATTTTCCTTGATTTACAGCAGCGTAAATAACAACTTTACCCTTAATGAGATGCTTATAATCTACACCCTGCTTGACAATTGTGAAGTTTGGAAGATCCTTAAATGGTCTAACAATGTCCGGTACGTTTGGAAAGATATTTGCGGGATTGATATAAATAACATTGGCCCCTGCTTGGGCAAATGCTTTCATAAGTTGCTGAGGTCTTTGATGCATAAAGTTATAATCCATGGACGGCGGATAGATTATCGTGATGGTCTCTTTCCCCATTGGGTGATTCACTCCCTCAGTTATTTTTGAACCTCAGGTAAAAGATATTTACCCGGAGCAAATACATGGGTTGCCTGAATACTAGTGTCACAATATAGTTTATAGCCGGCTTTTTGCGCCTCTTCACAGAATACATAGTCTTCCCCATATGTTTCATTAAGTCCATAACGCACACCGGCTTCAATAACATCTCGACGAATTATGTAAACTGCACCGGTTGTATCCACTTCTAATATTCCAGATCTGAGATTTTTTGGCTGTCTACCTTTAATTAAGATATTGTGCGCATAAATAACATCAGAATTTTTAATTAATGCAGAAATAATAGCTTTTCCAGACATAATGAGATCAATAATAGTAGTTGGACTATCGAGTATGATATCACTATCTATAGAGAATGCGTATTCACAATCAGATTTGAGGAATTCCTCAAGAAATACATTGCGAACTGTCGCAAGATCTTCGAAAGAATAATGACCTCTTGTCCATTGTTTTCTGGGATGTTCGATATCATGAACTACATAATTAATCCCGTTCTTTTTAAGAATCATTTCCGTATCGTCAGTGCTGTTATTCAATACATAGCAATATTTTGGAATGATTCCTTGTTGTTTGAAGAGTGAGTCTAAATGCTCTTGGAAGACCCACCCTCTATTACGAACAGGACCGCCAATGAAGACTTTATACATGGGATACACCAACCTCGCCCCGTTTAAGTATAATTATAGGTTTGTACGTTTATTAACGATTTATATTTTAACAAAAAAAAGAGACTATGATAGGAATAGCTATCATAGTCCCTTTTTGTTAAGACATATAGTTATCAATGTCGTCGAGGTTAGCTAATGTAGCAGTAGGAGCTTCATAGCTACTTTCTCCACGGGAGGGCGATTGATTCACATGGCTAGTAAATACTCCACCTCCACCACTATTGCGACCATAACCATAACGTTGTTGGCTAGGTACGCCAACTTTGGTGGCGATATCTTCAATTCTTCCCATGAGTTTATCACGGAAGAATTTGTTTACGAAGCGATCCGCATGAACGGTGGAATTGGACAAACCAATTTTAGCAGCCTTGAGTACTTCATAGAAGGTAATGAACTCACTCTGAATATTTTGAGTGATTTCAAATTCACCTTTTTCTGCATCATAGTTATCCACCGTATATGAAGTACGGAAATTATATTTGATAAACTCCTTAGGAAGCATGGTCTTCTCATCCAGACCTTTGAAAATAGCGAAATATACAACTGGAGTATCATCCTCAATTTGTACACCGACACCAACCAGGGTGTCACCACCAACGGGAACACCTTTAAAGATCTTCTTCTTGTTTTCAATAGCCGGAAGAATGTGTTCCTCGATTTGTTTGATGATTACAAGCAACTTTTCAAGAGTAATAGCAGTCGAGATGACTTTCGAATAATCGAAAAATTCATTTTCCGACCGTTTCGATTCATCCAACGGAGGATGAAGTTTAATGGAAAGAAGTGAATTCCAGTAACCAATAACCATTGTCGACGGGGAAGACCCCTGGCTATTTTTGAATTGAATTGCGGTAGTGTTTATGTTGACTTGTTCACGGTTGTTTGAATTCGATTGAAGATTCATCTGGTTAGCCTCCTATATTTTTTTAATTATTATAAAGTTTTAAATATAGTATATTATTATTATTTATGGCGACAATTTTCCCTTATTCTTCCTATTTGGTAGATATGGATAGAGCTTTGTCCAATCGTCATCTAAAACGTTCTCAACCCATCTCTCACAAACAAGGGTGCTTGTTATCCATTGAAGGACAATCTTCTTTCAATTCCCCACTTTTATATGCATCAATTACTTCAAGTGCGATATATTTTTTAAGACTGTCGAAGTGTTCATCCATGTCAATTCCTTTTTCCAATGCGGCAATACGTTCTTCTTGATATTGTCTACACAGTTGAATAATACGTTTTAATCTATCAGGTTTCATGTAATGTCACCTCTTTATTTTAGAAAAATTATTAAAATAAAGGAATTTTAAAAAGCCCAAGAGTGTTTACCTCTTGGGCTTTTTATTCATCTTTCTAAGTCGTTTTTCGAGTTCCCTACGTTGCTTGCGATTCATAAATGGAATAACATTCCCGGCATCATTTACAATATCTCCGCCTGGAATCGAGTCAGCCACAAATGAATTATCGTGCGCTATACCATACATTGATGCAGCTTGATTTTTTCTAATATTTCTAGCCATGAATTCAGGCATCTGAATATCATTCCTAGAAATAATTTTGCTCTCTTTTAATACTCTTTTATTGATTTCCCTCATGGCTTCATTATCTTCCAGTTCGGAAATATTTTCTACGGTATCATTATGAATTTTTACTTGAGTTTTAAGATATTCTCCCATGTCAGTCTCAAGTTCTTCTTTGGACAAATTTTCATCAGCCAATCTTTTTTCAATTTCTTCCCGCATGAGTTCTTGTTTATCGATAGACATTTTTATCCTCCTCACGGTTATTATAGAGAATAAAAAATGCTATTTTCTGACATCCTTAATTTTAAATCTCTCTATCGATTCATTGTAATCCCTCTGCATTATACGCTTTATCCAAAATTTGTACGGCCACGGGAAGATATTGACAGGTTCCCCATTTTTCATGAATGCTCGTTCTTGAATTAAAAACGTATGATTTAGGATGTAATCGTATCTGTGATAAAAATTAAGAGCATCCCATTCACTTTCGAATATATATGTGGCTTCGGTATATTTGTCAAATTTAATATATACTTCCCAGATATCGGGTTTTTTCTTAAAAAAACTGAAGATTCTTTTTATCATATATTTAACCTCTTTCTTGGATTCCTCCTCTTGAATAGGAAAAATAAAGGAATTTAAGACAATGTATATTGAAAAATTAATTTTATCGATGTAAACATACCAAACCAATCATCAATTATTTTTTTTATTACTAAACTTTCAGAATGTTGCTGATATATTCTCTCTTGCTACTTCTTATAGTTTGAATACCGAGAGACTCCAATACTGAATAGAATCTCTTGAGATTGTCTGTCACAATTGTCCGATAGTCAATGAATGGAATAATCCAGTCTGGAATCTTTTTAACGTTTCGAGGCAATGCAATCACTTGCACACCTTTTTCTGCAATTTTCTTTTCTTTATTATTTAATATTTTCTCAACGATGATCCCGTAGTGTTCCGGACTAACGGCCTTAACCTTTTCAATTTCTGTCGGAGTTGCAAGTTTAACTTTAATGAGGTCAGGTTTTTCAGGTAATTCAATAATATTGACCGGATACAAATAGTTCCAAGCAATTACAGCTCTGACCCCTTGCATTCTCAAAGGATCGGCATATGATTCAAGTTCCTTAACCGATGTCGGGATAAGGAAACTTTTTTCGCCATTTTTCAGAGAGTTAATGATAATCTCTTCAAATTTCTCAAGATCTCTCAGAATTTCACCAACGTTAATCTTATTGGCTTTCAAGATTCTTTCTTCAATAATTTTAGTGAAATATTCTTTGGTTTCTTCCCTGGTTGTAGACTTAATGAAGTCCATACCTTTGATCTCGGTTTTCTCAGGGAATATTTCTTTACCTTCACGAAGTCTGACGCTTGCAAAATATCTTTTCTTCTTAGTCGACAAAACAATCCGGCTAAGAAGATATTCGTTTTTCATATTAATCTTAGGACGATATTCTTTGGGAATATTTGCCGTCTTCGTATATTTCTCAAGAACTTCGGTAATCATATTTGTCAAGATATAACACATCGTGTTGATAGCAATAAATCTAAGTTGTTGATAATCTCTCGACGCGAGATGATTGTGAGGTTTAATTACGAAATTAAACATGAACTCGACCCAAGGATTGAGATTCAAAAAGTTCGAGTCTGTATCAACAATTATGACAGTCTTACGTCTAACGTTTTTCAAACGTTGAATTCTGTCAAAAGAAGGATAATTGTAGAATACAAACTCTTTATAGAAATCCCAGAGATCTTCAAGATTAAACTTAATAGATTCGGGAATTTTATTCGGATTCTTGAATTCCTCAACGTTTTCTACAATCTTAACGAGTTTAGTACGAATTTTCGGCAAATAAGAAAACTCGTAAAGATTGTTTTTGAAATATGCTCGCTTGATATATTCGTCGGATTGATTATTCAGATAGTTAATGAGAAGAGGTTCATATTCTTCTCTATATTCATAAAACATTCCTCTCAGTCGATTAAGAATTTTATCTACTGAGATAAAGGGTAGGAAAGAAGCATCCAGCTCATAATCTTCTTTCCGAATATTTTCCAAGAAATTCATACAGTCATCCAAATCGATAAACGGTGTGTTGTTGGACATGAATGCTTCAAACGCTTGTTGTGTAGTACTTATAAGAGATTGACCCGCAGCGGTTACACTGGTTGCAGTATAAAGATTGAAAAAGTTTGATGTCTCTGCACCAGATGCACCATAATAACTATTCGAATTAACTTTTTCTGTCATTTGAAGTCTGTCGAAAGTTTGATATTCGTAACTACCTTCTTTATGATTGGCCAATTGAGATTTATACTCTTTCCGGAGAGCCATGAATTTCTCCAACATCACAGCCGCCGGATTCAACGCTTGCCCTTGATCCTTAAAGAACACACCAAAACCACCCATAACGGGGTTGGTGCGCTCGATCCAATTGACCACACTCAGCAAATCATCACTAACCGACTTGTGGATGTAGTTATTATGGATTTCAACTTTAGGGTTAACCAAAGTTTCATCGATAATACTGTCGAGAAATTTATTCAATTCTTTTTTATCTAAGTCGGGATACATCTGCATCAAAATATTTCTTTGATGTTTTCTCCATTCTTTAAGAAAAGTGTACCTATCTACGAGTTTGTTACCCATAACCAGCCCTCCTATCTTATAGTACAAATAACTTGATACGCGTCTCTATATTTTATATCTGAAACTTTCTTACTTTGCTTTTCTACTATTTTTAATTCAGGAATATTGTTATTTATAAATTTAATAATTCTCTCTATATGCTGCATGTTCTTTTGGTAGCCATATAGCGTAAACCAACTCTTTGTATCTTCTTTGAAAATATCTTTTAAAGGAAGAGGTAATGTGGTGTCTAATGAGTGTAATAAATCATCAAGAATTGATATCTCCTTTTTAACACTATTCTTTTTATATTCATTTTCAAGATACTTATCGATTACCACAAATAACCCATACATTTTATTTTTATATTTTAACTTCAAAGCGATAATACATAAATTCATCCTTCCTTATTTTTTTAAAGTTTATTTTTTCTTCTCAATTGTGTCTGATCTATAATATATATTTAGATTCCTGCTTAGTAAACTGTTAAAAAGAACATTAAAAATCATGTTCTTCAAAAAACTCATACGAACATTAAGGTAAAAAAATGAGGAAAGGGATGAATCTAATGGCTAAATCGCTTCTTTTCGGCTCTACCGGTCAACCCGTAGCCGACAATGACGATGTTGAACTCGGTCTTGAATCTGAAGCCCTCATCATGGAGGCTGCTCTTCTGGAGAATCTGAATCCAGAAGAACTCGACGAATTTATCTCCGATCACAATGAAGTAAATGCTGCATATCAAGATGAAGTCTTGCTTGAAAAATCTATTGTGCGTCTGGACCGCAATGCACGTTTGTCGCAGGCGCAAAAAGTGGCTGTCTTCACGATTGCAAAACAGAAGAACGACCCTATGTTCCGTAAGTTGTTGACGGTATGGCGCATGGAACGCTACCTGGAAGCTGAGCTCTTTAAGAAGTACGGCAATCAGGCTATGCGTCTTGCTCGCCAAACTGTCAGCAAGGCATCAAAATCGCGTTCGTCGACTGTTAAGAAGGTTGCTCAACGTGCACAGAGTCAATTCAACAAGCCGATTGCTCCGAAACGAATGACGCAAATGCCGAGCGTAATTGTACCCAATAGTTTCAAATAAAAAAAATAAATCCCTGAATAGGCTAAAACCTATTCAGGGATTTTAATGTCTTAGTTTATGTAAGATTCATTTTCATGAAGTCGTTGTTGATGCGATCGAGAAATATTTTTCTCATTTTTCTCTCACGATCTTCTGTGTAAATTCTGTCGTAGATCTTTCTGCCATTTTCATCAACAGGGAGTTTTTCAAAAGCGACCATGATGTTACAGAGGTTCTCGAATGGAATCTCATCGATTCTTTCCCTGACTACGTCATACATATCATCCCGCATGAATGCAATTTTCATGATGTTGAATTTATACGGGGAGATGTGTTTGGCTACGAAATCCCGACTAAAATATGTGATACATTCATTGATAATTTCCGTAGTCTCATTCTCCCATCCCTGATCACTGTTAGAAAAATTATCTGTACCGATTTTTTTGACAGCATCGTCAAGAAGGGAGAACAGTTCGCCGAAAACAATATCATACGCCCTACTACTATAATTACAAATAAAAAATTGTCGCACCAGATCGTCAGAACTACCAGGCTCACCACTGAACATACGAACTTGTTCGATAAGGATCTCCGAAGCAATGTGGAAAGCATTTTCGATGATGATATCTTCTGTTACTTCATTGAACGTAAGAAGATCTTTGAGATTGAGTTTGGTAAAATTCTTTCTAATGAAATCCATGGGAAGACGGAACGAACTCAGAACGAGATAGCCGTATTCTTCTGGGGTCCCATTGAATTTTTCGGGCATAATCTCTTTCAGAGATTCTTGATTGAAAGAACCGTCTTCGTTGAAAAACCCTTTAAGTGCTTCCATTGATAGTCTCTACCTCCATACATGATTTTTATTTATTACCGTATTTATAATATGTATTTAAAAGAAATTAGTAAACCAATATGTCAATTTCTATGATCCGATTAATCTATCGTTGTTCAATTATATATTATAAGGGTGTTAAAGAGGAGATGGTGGATAAGTAGAAAAATACTATCCAGTTAACAAATTAGTGAGAGATATAATAAATAGGAGGTTGGGATTGGATGATAGTGCAACCTGGTTTAACAGAAGAAGCAAAGAAAACAATGGAGTTCCTTTCAAATAATATTTTGATTATTGAAAATCACACAAAGAATAAAAAGTCATATAATGAGTTCATTGAGAAGATCTATGATTTCGTTAAACAGGGTTTTGAACATAAAGAGTTCCGAACCCATCCAGTTTACTTTAAATTCTTCAATCGAGAAAACGAGTATATTCACACACTTCAACTTAGACATTTTTTGACCAATATAATGATGTGGGAACCGTTGGTAAGATTGGAACGGTTCTCACATATCAACCCTCATTACATTGTAGACTGCTCAAAGATATCTGCAAATCTCATTAAGTCATATATTGACAATATGATTATAATTCCATTCAGGAAGCAATTCGACAATAAAAAATTGAATAAAGTTATTCACGACATGATTCATAATCTGTCTAGGATTTCGACAGATTTCAATATGATTCTTGGTTTGTCAATTAATGTTGAGACATTCATTCAAGTTGCAGAAAGAAATCCACGATTCAATGAAATAATCAGAACCAAAATCGATGAAAGTATGCAACCGAAGGAAATTGAGGATTATCTTGATCAACTCATGAATGAAGAAATTGAAATTTTGAAAACAGAAGATAACTTCCTCAAACCCATTCTGATGGCTGGGACAGGTATAAAGCCAAAGCAGCTTACCGAGTTCTCTATTAATGGTGGGTTGAAACCGGACCTCTATGACAACACGATTCCTATTCCGATTAACTCGAACTTCATCGTTGGTGGACTGGGTAATGTAACCAATTATTATCTGGATTCCCTTGGCGGTCGTAAGGCTGCCATTATGAATAAGCACGTAATGGGCAAATCAGGACACTTTGCCAGAATGGTTATGCTTCTTGCGTCTGACATTGAATTGAAGAAAAAGGGTGAGGGTGCTCTCGACTGCGGAACTCTCTATACTGTAAAGATAGAGGTGAAAACTCGTGAGCATCTTAAGAAACTTATTGGACGTTATTATCGTTTCCCTCACACTAGGGAATACAAAGTGATTAAAGCCGAGGATGAACATCTTATCGGCAAAACCATCCTGCTCCGTACGCCTGTAAGATGTGCAGGAAAGAAAATCTGTATGAAATGTTACGGGGAACTGTATTACACGAATAAAAACCTCAAGTCTGTAGGTGGTTATGCAGGAACTCAGGTCACAAACCCACTATCACAAAATATTTTGTCAGCAAAACACTTGCTAACTACACAATCAGAAGAAATAAAATTCAACGAAGAATTTTATAAATTCTTCTCGATAAACGTTAATGAAATTTATCTGAACACCGAGAATGAGGATGTTGATATCAACCAATATAGCATGATCATTATGAAGGATAACGTTCAGACAATTGATCAATTCGATGATAGTGAGTTCAACTCATACATCTTGTTGTTCGAATTGAAAAACCGTAAGACCGGCGAGGTCATCGAGATCCGTGAGCAAAACGGAGGAGAAATGTATATCTCTGAAGATCTCAAAAGGTTACTGGACAATAACAGATCATCCAGAGACTATTACGAGATTCCATTAAGCAATCTGTCTTTTGACGACAGATTGTTTGTCATGGAAATTGCAAATAATGAACTTACGAAGCCCCTATATAGCATCATGAACCTTCTTAATAGAAGTGATCATGAAGGATGTACTACTGTGGACGAGATGGTTCAAAAGTTTCTTGATCTACTTATCGAATCGAAATTCTCAGTAGACTCTGTTCACGCTGAGATTTTGATTAGACCGTTGATTAGGAGTACGAAAGATATACTTCAACCGCCGAATTATCGAAAATATGTAGAAGGTAACGAATATAGGATCTTGACAGTAGACTCTGCTCTTCAAAACCATCCGTCTGTTCTGATCAGTCTGTCGTTCCAGGATCTGAGCAGACAATTGATCAAGCCCATCACATTCAGAAAGAGTGGATCTTCGTTCATCGATCCGTTCTTCAAAGAAAAAATTTAAGAATAATGTCTCGGGATATCCCGAGACATTATTTTTTTTATTTACATAAACTCAAAGATTTTAAGTATATATTATAATAACGTAATAAATAATAATCATATCGGAGGTGTTGATATGGAGAAAGTAATGGCAACTGGAATTCCTCTTGCAAAGTGGGCACGTCAAAATGATCCGGGTGATCATAAGTTTAAGCAATACTACTGGGATCAGATAAACTTTGTTGCAAATAAAATTGGCCTTCTGTTCTTCGATGATCGACTGACAATCAACGGACTCGGTTTGAGAATAAAAGTAATCGGGTCTCATGTGGCCAAATCTCTGAGACTCCCAGTATTCTTCTTGGATTTCAAAGATATTTTCGGGGTCGAATTCATACTCGCAAACAATCTCCTCGGATGGAGAGTCAGCGTGAATAGTGTTATACCCCTCACTGTCGATTTCTATGATATAGTCGACACCAGAAATAGAAATCATCTGATCTTCGATGCTGGTTATAGTGAGGATATGGTATATGAATCCCATGAAGATAACAAGTATCGCTTCACTTTCAATTGCTCTGACAGCTTTGACCTCTATGTCGCATTAACCATCATCAGGAGTCATCTTATCCACACGAATAACTTCATTCCTAAAAAAGCTGGTTGAGGTGATCTATATAATGAATAAAAGAATACGATTTGTAAAACGATACAATCCCAGTGAATGGACTCCTAAAAAAGAAACTTATGAGGATTATTGTGAACGTCATAGAAAGGCCGGCACGGAACCGTTGAATGAGATTCAATGGAGAAGAACAATCGTCGATAGAAATTGGCCTATTTTACACTGATCATTAAAAACAAGGATGGATAGAGATAACCATCCTTGTTTTTTTTATTTTTATAAAAACTTTATTATAAAGTGATATCTCTTAGTTTTTTTTTGGAGGTGTCTATGATTATATGAAAAAAACTATAACTGTACGCCATACATCTATCATAGTCACTAACTATGAGCTTGGTGAAAATAAAAATCTGGAAAATATGCTATCAATTTGGGACCCCATCTATTATAAGATGGACACCCCCGGATTTTTTTATAATGCTGAGAAGAAACAACTTTATTTACCCAGAGGTATAGATTTAAATTATCTTGAAAGAGCTTTCGGCGTAAGATGTAAGATTAGCTATGAGCATGATCCCGTAGAACCTGCATCTTTTCGTCTTTTAAAAGAGCCTAGAAACGATATACAGCGTAAATCTATTTCATTCCTGTTGGGTGAAGGTGAGTTTAGATATGCGAAAAAATATTCCCAACAGGCTCTTGATTTGGATACCGGTGATGGGAAAACATATTGCGTAATTGCAGCTTTGACTTTCCTTAAAATGAAAGCGATTATTATAACTCCCAATGATAATATTAAGAAACAGTGGATAAAATCTATTATAAATATGACGGATTTAAAAGAACCTTTCATATTTAATATAAGCGGAAGTGATGCTATCAGGAAACTTCTCTCTATGAAGAAAATTCCTTATAAAGTATTTTTTGTTAACCACCAGACCATCCACAGCTTTGCTAAAAAAGAAGGATGGGATGCTGTTGGTGAATTCTTTGTAAAATTGGGTATTGGAGTGAAGGTTTATGATGAGGCACATTTCAACTTTGAAAACATGAATTACATCGACCTTCATACCAATACAAAGAAAACAATATATCTTACTGCTAATTTCGAACGTTCACATTTCCGTGAAAATATAATTTTTGAAAGATGTTTTAAGAACGTCCCTAAATTCGGTAAAGAAATGGCAGATGAGAAGAGAAAGCATATCATAGCAGTTATTGTGAGATATAAAACACGTCCGGACATGGGCACTAAGGCCGCTGTTAAGGGTGTACATGGTTTTGACAGAAATAGATATATCGACTATCAAATTGGACAAGAATTATTTTATAAAAAGATAATGGAAGTTCTCAATTTTATCGGAGATAAAGAAGGTAAAATAGTTATTTATTTATCAAAAAACGATGCAATTGACACATTGTATGATTTTCTGATGGAGAATTATGATAAGAGAACCCCGATGAAATACAATTCGACAATAAGTCCAGAAGAAAAAGAAAAAGCTTTGAACTCTGAGTTAATTTTGACAACACCAAAGTCACTTGGTACAGGCTCAGATATTCCCGGACTGCGATTTATAATCAATACTGAGCAATATACTTCACCTATTACAGCAAATCAAATGCAGGGAAGATTGCGGGAATATGCCAAAGATAAATTTACATTCTATTTTGATTTGGTTGATGTTGGTTTCCCTCAAACTGAGGGAATGTTAAGAAAGAGAATGAAAACGTTTAAAAAGAAATGTGCTCAGATTATTGAATTAAAACAAAAATAATTAAAATACGGGGTTTATCAAAACCCCGTATTTTAATTTATATATTATATTTTTGATATTAATAAATAATTAAGGAGGAATTAAAATGACTGGACAACAATCGGCAACCGAAATGAAAAAACCGAAGCTTCTTTTCGGCCAAATTCGTGAAAGAGACGATGAATATGTTGACGAGGCTTTTGTTGTAATTAAATTGACGAATAACAGCTATGTTGCCGTCAAATTGTCTGATGATGGTGAACATGGTCCTATTCGTGAATGTGAACATTTTGAAGAAGTGTTTAAAGTTGTGAATAAACGAATTTTTGCAGAATATTGCACCATTGAAGGTTTTATGGAAGCCTTCCCAAATTTACTGAAAAAGAGAGGGAATATAGTCGAACCAGCATTTTTCTCTCTATTCAATAAGATTGTAGAAAGTGTGCTTAATGATAAAGGTTCATTCAATCGGGGGAAAAATAATGAAAATGCTCAAATAGATGTCGATATCTATTCAGTTACCTTTCATTTGAAGGGTGAAGTCGTTGAGTGTTGGTATAACGACCGTAACAAAAATAAAACTGGAAATTCTGTAGAGATACCCCTCACTGTTTTCTTGGCAAACAACATTACCAAAGATGTGACAGAGAAAATCGTTGAAAATATGAAAAAGAAAAAATATTCTATGGCATCCTTTGGTAGGAGTAAGATGAGGAACGCTGATGACGATTTCTCCAATGCAAGAAATGTTCATTGTCGAAAGACAAATAGGGTTTTATCTGAAAGAGAAGCAGAAAATGAATTTAGATTGCCTATAGTTGAGCCCAATACCGTTTCATTATATGAATTCTTTTCGTAAGAATAATGTAAAGAGATAGTACAAAAAATATTTTATGATAAGGATATAGGATTTTTACCGTATCCTTTATTTTTTTATTTATTATATCATAATAATGAAGATAATTAATAAAAAAATTAGGAGGTTAAAAAATGGCTTTCAAAGGTTATAATACTATACAAGAATTACTGGAAAAGGACAGGACTACACGGACGGAGAAATTATCAAAATATGGGAAGCAATTAAATACTGCTTAAAAGAAAAGTTGTATTCTTTGGATGAACCGTATGATACGGTATATTTCCCCGGTGTTACTATGGGTGATTGGGTGGAAGCGGTATATTGTGAAATGGAAAGAAGAAAATTAAAGGTCTCATGACCTTTTTTTTATTTCTATCTTTTATTTTTTTTTTCACTAAAAAATAATTAAATTAAAAACATAAAGGTAATTATCCCAACCCATCCCCAACCCCCCTCAAAGCGGATGCACTCAAATGTGCATCCGCAATTTTTTTTGTTAAAAAGGTATATTTTTGGAATATAAATTATATATTATATTTTTGGAAATACTTATTTGGTATAAAGTCCTGCGGCTCGTAGGGCCGACGGCGCCGCTTTTGGTCGCGGTTCGCATTCGCAACCGTCGACGCGATGAGGCCAGCGCGCGCCCAGCCCTCAAGGCTAAAGTGCGGATCGCTGATCAGACCGCCGAGATCGCCGCTGCCGAATTGATCCACGAACCACTTCGGCGCCGGCACGTGCTCAGTCAGCGATTCGGCGATTGCTATTTTCTTCGAATCAATTTAGTGTTCTTATCCCAATTTTCCATTTGCTTTTTTATAGAATCAAAACGTTCATCCTGTTCTTTTGAAAACTTTTCGAATTTCTCAATATCATCCATAACTTTCTTGTGCACAAACCCTATGAATTGTTTGGTTTTAGAGAACATGCGAAATGCCTCCTTTTTCTGAACTTTATTATACGCAAAAAGTATTAATTATACCACTGTCAAACAACCCCGCCCAGCCACACGGCCAGGCGGGGTTTCTTCCCGTTCACTTCCCGATGATGTTTTTCGTTCCACTCCAAAGCCCCATCGCGCTGAACGCCATGACAAAACCGGCCAGTACAGCGTATTTCGGATCGTCCGGCGCCACGTACACGAACTCGGCGATCTGGTCAGTCGCGCGGATCAGGTTTCGATGCACCGCCTCCGCGAGCTTCACAGCGGCCGCCGGGCGGGTGGTGTATACTATTAGTCCAAATTAGTAAAAAATAAAGGGATGGTTAATATACCATCCTTTATTTTTTATGTTAGCCGCATTTTATTCTTATACATAAATTCTTTTCTTACAAAATAACTATGTTCCTGAAGTTTATTTCGAATATCTTCAGGTATAGCTTGGTTTTTACTGACCATTTCATAAACAGCAATGATAGTATCAAACATAACATTTGCCGCTTCAAATGCTTCCTTAGAAGTATAATTTCTATCTGCATCGGCTATAAAATATTTAAATAACGAATCTTTTTCCAAAACATCTAATGCAAAACTATAGCTAACGGGATTTGTATTTAATTGAATACAAATTTCAGCAACTTCATCTACAAATTCATTTAATTTTTTTGCATACTCGTCAAATACTGAATGTGTAGGATCAAAATCCGTTCCGGTCACTTTCCAATGAAGAACCTTCATGTTGTGAGCGTACACGACAAGTACAGACAAAAGACGTTGAATTGGATTAAACATTTTTTTCATCCTCCATTTTATTATGCAATTACAAATTGATCCACGTCAAGATGGAATACATCTTTCCATCTCTCGATGAGATCTTTTCTTTCGCTTTCAGCATTCGACCATTCATCAATCTTCAAACTAAAGTTACCGTATGCCGTTTGAATATCAGTATAATGCTTCATTGCATTATATAAAAATATCTTTACGTCAAGAAGGGCTAATTCATAGAAAGATTGCCAAGTCGAATTAGAAATAGATGCGAAATTGTCTAGATGTTGTAATGCAAATTCAATCTTAAGTTCATCTGCAATGGTAGTTAAATTATATAAGTATAAGAGATTGGGATGTCTAAATTTGAATGTGAAAGAAGGAGTCGAAATAGATTGAAGGTTTGCATATGCTTGAGTTAACATGAGATCATTATATGCGTAATAGTCTGCTGTTAATTCGGGACTAAAGTATCCATTTCCGAGCATTTTATTACGCGGAGTAATCTTTCTAATATAAAGAATTTTATTGTCGCCAAAAATATCAGGTAATTCATAGATAGATTCTTGATAGTCGGTCTTTAGTGCTCTCATTTCCTTCAAATTCATATCCACTTCAAGTATATACGGAGAATAAGTGCTAAAAACAGGGAGAGTTTTTATTCTAAGAACATTGATGATGGCTTCATCTTCTTTTTCAAACGGAATCACCAATCCGTAAATTCCTAAATCAATTTTTATAGACGTTAAAAGGTCACTTGTGTTGAGCATTTTTATCACTCCTAAGCACAATATATTACTTATCTGTTACTAAAAACAGCTATTAAAGGAAAAGAGATATAAATAATACCTAGTTACCGTCTGGCAACTAGGTATTATTTTTTTTACAGTTTACTCATGAACGAACGAATATCTTGTTTGATACGATCTTCGATTTTAACTACGAAAGTACGGTTACCTTCACGGACGATAACGTTCTTAAAATCCTTAGAGACTTCCATGGACTCCATTGCTACTTCATATACATTGGAGACAGCACGCAGGTTCTTGGATTCCATTTTAATGAAGTCTTTGATCTGAGACTCATTTACAGGTATGAGAGTACCTTCGGATACAATATTGGTGCCACTATTGAACGACTTAACGATTTTTTGAATTGGTTTACTTTTATCACGATAAGCCTCAGGATGGCTAGGAAGAATAACCCAGTCGTAACATACGATATGGCAACGAGATTGCATTACCGCACTACCGTCTTGGAATTTGGTCAACTGAGCAAGGGCTCTAAGACTAAACGCCGGTTCCATTCCCTGAAGAATCATCCGGGTAAATTTAGATCCGGGACCATTATCGTCAAATGTATCAATGTTACCCATCAATACATTGTCGCCTTTATACCAGAATTTATTAATCCTATGAGAAACGTTGTTAGGGTCAATGGTGAGAATTCGTTTGACATCATCGCTCATAGGATGACCTGCTTCCCCACACCATGTGCGATTTTCGATAAGTTCGGAAATGTGAGGAGCCGACAAAGAGGCTTTCATAGGAGCGGATCGATATTCGCGGCGGTTTCTATTTTGACGGTCGAAAACTTGGAGAACAGTATCAAAATTAACGTAGAAAAGACCGTTTTTATCAACGACTTGTACGTTTTGAGGCTTAACAGGATCAGATGCGGCCTCCATAATGAGGTACGCTACTACCTCACCTCTATTTACCATATTTATTCACTCCCGACTTTCTTGTATTTTTATTATTTAAATGTTGATATTTGAGGACTATACCTGATCTTTATTTTTTGGAAAAATCAACAAATACTTAAAAATAACACGAAAGGAAGAGAATGAGTATATGGGAGATAAAATGTTCCAACCCGCCAATCATAGCGTTTCATCTGTCCCTACAGGAAATCGTGCGGTTTCCATTAAAGAAGCATTTGAGACATTGAAAAAAGATTATAGTCCTTTAAAGGTCATAGAATTTATGGATATTGTAAAATCCAAGAATCTTAATGAGGTTCTTGAAAATGCTAAGTTTATATTTTCCGAACCTACAGTCGGTCACAAGTTTATTTCAAATGTTATTAAAACCTGCGAAATCCCGACAGAAAAACTTGTTTATCTCCAAGAAAAAATGAACCACTTCTACAATAATGCATTAAAAGGCGGCTATAATAATAAAGAGCATCTTGAAAGTATAAAAGAATCGCTCAATTATTTAGACCAGATTTTGATCGATAAAGATACTGAAAAGTACATCGCAAACGAAACCATTTATGAAATTTACAAACAGTATCTTCCCAGACAAACCCTGACAGGAAATTCTGTTTCTGACGAATTGGATATCATTGTGTTTAATATTGGTGAATCTCCGTCGATCGTAATCCCCTATGCAAAAGGATTAGAAGAAATTAGATGTGCAGATGATTTCCTGCGCAATGATCCATCGGCAATTATTATTAAAAATACATCGGTTGTTCTTAATATCCCTAATAATTTAAAGGATGAATACAAAAACCATATTGAGAAACTCATCAATCTTCCTGTAAAAATTGCTGATATGTTCCATGAGGCTGAAAATGAAAAATATTGCAATAATGCTACGATTGAAAGTGTTAAAGCTGTAATGAAAGTTCAGCTTCAGAGGATTGATATTGCTCTCGGACAAGGAGTAGGAGTTGTAGAATTCCTTAACCAATATGCTGAAAAATTGAAAGAAGCTATCGGAAAGCTTTGTGAGCTTTCTGAGAAGAAGCTTCAAGTAATGAAAGAGGGTTTCGATGGTCTGATAGCAAGTTTTGCTGCAGATGGTATTTATGAAGACCTCTTCCCGGATGAATTGGATGAATATGATAATTTGGATGAAGAAGATGAGGATATCGAAGAAGAAATCGAGGACTGTGAAGATGATGACGAGGAAGAAGAAAATAAAATTGACTTTAGATTGATGGAACAATCTTTTGCGATTCAGTTCGTTAAAGCTTTCTTCAATGACAATGAAGAGATAAATCTGGAAGCATTTAATAAAATGATCGATATTGCAAATCTTTACGAATTGGTACTGGAAGCAGCTGAAAAGAAGAAAAGTTTAATTCTACATTCCCTTAATTTACGGAGATATAATTTTACTCCGGGCCAATGGTTGATTTATCTTCTTCTTACTGATCCCATTAATTTCTATATGACATATACTGCATTTGCGAAAGATAAAAAGGGAAGTTCTTTTTACAAAGAAGTCAATAAAGTATATTATGAATTTAAAAAAGAATGTAAAAAGGCGAAAACAAAAGAAGAAATTGGAAAGAAAATTGCCGAATGTGATAAGCTGATTAGTAAGTTGGAATCTGGTAAGGAAAAAATTGCACAAAAAGTGGGACCTGATTCGATGGGTCGTATAAAAGAAGGATCAATTCCTTATAAATTTAGAATGGATGCAATTGATACTACCTTGATCAAACTTAAAAACCTTAGAATTGATCTTAAGAAAAAGCTGGAAACGGTTAAAGAGTCGTTTGAACCTGATATCAATATTTCGTTTGACGATATCGACGCAATGTATGACGATAAAATCTTTGAAGCGGAAATTATCCGAAAAGCAGCGATTGCTGCCGATAAAGGAACAAGAAAAATTATCCATGGCATACGTCGTAAAAATTTAAATAGAAAACGTATAACAGCTATTGCGAAACGTGTTCCGCAACGCATTGATAGAATGACTGACACCGTTATTAACAGCCTTGTAAAACTTGATCGTGAAGAACGACGTAAGCGTATTATCGAAGGCGGTTATAAACTTAGACTTTTTAAACTTATTAGGAAAGCAGCCATGACGGGGGCTCTTGCTTTTATTCATCCTGCCATTGCAGCAGTAGGTCTTATCGCAAGTATTGCTCGTGATAGAAAATTAGATAAAAGGGTCCGTATGCGTATTGTGGATGAACTCGAAGCCGAATTAACCATTGTTAATGAAAAAATTGAAGATGCAAAAGCTGCCAATGAGCGTCAGAAAAAGTATCAGTTGATGAGACTTAAAAATAAACTTGAACGGGACATTGTTCGAATTCGTTATAATATTAAGGATATGGAGGAAAATCTATGACTGATTTTATAGATATTCTTTTGGAAGCGAGAGGTGGAAGAACTAGACCTAGAAGAAGAGTAATCAAAGTTAACACCGATGAACAAAATGTGACTGATTACAGTGAAGAAGTAAATGAAGAAGAAATTGAAAATGAACAAGATGGACAAGAAGATCAAAACGAAGACAATGAAGATATCGATCAAGATGAAGAACCTATCGACTATACAGAAGAAGAATCTGAGCTTAATCCCGAAGACAATCAAGAAGACGAAGATTCTGATAACGAAGAAACAACCGGTGATGAAGACGGTGAGACCGAATCGGGTGGTTCCGATGAAGATGGGTCAACTGACTACACTGAGGAGACATCTGATGGAGATAATGATGTAGGGGACGAAGTTGATAATTTTGGAGAAGACGAAACTGAAGCCGATGAAGGGGGTGGCTCCGGTGAAAATTCAGAAGAAAATAATGAAAACGATGATGAGAAGACGAATAAACGTCTTCTGTTAGCAGATTTTACAACTTTCTATAATTTGAATAGAAATGTTATACGAAAATTATCTTCGACAAATAAACCAGATGTTTTGATTAATAAAATCATTAACCAAGTGAAAATTAATTTGATCAAACTTGATGGTTTACTTTTTGATTACATTGTATACCAATTTCCAAAGGAGAGTTATGTTAATAATCTCTATAAATATAATAGTTTCATCGAAGCTTTTAGATTGAATGCTGAGATGCTTAAAAAAATAAGGGTTTTGACTGACAATGATAAAACATAATTATAAAAAAATAAAGGAAGGAAGTGTAAATCTATGGCGTCCTTTGATTACCTGGACGACGAATTCCAAACCACTAACGTGGTTGGTAGTTTTGTAACAGACCGTGAGCATGATTTCAAAGCATCCATCAAAGCTGTACTTGAGGGTTTCCGTAATGCTACGCAAACGGACCCGATTGAGGACATCGCAAAGATCCTCAAAATCGAATCTCTGACTGAGGACTACAAGAATCGTCTTATCGGTGACGTTCTCACGGAAAGTGCAATTAAAGACGATCCGTATCTGTCGCTGATGCCGGAGAAACTGGAACAGCTTTTCGAAAACACGAGGGTGGAAATCCTGCGCGAATCTTCGGTTGGTCAGCTGGCCCCGATCGTTGGTATCTCGCTGCCGGTTCTGAAGAAGAACTATCTGCAATGTCACTCGAAGGACATTGTGATGACGGAAGTTCCGGCTAAGCCGATCGTGAAGGTTTCTTTCGAACGCCGTTTCCTGAAGGATAAGAACGGCAACAGGTACTACATCCCGGAAATCTTCTACGATGACAGCTACAAGAATGTGCTCGGTGAAATGCGCGGCAAACCGATCAGTAACAAATGGTATCCGGAAGTTGGCAGCCTGCCGTTCCAAGACCTCGACCTGCTGACGGAATCCGGCGGTTCGATGCAAATGCGTGACTCGCTGGGTCTGGACTTCGTTATTGACGCTGTTCAAATCGAAGTTATGGGTCCGGCCGCTACGCCGACGCCGGTTCTGAAGACCATCGAAGGTCTGAACATTGTTCCGGATACGGGTGTCAATGGTGGTGCCGGTATCGGTTCCTTCAGCTATCGTATCAACACGGAAGACGAGCAAGGCAACCCGGTAAGCGACGTTATTGTCGGTCAAATCAGCTTCTATGACGGCAAAGTCTCGGTCGCTTCGACAGGTGGCAAGATCAAGAAAGTTCGTTTCGGCGGTCATCTGTCGAACCAAAACAACGTTAACACGGTTGACTTGGACCGTGAACGTGAGAACCTGACGTGGCAAATTCCGGACGGCTATCGTCTGAACACGGGTCTGACCATTGAGAAGATCAAGGACTACAAGGCTCTGTTCAACACGGATATCACGACGGAAATCATCGCCGATATTTCGACGGTTCTGACGCAACTGGAAGACTCGACGATCCTGGACTTCCTGGATTCGAGTCTGGCAAAATGGAAAACCAAGAAGAATCTGCCGTTTGGTTACACGGATGGCTTCGTAGAATCCTACCGGTTCTCGGCTACTCCGCCGGCAAACATCTTCGTTACGGTTTCGCAATGGATCGGTTCTGAACTCAAGTACTTCCTGAACCGTGAAATTGACCAACTCAAAACGAAGCTGCGTACCGAAGACATCATGTTCGTGGTATATGGCCACCCGAACAACATCACGCTGATCCAAGATGATGTTCGTTGGGTCATCGACGAAGACACGAAGATTGGCGGTATTCAACTGGACTACAAGTTCGGTGTTATGACCGCTAACAAGAACCGTGTCCATGTTGTCTCCACGCTTAAGGTGCCGAAGTCGAAGGGCATTCGGATCGTTGCGTATCCGCTGTCCAAAGAAGTCATCACCTTCAAGCATTACAAGTACAGCCTGAACATCGAAAACGTCTACCGGAATCCGTTCACGCCGCTGACGCCGAACGTAATGGGTGTATCCCGTTACCTGACGACGGAAGTTCTGCCGGTTCAAGGCGAATTCATCATCTACAACGACGATTTCGGTCGTCAAGAGCTGTAATTTTCCTTTGTCCGATAATGAATAAAAATAAAAGACGGCAACTCTTATATAAGGAGTTGTCGTCTTTTATAATTCTTTAATTAAGGAAGGGTGACAGATAATGAGTAAGAGCCAAGATATGATCCTCCTTGAGGAATGTTTTTATGATATCAAAAGTAAGAATAATGTCAATGGTGCAATACTTAGAATCCAACGTGTGATTAAGCGGAATTTTGATATCAACTTCACAATCAATATCGTCAATAATGATACTAGAGAATTTTTTGGTATGAGTATTTATCCTAATAAAAATCAAATAGAAAAGATCATTGATGCTATTGTCAATAAAAAGTCCAGTACAGATGTAGTTATTGATCTTTGGCAAAAGACCGACGAGTGGGTTCTTGAAATTGATTCTATTTTGCTCTATGATAAGAACCTTAATGCTAATCCTGCGGAAATTGTGGCAGTTCTTCTTCATGAGATTGGTCATGTTGTTTATTCCAACTCTATCCCTCAGAGGGTAAACCGCATTCTCCGCTATAAAATGATGCACGCTAATCTTGCTTTGAAAAAGCTGATTAGCTGGCCCAAAGCACAAAAAATTATTCAACTTGTTTTTGTGGATGCTTGTAGCTCTAAGAACTTTCGTTATACAAATCTTAAAACTGAAAGAGTTGCCGACCAGTTCGTTGAGAAAATGGGTTATGGTGAGAACCTTAACAACTTCATTGATAAACTCGTTGCAACCCAAGGAAATCGTCTTGTAAATCGAACTGAAGAACAGGTCGATCAAGACATTACTGCTACGGTAAATTGGACTTTTGTTAATATTGCAGAACTTGAATTCCGTAGAAGTAATCTCAGAACTACTTTACAAACAGAACTCCTGAAAAATCCGAGTCGTTTTGTAAGGGATATCGTTTACGATATTCGCAGCACATTCTTTGGTAAGGGTGAGAGTGAAAATCCCTATACTGACGCGGTTAGAGAACAATATCTTACCAATGAATTTAACGTCATTGTAAAAGAGGGTCTGCTCAGTATCTTTGATAAAAATGGAAAAGTAAAGAAAATCACCCAAGCAGATATTGATATTCTCTCAGTTGAAGTTGGTCGTATTGAGAATGAAGACGACAAGATCTATGTATTGGATCTTATCTATGATAAACTTTCGGTCATTAATGCTGCACTTGATCTTATTAAAAATGGTCAAAAGGAAAAGGTTCCTGTATCTAAGGATACTCTCGAATCTTTCAAAGCCCAACTTGAACGAATGAGAATAATGGCCCTCGAAACTCCCATCAAACCCAAACAATACGGGGTCTTTATTAAGTACCCTAAGGGCTATGAGGGTTAAGGTCGGGGAGTTGGTCTCTCATGTCCGGTAAGAAAAGAACTTTTATTTACGATATAAAAACACGTAATCTATCGTTCCTTCAGGTTGCAGTTGATTTAAAAAGACTCGGTATTAAAAATAATATGTTTTTTCTTCGACTCTATGATGAAACACTCCAAGGGGTTGATCCGTTCTCTCCCTATTTGACAGAGGACCAAATGGTTCGTATTATTAATGAATGTATGGTCAACCCCTGGTATTTCCTGCGTGAATGTGTGAGAATTCCGGACCAAGGTGGTAACGGCATACCTTATCAACTTCACCGGGCCAATCTGGCACAAACATTCTGCTTCCTTCTTGGTATAGACCATTATGTGGTCATACCTCGTCAGAAAGGTAAAACACAATCAGCCATAGCAATTATAGACTGGGCATTTCTGTTTGGTACAACTAACTCTGAAATTGCATTCATTAATAAGAGATCTGAGGACGCTATCAATAACTTGGCACGTCTCAAAGCTCAAAGAGATCTCTTGCCTTCTTATATGCAAATGAAGATTGCATATGATGAAGATGGAGATGAAGTTAAAGAACGTAATAATGTCAAGTCTCTTATGAATCCCACGAATAAGAATAGAATCGTCACCAAACCCTCGGCCACATCTATACAAGCAGCGGATGGTATTGGTCGGGGTAATACGCAACCCATCCAATATTACGATGAAGTTGAGTTCACTCCGTTTATTAAGACAATTATTGAGGCTGCCGGTCCTGCATTTGTCACGGCGGCACGGAATGCAAAAAGAAATAACTCTGCATATTGTCGTATATTTACATCTACTCCTGGCGACTTGGATACTCAACCAGGTCAAGACGCTATGGAGATCATCTCTAAGACCTGTAAATGGACTGAAAAGTTCTATGACTGGTCTTTGGATGACATTAATGAATATATCGAAAAATGTTCCGAGAATAAAATCGTTTATATCGAATACAGCTACATCCAATTGGGTGAAGGTGAAGAATGGTTTAACGAACAATGTCGTATTCTTAACAATAACCCACAGAAGATAAAGCGTGAAATTTTGCTGAAACGTATGCGCGGTTCTCAGGATTCGCCATTTGATCCTGAAGATCTCGATGCATTGCCTGATATGAAAGGTATAATTAAAGATGAAATATTCATTAATAAACTATTCCCTCTGTATATTTATGAAGAGCTGGATAAAGAAAGAATTTATATGGTTGGTGTTGACGTAGCAAGTGGTTATGGTGACAGGCGGGATAATTCAGCACTGACTATAGTTGACCCTTATACTCTTAAAGTCGTAGCAGAATTTAAATCGCCATACATCAGTGAGGCTGAATTCACAAAATTCATCTATACGTTAGTCAGAAGATATATTCCTAGGGCTATCGTTATCATCGAACGAAACAAAGGTAGTGCTATTATTGAATTCTTGCGTCAAACTGAAATTGCTAGAAATATTTACTTTGAAAATGTAAAAGACCCGATGGAAGAAAGTGTCGTCGACCGTCTTGACAATAAAGGATTCCTCAAGAAAGAAGCCAACAAACGTCGTATGTTTGGTGTCTGGACTGGTCCTAAATCACGCGAAAGAATGTTCGAACTTCTTTATGTACATGTCAAAGAGAAAAAAGACAAACTCATTGGCCAATTCTTGATAGACGATATCTTGAGTCTTGTTGTTACAAAAGGTGGAAAAATTGTTGCAGGGCAAGGATTCCATGATGACAACGTAATGTCATATTTGATGGTCCTTTATGTGTATTATCACGGCAATAATCTTTCCAGGTTTGGATTCACTAAAGGATCTCTTCCTGATGAAAACGAACGAAATAAAGGTCTCGATTATGAAGATATATATGAGGAATTACCTGAGGATTTAAAAGAGGCATTTAAGAACGTAGGATCAAAAACACTGGCAGATTATCAAAATGATATGGCAATGGAAATAATGCGTGCACGAAGAGAATCCAATATGATTGATGCAATGCTTAGACCTAAAAACTACGTAGAAGATCAAGATGCGTATGATGAGGATATGATAGATATGGATCTTTTTGATGAATTGAATAACTAAAAGTATAATTGTATAGGGTAAAGATCAGCCCTATACAATTATACTTTTTTTATTACAAATAGATATATAAATATAGAAAGGACGGTATATTCATGAACGACTTCCAAGAAGAAGAGTATGAGATTCTGTCCGAGACAGAAACTGATATTTTGATCACGGATTTTCCTGTTGAGCTGATTAAGGAAAACATCAGATATCAAATAAATAACCCATTGTCAACCGATGTGAACTATATTTCCAACGTCATTGATAGATACCGCATTGTTAAAGAAACAGTTATTGATGACGAGGAATCTCTCAAGAAATTAAATTCATCTACAATGGATTTCTTCAATTTCATTATTTCCCAGATTGATGAAAAATTTGATCTTGGGATCAATCTGGACATGTTTGATAATCTGGAAGACAGTATGGAGACTGGAATTGCACTTTATCACTTCTTGATTCTCCGATATAGAAAAAATGTAACTAAATTCATTCATAAATATATTACAAAAAATAAGAAATTCTTCGTAGAGCAATTTGGAGATGAGCAAAGGAAAAAGGATGTAACCTCTGTAGCTACCAAAAAGAAAATTAAAAACAAAGATGATGCATTAATTGTTTCAAATCTTCCAAAAATTATTAATTTTATCTTAACCATGGATATTGAACCCCTTGACTTTATTAAATACATTGCTAGCGATGATAATTATGATGCATCTATTATTAGAAAGCTTATTCTTGAAGGAAATCTTCTCGGTAATTTTGTCAGGGATTATTTGGATATCATTGTAAGCGATTACGATGATGTACTTGACGAGATCCAGACCGAGGTAAAAATGAAGCTTTTAAATAAATCTTAATATATAAAAAACTAAAGAAAAGGAGTTCAGATCCAGATGGAAAACCAAAATGTACAAAACGTCGAAGCTGCTGTTAATGAAACGAATGAAAATCTGCAAGAACAACAAACTGCTGAGCAAGAAGAGTATCAAATCGTTGAAGTTAACGGGGAGAAAGTTGCGGTTAAGCCCGGAAGTACTGAGGCTGAGATTGCTAGGGTTAAGCATCTCTTTGGCCTTAACAATATGCTCGATTCTGTAAAGAAACTCAATGAACAAATGAAAGAACGTCAGCTGCATTTTCTCGGTGACGACGAATCTAAGATCGATCATTTTACTTCTATTCTTGAAAGTAAGACCATAGAAGAAATTAAAAATGCCTCGGATGAAGAAATTATGGATCTTTTCAAAACCGAGGATGGCGGAACTATTGAGCTTGTTCTGGATATAAATAATCCGGAGGAATCGTTCAAATTCCGTCGCGATTTCCTTATTTTCATGAAGGAAAGCATTGATGCTCAAAAGGTTATCGATGAGGAAACGGCGAAGATTGAAAAAGAAATTGCTGAATCCAGGGAAGAGCTTAACAAGCTTATTGAACAATTTGGTGATTTCGAAACATACATTGAAGAAACAATGAATAAACGATTGGAAGTTGCTACTGGTAAAGAAAGAGAGCGTTTGCTAATCGTTAAACAAGCATATGAAGAAGCGGAAAACCTCAACGAAATCTATGAGCACTACAAGAACAAAGGTACTATGATGATTATTAATACCATCGAAGACCTTAAAAGTATTTCTCGGGCAAATCGTGTATATGAAAAATATAAAAAGCAACTTATTAAATTGAATATCAAAACGGATCTTACGGATTTTGACAATCTTGAACTTAAATTGGACGAGAAGTATCATCCTTATGCAAATGTCTTCCTTTTTGCAGTTATCAAATATATTGCTTATAAGAAAGATGTGTCTGTTAATAAAGACGGTGTGTTTTTGGCTCGTCTTGGAGAAAATGTGCGTAAACTCTTTGCAGACAGCTTCAAAGATGAAGCAAAGAAAGAAAAATTCAAAGCATCTATTTCCAAAGTCCTCGATCTGTTTATTCAATAAAAAAGGCCCTTCGTAAAAACGTGTTGAAATAGCTGTTTTGTTCATACTCTAAAAAATCATAAAGTGTGTTGAAATCACCTCCGATGATTGGTAAAATTAAGGTAAAGGAGGAAGAATGCAAAATGATGGAAACTCCCCAAATTGGAGACTTTGTAACGGATGTGTACGGGAATAAAGGTGTTGTTGCATCTGTTTATTTTGATTATGTTCGGCTGACAGATGGAAAACATGTATATAAAAGAGCAATTTCTAAAATTGTAAAGGAGTAGAAGGTGAACATACTCAATTTCCCTTCGCTATCAGTCACCAACGTCCTGAAATAGAAGAGCAAACCGTCACACTTGGAGCAGACATTTCAACCCTAATCAAGCGTATCGAAGAGGGGTCGTTATGACCATTTTTCAATACACTTTTACGAATACCCTAAAAAAACAATAGGGTAAGAGTAGATTTCACTTCTACTCTTACCCCCCTTATTTTTTGCATTCATAGAAAGGGTGATATAGATTATGATTGAAAAATATTTACTTAATGACGGAGAGAACATTATCTTTGTCGGTCATTATATGGAGGCATATATTCCAGAATTTTACTTCGAGGGTAAGTTAGCAGAAGACTATGGTTCTTCAATCAATGTATTTGGTTTATTCAATGTGAGAATGTTTGATGAAAATGGAAGATCAGAAAAATTGGAAACATTTAATCTTCCATCCATGATCAACATCTATCCCTCAGAGACTGAAACAAAAGAACTTCAACTTATTCCCGGAGACGACGGTGTATTGGATCGTTACAGAGTTGCCAAATTCTTTAAGGGTAACAAAGTTATGGCCAATAGCTTTCCTCAAGATGCTTCTAACGTAGAACTTTTTATCAATCTTTTATTTAGGGGAAAAGTACCCCCGACTATCCCATATGATCAAATTGTAAAGATTTGGCAGAAAAATCTTGAAATTAACAACGTTAAACTCGGTGTAACATCTACCGTTCTTGAAATTATTGTTTCCGAAATATATCGTAACAAAAAGAAACCAGAGGAAACGTTCGCTAAAGTTGTTGGTAAAGATCCAAAAGTTTCCCAATATGCATATAAAGCTGCAAATATTCGTGAGATTTGTGCTAGAAACTCAACATTTGCAGCACTTACCTTTGAAGATATTGACTCAATGATTACAACATCTCTCAATATCAATAAATATAATAAAGAAGAATCTGAGTCACCAATCGAAAAAATCATAAAGATGTAGGGTCTCCAAAGAACATTAAATTAAAAATAAGTATAGGAGGTAGACGATATGCCGCAACCTGGACAAATTATCCCGGATTATTTACATCCGAGTGTTCAGACCATCATCAATGATAATACCGAATTCGTTGAAGAAACGTCTCAACCGGATCTCGGTATTAGGTCGCTGTTCGTATTCACATCTGGCAAGGGTAGAGACGGTGTACTGCTTGAAATGGCTAACCGCACTCAATTCATCGAAGAGTTTGGTAGGCCGGACTACAGCAAGTACGGTCAGCCGATCTACATGCCGTACGCGTTCCTTTCGTCGAGTCAGACTCGCGCATATTGCATGCGTGTTATGCCTGACGACGCATCTTATGCAAATAGTGTCGTTGTAGCAAAAGTGAAGGTCGATACTATTTCTGGCTCGACCCCGGTTAAACGTCTTCTTATCCGTTTCCAAGTGTCCAACATTGGCAACATCACGGACAAAGAAGAACTGCTTCCGCTGGCTGAAGCCATGACGAATACCGATCCTGATGCCGATGGTTTCATGACCTATCCTCTGTTTATTCTGAATTCGCATGGTCGTGGTGTATATGGTGACGCTTTCCGTTATCGTATTTCTACGGCTATTCAAGCAGACAAAGAAAATGAATACAAGAACTATCGTCTTGAAGTTTATGAGCTTGAAAACAGCCTTAAACGGAAAGAAGTCTTTGAGGGAACTCTGAGCCCGGATTCCGTTCAAGGAACGACGTCCCTTTTCTTCGAAGACGTTGTTAACGATTCGGAAAACGGTAGCAACAAGATCAACATTACCGTTATCGTGGATTCCTTCAAGGCAATCTTTGATATGTACAAGGAAGAAATTAATCCGACAACGGAATTGACGTTCGAAACTTTCGACTTCCTGTATGGTAAAGACAAAGACGGTCAACCCATTCAAGGTATTGCTTATGACACGGAAGATCCGGATTATGTATCTCTGGATACTGTTTCCGGTATTCCGCTTGCAGGTGGTAGTGACGGCTCTTTTGCATATGAAGAAGCAAACCTCGCTATCCGTGAAGAAGCTATCATTGAAGCTTATCAGAAGGCATTCCGCGGTGAATATGACCGCGCAATTCTGAGTAAGCGTCGTACTCCGTGCCAGTTCATCTTTGACGCCGGCTACCCGGAAGAAGTCAAGAGTGAACTCATCACGCTCATGACCAAACGTTATGATGCTTATGGGTTCATTGATGCTGGCATTCTGAACTCTGTAACGGATGCTATCGCATGGGGCGAATCCATGAAGAACGTTGGCGACAGGGTGTTCTCGAAAGAGTTCCAGCACTACAAGACGCGCGATCCGTTCACCGGTAAGATTATTCCGGTCACTATCACGTACTTTTATGCCAATGCCCTTCCGATGCACTTTATCACCAACGGAAACCATATTCCGTTCACGGGTGAAAACTACGCCCTGCTTACGGGCCACATCAAGAATTCGCTTGCTCCGATAGTCGACGCTGACGACGGAGACGTCAAAGAACAACTTTACTTGCTGCGTCTGAACTATTTCCAAGCTATCGCTGAGAATACGTTCGTTCGCGGTACTCAAACGACGTCTCAAAATGTCTGGTCTGATCTTTCGGAAGAAAACAATATGCACGTCCTGCTTGAACTCAAGCGTATGATTGAAAATATGGTCAGCTCGCTTGCATACAACTTTGCTGAAGCCGAAGACCGTATTCGGTTTACTGAAACCGCTCAACGCTTGATTGGTCCGTACATCGGAACCAAGATCCGTGAAGGGTCAGTTACTTTCCAAATGTCGCCGTGGGAAGAACAACGTAGCATTCTCCATTGCTACCTGAGTGTTGTCTTCCGTACGCTTGGTAAGCGCGGTATTGTCGAAATTGACATTAATCCGCGTGTCTAATACAAATAAAAAATAGAAGGGAGATGGAATAAATGGCTGAGACTACGCTTCAGACTAACATCAAACAACCCAGTGACAAAATCACTCAGTACTCTTTGTTCCTTGGCGGTCTCAACACCAAGGCCGGAGTAATTGAGCAATACTCGCCTCTGCGTACTGGTTATGCCCGTATCTTTTTTGTTAAGATGCCGGTTTTCATGAATAAAATCTTCCCGAATAAGACTAAGAACTTCAAGCATATGCTTGAATATGGATTCGTCGGTATCGACGGTATCCAAAACACGACGCTTGAATTCGAACAAGTCACGGGTGGTTACAACGCCCGCTCGTTCGACGTTCCGTCGACGGCTCGGGACGAAACGACCGAGGTGACGATCCGTCTCTATGAATTCACTGGTTCGCCGGTACGTGAGTATACGGAGATGTGGATCTCTGGTATTTCGGACCCGGTCACCGGTATCGGTCACTATCATGGTGCTATTGGTCAAGATGGTATTGTCTACAACCAAGCAAACCATGTTGCCGAAGCAATCTATGTACAAACTGACCCGACCGGCCGTGAAGACGGTATCGAGTATGCGTGCCTGCTGACGAACATGATTCCGAAAAACGTCAAGAAGGATCACTTCAACTACGAATCGGGTCAACACCCGGTAGTCCAAGTTGACGTGCCGTTCAGCTGCGTTAAGTACGAATCGCCGCAAATCAACACCATTGCAAAACAACTTATTACGAAATATAAGATTCTTCGCAATTTCCTGGATTTCAACTCGGGTTACACTATCGACAACGTCAACAACATGCCCGTACCTCAAATCAGCGACTGGCCTACGCAGTAATAAAATTAAAAGATCCCATACCGTACGGTATGGGATCTTTATTATGTTTTTTTTTCACTGACCGGAATTATCAGATTCGGGTCTATTTTTCTTATTTTCTGTGAGTCTAGTCGCTTCAACAAAAGCATCTCTAAGTATTTCTTCTGCACGATTCCACGGCAACATCGGAAGAACTTCCTTAGCGAGATTCCTATAAAGAATGTCTTTGAGTTTGTTATCAAATTCAGTCTGTTCGGATTGTTCGCCGGTCATTGCCTTAATGAGCATATTGATAACTACATCGGCATTAGAGACAATGTCCGACATGTTGGTGTTATTCAGAGATTTGGGTGGCATAAGTTTAAATTCAAAGCTTTCGATAATATCATCGTCGATAGTACTACTGGTGAAACGAAGAATCTTTTTATAAAGCTCTGTGGTACAGTTATTGAAATCCATCTGATAGCTGATAACACGTCTCAGGAATTTTGCATTTGCCATAACCAGAGTTTTTGCATAGTCTGCTTGATTGATGTACTCCATAATAACTGAAGGAACACCAGTGGAATTAATATATGCAGTACGAAGAAGTTCCATGAGTTCAGTATTCAACTGGACATCTTGCCCAGACAGGATATCGAAATCTATACCTCTTTCACCGCTTCTTCCTATAGGCATGAAGATATCTTTTGCATGGCCGATTTTAGAAATCATCGAGTTGTAGTTGAGAAGATCCATGAAATTGATTTGTCTTTCGCGGATGGAGCGAGCTATTTCTTGTATCTTATTAGCTATGTTCGCATCGATTCCGGAGGATCTCACATAGTATACTCTGGTATCATTGGAACGGCTAATGATAGTAACCATCTTAAAAATGAGCAACGCAAGGTATAGTTTAGCATAGAAGAGAGAAGGCATAATTATAGACTGCCCCTCACCTTCTTCATTTCTGTTCACATGGAATTCGGTGACGTAATCGACTGGAATGAATTGGAATCTGAGATCTTTTTTATAAATATCATTATAAATCAGTGAGTTCAAAATGAGTTCTTTGAATTTATGATTCTCTTCCAGGAATTTCTTATTAAATGCCTTTACGATCTTATCGGTAATTTTAGAAAGAAAGTTTGTCTCTAAATCTTTGGGTGTACCAAATGTAAAGTTAGCACGGATCGTTTGTGAAAAAGGAGTTCTAGAAACCTCTGTTGCAACTTGATGTACGTAATAATACCCGATTGTATGATCAAGGATTTTAATTGGAATCATACGACGAGGGTCAATGAGTTTAATATAGCAATCATTGAACATGGAAAAATCTTTTTCAGAATCTTTAAGTTCTTTGGTTCCATCTGCATACATAGACGCGGAGGACTCGTTTTTCTTAATGCTATCTTTTGAAATTTTATCTGCCATCTTTCTAAACGGACTATCCGTTCCGAAGAGAGCATCCAAATCATTTGCTCCCTCCAAAACAAGAGGAAGAGGAATGTCATCATTAACAACCTCAATATTTTCTAAAACATTGTTAAACGTCTTCTTCAAATCTGCCAAATTTACATTTTTCAAATCAGATTCTTCTCTGAAACTTTTTACGAATTCATCACTTACGGCTTCTAAAGTATATTTAATTCTTTGCTCGGAACGTTGTTTCTTTTCAGTATATTGCTGATACAGCTTAGAGTATGGAATAGTATAGACATAATATTTCCCATATTGGAGAGTATTGGGAATAATATGGTCTTTGAGTTTTTGAAGGAGTTGGAATTTCTTTTGAATGTTTTCCACGGTATCTCTTAAACCTAATTTATCTTCACTACCAGTCTCCTGATTTTTGAAGGTCAGGCTGCAAGAAACATAGGATGAAAGATCGTCTGCAGATACGATAGCGTCTCTTGTAGTATTAAGTGCTTCTTTCAGTTCAAAAAGCTGATTACAAATAATATTCAGATCTTCATAAAGAAGATTTTGATTCTTGTAACGTTCATAGAAGAAACTAAAGATACCGCTACCGGATTCGTCCGAGAAAATTTCCTCCATAGATTTCGGATTGTTTCTCAGACTATTTTCCCTATCCTGCTCATTAAAAAGTTTTACAAGGAAAACAGAGATATCATCTCCGGTATATTTAGTAAATTCTTTGATGTCATCATAAATAACATCATCTATCTCATTAGAGATTCTCTCAAGTTCCCTTTCTCGCTTGAGATTAGGAGAGCCGAGATTTTCTATATATTCGTTGAATAGTGAATTGAGTCTTTGGAGAGGTTTTTCTATTCTTCTGACTGTAGTTCTTCTATTATTAGTTTTAGCCATTTTATAACCGACCACCTTTACTACAACTTATTTTATAGATCTGTTCGACTGAGTAAATTATAGTCGGATTTTTGCAAAAAAATAAAGAGAGCATAACTTATGCTCTCTAATCAGTGGGCATCTTTATACAGCTATAAAGATGAAAAGAGGATATTGAATTATTCTCATCCATCAATACAGCCTCGAAAATTTCTTCGTTTATTTCCGAAAACAAGAACCATATATCTGAACTATTTTTCAATGTGGGTAATAATTCTTTTGACATTTTAATCCGAAAATCTTCATACTGATGAATCAGTATCTCACCGTCAAGCAATGTCTGAGTGGCTTCATCGCTCATTTTAATAGACTTTTGCTTGAATTGTTTAATTTTCTCTTTCACTTTGAAATAGATATTGGGAATAATCGAATCGCTTATTTCGCCAATAACAAAGTTCAATTCTTTCTTATCCGTAGAGACTTTTATTTTAATCAGATTATTATCTACTACAATTTCTTCAATTTCGGATTTCTTATAATCCTTAAAAACTTCGGAAATTTTTACACCATTGAGTATAAGAAATCCGGAATTTGTCATCGCACTAACAATTTCCTGTATTGTCTCTGATTGAGCAAAATGGTATCCTATATCAATAACTTTGCTATTTTGATAAGGTAATGCAATTCCGTCTCCAAAAAGGCAATAGACCTTACACATACGTCTCATTACCTTATTCAATTCTTCTACTTTCTTAATGATTTTTTTATCTACTTTAAGGTTGTCCATTACCATCATCCCCAATTTCGATAACTAATTTGTCGATAAAATGTGTATTTCCATACAACTCAGGAACTTTATATTTCTTTCTATTCTTGATTCCAAACTGTTCACGAACTTTCTTATCCAATTCAAGAATACCAGGGAGACCAAACCATTTGGTTCCCATGAGCCCATAGTTTCCAATAAGATAATTGTCTACAAACTCTTTACCTTTGTCATCAATGTCACTGTTATCCGAATTTTGAATCTTACGACTAACTTCCCCAATTGAACTATCAATGATCAATTTTCCAATCATAGTATTAGGTGCAACGTTGAATGTTATAATTATATTTGGATACATGGACGAGAAGTCCATATCTACAGCATTATCGTAAATAAACATGCTTCTTTTTCCAAAAATCTTAACCCCAGTATGTGAATTAAGCATGGGGTCTGCAACTAATGCACCATCGAACTTTTCATCGTCATCGCCTTCATCCGATTCTTGTGCTTTTTTGTTCTTAGTACTCTCACCGTAATCAACGTTGATGTTATTCCCAATAATCAGACCCTGTTTATAAAACTCAACATAGGCCCGATTCTTAAGGAACACCGTCTGTTTGAATACTTTGTGATATACAGTAGCATTTGCATATGCTCGTTGATAAATATTATCAGTATCTCCGGTTTTATCCTCAATTCCCATTTGAAGAAGAACGTCTTTTATATTATATTTAACGAAAAGCCAATAATCAACCCATGCTAATGTTTTGATATTGGCAGCTTCGCTGTAATCAAGCTTAGAATCACCAATCTCTTTCTCTGCAACTGCATTAAGAGAAAAGGATCTGATCTCTCCTTGACCTTTTCTAAGTCCGCCATAATTGATCATTTGGTCGAGATACGTTGTATATGAAGAAATTCTAAAATAGTCTCCCTTATTGGGAATGGAGAAAGTTTTATAATCTTTCTTATAGAAAAGATATTTGACTTTGAAATCTTTATGACACATAACTCTTATGGGATCTAATCCGAGTTTCTTCAGGCGTTCGATAATGTACGGAATATCGAAGCCCATGTTCCAAATCAACATAAAATCCCGTTTAAGAGTGTTAATCAATTTAAACATATCAACTATGAGATCACATTCATCATCATACATGTAAATATTGTAATCCAGCACTCCATAAACATCATCAAAGTCATCATGGAGTTCTTTAATAAACTCATCCACTCTTGCTTCAAAATCTGCAATTAATGGGTTTTCAGGATTTCTTAAAAGAAAAGTGAATACTGATTTACTCTCTTTATCTACAATGGTTGCTGCATTAATGGGACATTCTCCCTCTTTCGGAAACCCATCAAACTTATAGCTGTCAACCTCAATATCGAGAAACTGCTTTGTAATATATTTGGGTCGATCATTGTCGTTGTGTAAAACCCATTGAATTCTCACCCAGTTTTCGATATCATAATCTGAACCAAATACATATGGGTATTTATGAATTTCATGAATTTTACCCCAATTACCTGTAGCTTTACAATCTTCAATAAATTTTTTAAACATGTCACCCGCTTGCTGGGCGATATAGAAGGGAAGATTGTTAAATTTACATCTATGCATCTCTGTCTGATCGAGTTCAATAAATAATTTATTATAATCGTAGTTACGATATTTTTCTTTTGTAAAATAAATCTCAATTTCAGGCTCTCTAATTGTTTCAACAAATTTTTCTCCCGTATCAAGATCTTTATAGATAATATCAAGATAGTCTGCATCCCCACCAACTTTTTTATTATGATACATAACATTTAACAACATCGTATTTTCTTTATTTCTATGAGGTATAAATTTCAAGTTTATCACACCCCGTAAATTACTAGTTACATTGATGTTAACCCGTCTTTATAAAAGAATCTCACTTTATTTCTGAGAAAATAATATATAAACTACAGATTAATTAATTTAGCATCTTGAAAACACTTTAATAAAGAGATAAACTGGAGGTGCAACCAAGATGGAGAAGAACGGTTTGCTTGTAATTAATATTGATATTGATGAGAAAGTCAATATTATTGAGGGTCTCAAGTCTCTTAAACCGCTTCCCGGTACTAATTCAAAGGCTAGCTTAGATGAAGAGAGAAACGAGCCCCTATTGTTGACGAAATTAGGTAAGAAGGATAAAAAGAAAAAGAAGAAAAAGAAAGGAAAAGAAGGTTTATTTGATGGAGTTGATTTCTCACTAAGTAAAAATTTCGACGACGATGATGAAGGAGAAGAGCAAAAAGAAGAACGAAAATTCACATTCCTCGAAGCGGATGACATGTTCAGAGATGATGAAGAAACCGATCTTACTGAGGAAATTAGTAAAGACCAGAAAAAAAATTATAAGAAACGGGAAAGTGACTTCGAGAAAAAATTCGATGAAGAGTTAACTATTCTTTATGATCTCTTGGAAGAAGTGAATAAATTCGGTAAATCTCTGGAGAAAAAATATCATGCTTTGGAAGCTAGTAAGGTTAGGGGTATTAGCAAATATACCAATGACCTCATAGTCTCAATCCTGTCCAGTAAAGCAAGTAAACTTCAAATTGTTAAAGAAATTGCAGCCATTAAGAAAACAATTCAAGATCTTAAATTTAAAGCAGAGAAAGAAGCTCGGGATAAAGAAGGCGATATCTCTAGAGACCAAATTGCCGCAGCATATCTTTCTCGGGTATTTAATAACGTTGGTAGAAATAACTTTATTCAAGGTGCTGGTGGAATGGGATTTGCTCCTCGTAGCCAAGATGATGACGATGATGAAGTTCTTGAAGAAATTGAATCCCGTCGTGGAAATAGTGACTACCAGCGCGAAAGAATCTATGATATGATCTTGAATCGACTGGAAAATGAAAGAGATGATGGTGTTCGATCTTTCTATAGGGCACCTGAAGCAGATATTTATCTCAAATATGAGAATGAGGGAATAAATATTTGTGTTAAAAGATGTATTGACGACGGTTCGTGGCAATTTATTGCTGTAAACCGTGACGGTCAAGAAGTTCCCGACTATCCTCTCCCTAAAAAGAAAGACGTCGGTTCTGTTAAATTTAGTGCAGACGGTCGTCGTATGACTGATGGTAGGGGAGTTACCTATAAAGTAATTGAATACTCTGCTCCAATCGAATAAAAAAATAAAAGAGGATGATGGATTTTACCATCATCCTCTTTTATTGTTGTTCTTATGCACGAATAAGATTTCCGTTTCTTTCCATTTTGAATCTTTGAGCCCGATTCTCTCCGAGCTCTTTATCAACCATGCTACGAAGCTGCCGGAATGTACTTACGATAGCTTCGTATTCTGCTCGTTTTTCGTGTAAATCGAGGAGCTCATTTTTCAATGACCTGACCTCTGCAGCGTAATGGCGTATCCTTTCTTCCATTTGCAAGAGCATCATTTCGGCAGCCTGTCTACGCTGCTGTTCTTCTCTGATAGTATTACGTAAAATTTTTTCATTCTTTGCGTATTCCTGATTTTGTCCTGTGATAACCTTGATAAACAAATTGAGAGAATCTATCTCTTCTCTCAAACGTTCAATCACTCGATCTCGTTCTTCGATCTCTTGTGTGGAAAGAGCATCCGCCTTTTGAGCGATTGCTATAGCTTCCATAAGATCTGTTTCGGCAGTTGAAGTATCGGCTTCGAGAATAAGACGATACCGTTCAACTTTACGGAAGCGAGTATAAGCACCAAGAAGTGCAGACGGAGAAACTCGGATATAGTTCTCCGAAATGATTTTGAACGAAGACGAATTGGAATGTCCTTGTTCCCTGAGCGCTTTCATCAGAGTAAACAAGTACACGATATCTTCATCATTCCAGCGTTTATTGGTTCGATGATTTTTCATAAATGTAAGTCCTCCTATTTTATTAATTATATTGACGATTCATATCTATAATATATAATCATCAATTTTGAAAATCCGAAAGGTATTATGAAGCCTTAAAAAGAATATTGACATTCCGATAGTTGTCAATAGAGACATCCGACGTCATAATAATATCGACAGGATAATTGTCAAACATGTTGTTATGAGTAATAAGGAAAGTTTGTTCGCAATTAATGACATCAAGAAGAGTCTCAAGTATCCCTATAAAAGTAGTACGATAACTAGTATCAAGTGTAGAATCAATTTCATCCAAAAGCATAATGTTATAATCTCGAAGGGATTGTACGATCAAAGCAAATGAAATTGCCAATGAAATAAAAGTCCTTTCACCCTGAGAACATCTTATTGCATCATGTACACGAACTCCTTTCTTAATGTATGGAATACGGAATTCATCTTCGTTGATAACAAAATCATCGATCTCCAATGTATCTTGGTAAACCGACTCTAGAAGTTGGTTTACAAACGTTTTAGTACTTTTCAAATATAGCTGAATATACAAAAGAGGTACACCTTTAGTTGAAGAAAGAGACTCTCTAATAATTTCAACTTCTTCGTATTTTTCTTCGAGAGTTTTTCTCTCCTCATTAAGTGCATTGAACTCTCTCAGCCTATAATCTATGTCTGCAACCTCTGCTTCAAGTTCAGAGATTTCTCTATCTAAGTCTCGTATAGATACCCTATTTCTTTCAATCAACGATAGATAATATTGAATTTTACCATGTGTTTCTTTCTTTTCCTCAATAAGCTTAATCGTTTCCTTAAGTTTTTCCTCTGTTTCAGAAATAAGTTCTTTAATTTTCTTAAATTGATTGAGATCGGCTAATGAGGATTCCAATAAAGTTATTTTTTTATTCAAATCGTTGCTTTCTTCTTTCAATTTTTCAATGTCCTTTTCTACAGAAGATATTTGTTCGTCTAATACAAAAATTTCATTTTGAAGAGATGTCAGTGAAGAACTATTTTTTTCGATGAATTGAAGTTCTTTTTTAGTTTCTTTGATTTTATTGTCCAATTCTTTAAATTCTTCATATTCCTCCAAAGCAGATATATAATTAGTGATATAATCCTCATCGTATACAATCGTTCTATTTTTTATAGAATTGAGAATATTTTTAATATTAAAGAAATCCTCAGGCATTCTTTCGATAAGATTTTTGTTAGATTTAATAACCATAAAAATATACTCGATTTTCTTCATAATGTCGATATATGAAAGAAGTCGTTCTCTCTCAACCTCTAAAGATTCCAATTCTGCTCGAAGTTTCTTTGAGTGAGATTCTTTGTCTGGAATCTGCTTGTGATCCTCGTAGAATTTTCGATACGGACATTCACAATTCGTATCATGAGGAACATACAAAACATATACCTTATCCTCATTATTCAAATTGATTTTGAGTCTTTCCAACTCAGAATGAATACTATTTATACGCCTATCGATTTTATTAACTTCTCTGCGTACAAAAGAATCGACATCCTGGCCTTTATTAAACATATCTACTACATCATTAATTGAACTGGAGCTAAACTCATAGACATTTGTTGCAACTTCATTTATTTCCTGAAGTAGAGAAAGAGCCTTCAGCATATCATCTTTTGTACATTTGGGATTGAAATTTTTAAATTTTTCACCAAGCTTATCCTTTTTCTTATTGAGTTCAAGATAGTAATCACTAAGTCGGTCATATTGCAATTCGGAAGACACATATTTTAAATTTTCTTCTTTTTCTTGTTTCTGAGTAATAAGTGAATTTAACTGGGTGAAGAAGAAATCAATTTTACTCTTATTGAGAGAGATACTATTCGTGTGATTATCTATCAACATAGTTATTTCTTTAATTTTAGAATCGACGTCTCCCTCAATAACTAATACATTACTAGAAATCTTCCCGCCAAGGTCATTAAGATGAGTTTTGAGACTGGAATACTCTCTTTCCAGAGATTTTGTCTCTAAAATAAATGAATCCAATCCTTGGGGAATTAAAGATTCAATAAACCCTTGGAGCTTACCATTTTCACTACCAATTTCGTCACGATGTAAACGAAGTTTAGAGATTTTATCATTCAATTTACTCATTTTTTCACGTTCATCATTTTCATTAAAAACCTTAAGTTTTGCAATCTTAAAAGTTACAGTTTTTATCAATGATTTAAGAACACGAGCGTCTTCTCCAACTTTTTTATGTAGCTTAAGATAAAGATTGATATCTTTAAGCAAATCTGACATGAAGTTCTTACGATCACTTGCTTTCATATCTATAAACCCTGATACATTAGATCCAAGACGAAGGAGCCTAAAAAGATCGGACTCGATTGACAATTCGAGTTCGACAATTTCATTAAACGATTTTACATTTCCATTAGGATTAAGCTCCTTACCATTCTTACTAATGAAACTTTTAATACCCTTATCGTTTTTAAACTGATAAAAATGTTTAATAATGTATTCGTTACCATTATGGAGATAATGAATCTCCTTATATCCGTTTTCGCCCTCAAGAATAAAATCCTTCCCACTCCTAATATCCATAGAACCTGGATATGCATAAGGATTCAAGAGACTGAGAATACTAGTTTTACCTGAACCGTTTGGTCCAACCAGCAATATAATGCGATTTTTTTGATTAGACAAATCTATCTCAATGTGCTTTTTTCCCATTGCTGTAAAAATCGGTGCTATGTTGGTAGCAATAAGCTTTGTAATTTTCATAGTTTCATCCTCTCCCAAAAAAATAAAATTCCCTCTGTAGATCTGTTACAGAGGGAATTTTATTTGATTATTCGTCTTTCTCGTTAATTTCTTTTACGGCATATTTAACTATTCTGAATGACTCATCGACATATGTGGCACCTTCGATCGGAAGGTGGTCCATTTTTTCAACTTCTTCAATGGCTTCTTCCAGAGAAGAAGCTTCAATTTCAACAGTATTTTCAACTTCCCAAGTAACTAGGATTTTATATTTTCTTTTGTTTGCATTAATTTCTCCATTAGCGGCGAGTTCTACTTTCATTTTTTTCCTCCTTTTTTCCATAATGATTGATAAATATTTTTTCATAATGGTTTGGTGCCGAGGAGGGGACTCGAACCCCCATGACCCGAAGTCGCGGGATTTTAAGTCCCGTGCGTCTGCCAATTCCGCCACCCCGGCGCGATTAAAATTTAAGTTGGTGGGCCCTGCAGGACTCGAACCTGCGACCGATCGGTTATGAGCCGACTGCTCTCACCAACTGAGCTAAGGGCCCAGATAGGTATATGGTGCCGCCTGAGGGACTTGAACCCCCAACCATCTGATTACAAGTCAGACGCTCTACCAATTGAGCTAAGACGGCATATATTACATTATGTGATCTTTTATTGAATAAAAAGATCCATGTTTTATCAACAAGCCATTTTCACACAAACGATCCAAATATCTCTTAAGTTTAATTTTGTCTATAGTATCGCTGACCTTATTGTATAATTCTTCAAAAATGAACGGTCTTTTAAATTTAGATATTTCACCGATAATCTTTTTTGCTGTATCCAATTTCAACCACCCCAAAGATATATAACACTGGACCCGGAGGAATTTGAATTATCAAATTCCATCAACAGGCCCAGCGGAAGGTTGGTTTAACTTCTTCAAAGTTTTGTTTGTTTCATTTTTATTTAATATAGGATTAATATCCATTTATATCACAAGAATTCTTCGCTTGAAAGATGAATGGGATTTGGAAGAGGATTAATTTTATCAGTTCCATTATCCTCAATGATCATATCCCATCTAACACCAAGAATCTCACACCATATTTTAAAATTCTTTACTGTCATCTTGGTATTTTTGACGAGACCACTTTTCAGATTATTGAGTGCATGTTGGTTTGTAAATTTGGACTTATAATTTTTGAGATTGACCTTCTTATCGATGATAATTCTTTTAACAAGATACTTCAAGAAATCATCATCTTCCTTAATCGTTGGCAACCAAAGCTCTGTATTATTATTAATAACCTCGATATCCTCAGCGTCGATGAAGCTATCTTTCGAAGTTTCCATCTCTTTGAAGATTTTATCGAGATTAAGTTCATTCACATTATCAATGTGATACTTCTTGGCAGTTTCTTTGTCATACTCGACAAAGATATAGTTACCCTCACGGTCTTTCCAAATTCCAGCTTCAAGCTTTTCTCCTTGCTTAAAGTCTTCAGGGACCTTTCCCTTATAGACATAAACATGCTCACCCTTGATATAGCCGATTCCTTTCTTAAGTTTCATTCCTGGAATGTATATTGTTACTTCATGAAATTCATCATCGACAATTATGTTGGTTCTGCCTGTAAAAACTCTAACCGTCGTGATTTTTTCAGTCATTCATAACACCTCCACAAAGATAATATATAAATATTTACTCAACTATATTATTCGATGATCATTCTTTTTTCTCTAGATCGGACATTATATCTGCTTCTTTTACTATTCCTCCAGTTGATTTGACAAATTCCTTCGATGCTTTTTCAAATACACTTTTCTTAGGTTTCGCTTTAATTAACGGCTTGGTATTTTCTAACTCCCCTGCTTTAATTGCAGAGATATAGTAGTTTATTAACGCTTGAGAATAGACAAAGATATTTGTCTGTTTTAATGCATAAAGTAGACTTTCAAATGCATCAATAGGGAGTTCGACAAAATTGTTGTTATTATTTAGGTAAAGAATGACCCCTTCATACGAGAGTTCATTTTCGTCATATATTTTAGCAGGCTTTAAAACCATCCTGTTACCATTGCCAAGATTGTAAATTCTTACCACAGCTTTTTCTGCCTCATCGGAATAAATAACGATTTCATTTTTGGAATTTACTGCAAAAATATTGCCGTTATATATCGAATCAAGCATTTTTTCAAAACCTTTAATAATCTGAATTATATTTCTTTCGTTAATAATGATACTTTTATCTTTATCCCATTCGGTATTATCAATCAATTCAAGAGTCAAAAATGATTGGAAATCTAATTTCAAATACGTTTTTCCTTGAAACGTAAATTCATTGTGAAAATTTTCCACCCTGCCATCTTTTTCTTTTAATAATTTAACATGTATCCTCAATATGAGATTAGCCACAGGCTGAATTATAATTCGAGATATTTTTTGCAGATTCTCTAGCATAATTTATTCTCCTTTGAAAAAAATAAGGGGAATTCTACACCCCTTTATTTTTCTGTTTTCAGTTAAATGGAAAGTAGAATTCCGAGATTACCGATTAGTGTACAACTCCTGCTGATTCAGGTTCTATAAATATATTGGCACCTTTACCAACCTCGAATTTATTATCTTCAATTACTTCGTTAATCAATTTATTAAATTGATCGATGCCGAATATTATCGCAAATCTTATGTAATCTTTGTTTCTATCATTTTTAATGGAGTAGTAAAGCATTCTATTTATAAACCTAGCTCTTTGTAATGATCCATAAAAAATATCGGGGTTAAGGTGATAGTATCTAAGGTGATCTATTATCTTAGGAATAGCCGTTTCATTCAGCCAATTCAAAAAGGCAAGAGGTATGATTTTAATTGGTGTTAATTTATCCTTCGGAATATCGACTTTATTAACAACCCGTGTTAAAAGATCTTTGATATCTTTACATTCCCGCGATTTTACATCGAAATAATTGCCAATAAGAACGAAGGTGTAAGCTGCAAATATGTCCACTTCTTTATCAAATTTAGATAAAGACGGATATTTAATCCCGTATAATGCGCGGGAATCACCATTTTTAATTACATTCCTGATAAATTTTTCATCTTTACGTTTTTCAATAAAATTAAGAATAGACATACATGGGCCTCCTAATTATTAATTGTATAAAAAATAATCAGGGAACCGCAAAGGTTCCCTGATTTAAATCTATTTTTATAGATCGTCGTCATTATCGTTGATATTTATCCAGACCCTGAGATAACCATTGTCATACTCAGTTCTCTTTATCGACGACATTCTGACAACTTCTCTTAAATTTCTTTCTTGGTCAAAGAGTTCTTGAATCGTTTCACATTTCTCAAACGGGTCCACGTAAAGAATATCTTTGTTCTGCTCTTTGTGTTTCTTAGACATCTCTTTCTGGAAATCGAAAATACCATCCTCAGGTTCATGAGCTCCATCAAAATACAACCCTTCGGTTTTACAGAAAGGCGTGATGATACCAGATGAACCTGGGTCGCTTGTTCCACAGACGTTGATATCCAATCTTCCCAAATATGATGGGTGGATACCTCTATATTTCATCGGAATATTGTTTTCGTTTTTATTACCAAGAGAGTTTGGACCTTTCAAGGTAAATCTAAGTTTTGCAAAGAAGTCCATATCATTAATGCGATCATCATACCGAAGCAATCCGGATATATGGAGTTGATCCATCAAAATATTTCCGGAAAACTTCAAGATTTCTTTTACTTTATCCAGAGTAACTCTGCTACCAGCAGCGATTACCCGATTCATTCTTTCATTAAAAGCTTTTGTCAGCAGAGATACAATATATTCATTGCACCTCAAACGTTTATTTGTCAAATCCATGTTATCCTTTTTACGAAGTTCGTTGTAATTTTGGACCATCCAGCGAAGGATGGAATAGATGGATTTTTTATTCGAATCGTTGATCTTAAGAATATCTTTCGTCGTTTCATCAAGCATACGCTCAATGAATTTCAGTGTATTTAATCCTTTTTCCATGTAGTTATATGAATTGGTAGCGTGCATACTTCCAATCCATTCAATCCAGTAGTTTCTATTATCAAGGTCCTCATAATTCAAACGATTTGTAACAAATCGCAGAATCATGGACACTATTGATTGCACATATTGATACTTTAGAAAGAAATAACGGTTTACTTCCAAAAATAGTTTATTTTTTATCTTGAAATAGATGTTATTCTCTTTATCCCCTTCTTCTTCAACGAATCTAACCACTTTATCAACGCTGAAGAATTTAAGGGTTTTGGTAACACCCATTTTCGCAAAATAAATCAGTAAAAGGTCTATCTCTTTCCTAAAGATAAGCAAATATGTGGGGGCAGTATAAAAATTACCGTCGGTATCCTCAAACTCCCCTTTAACACGTTTAAGAACTACTGGAACCAGAGATTTAAGTGTCAAATTCTGGCGAGTTGTATAGGTAGAAGAATCTACCAATTGATAGAGCAAAAGATATTTCTTACCTTTGATTGTATAGTAGCCATTTTCGTCAGCTACTGGGATAAGAAGCTTCTTAGTTACGATCGCTTCCTCACCCTTACATTCCAGCTTGAACTTGAGACGAAGCTCCATGTATCTGCTATCTTGCATGTACATGTAGCGCGTATCGGATTTCTTTCTGGATTTTTTACGGGTAGTCATATATTCATTGAGATCAATCTCTTTCTCATCCTCAATGAATGTATAACCGAGAAATTTAATATATTCAAGGACCTCCAATGATTTACATGCGTTTACAATTAGTTTAATGAGGTCCTCATCGTATTCGCGGGTAATGAGACCGTAGTTAATTCGTTTTTCATTTTCGTTTTCATAATTCGCTATGAAATCTCTCATCCCAACTTTGACCTCCCAACATCAGTTTTCCCATATCATCTATTGTAATGTAAGCTAATAAATAATATATAATTTATCACCTCCTCTCTTTTCCAAAAAATCATTTATTTTTTAAACCCCTACATTTTCTTCATTGTTTGTCTGCTTCTCTGATGTATAATTTGCCGTTAACAGATTTTTGAGCCGTGGATCATCTTTTTCGAAAAGTTTCACTATATATCCAGCCACTTCCCTTATGGGAATAGCCGTGAGTCTATCCTTGTCAACGAATTCCTTAATGGCATCATCTTCATTTATACCCACTCTAAGCCCGACATATTCCAGCCTAGAATAGTCATTAGTTTCAGCAAGAATCAAAAATACATCCATTTGATTATTATTCATTGTAAATCCCCTCCCATATTCTTTTAAACAAAAAATTTATTCATTTTAATCAAAAAGAAATCTTTTTGATTAAAATGAAGGTCCGATGGTGATCTTAATGACCACCATCGGACTTGCGGCCGAATTATTCTTCGGTTTCGTTGTCGTCTTTGACGATGAGTTTGAATTCCGGTCCCGGAGTAGCAATCGGGACATAATTGCCTTCTTTTTCTGCGTCTTCAGAGCCGCTCCGATGGCTTACACCGATATCAAGCAGTCCCATCAGATTGAGGATGTAATCGGTGTCCGGAGCTTTCCGTTCGTTGACGAAGTTGATGGCGCAGAGCAGGAACGCGCGGGCAATCGTCGGAATCCCTACAGCATGGGTAATATCAACGCCGTGTTGCTCAAGCAGAAGCTTTTGAGCACGTTCAGCAATCTTCATGATTTCCTTTTCGTTTTCACCAATTTCCACCGGAGTAAAGCTAGTTTTGTTTCCCATGATTTTTTACCTCCTGAAATTTAGATTCATTAATATGTTAGTAGGTTGATAATAATTTACCAACCTAAACCAACCAAAGGTTAGTTATTGATTTTACTCAGCAAGTTCCATTATATTTCCAATTTGCACGTCTTCGGGGAGAGATGAAACGACATCAGAGATTGTCATTTTTTTTCCATCTTCCCTTAATTCAATTACAATTTTTCCGACATCTTTGCCGGTTTTTTGATTTATTATATTTTTGAAGAATTCATACACAACACTTGGAAGAACACCTTATGGGACATAAAACTTCTCTTCTCCCAATTAATTTTGCCCTGATAACTTTCAGAAGATCATATTCTCCCGAAAGAAGGCCGATTTTCTTACGTCTCATGTTAATCACCTTTTATAATCAAATTTTTTATATGCTTCATCGATTGTGATTACCGGTATATTGTGTTTCCTAGCTTTTTCAATTTTTGAACTTAATACATTTGGTGCAGTTATCAACAAATCGATATTTTTGTTAAAAGTTTCCGTCACTCCAATATCCTTAGATTTGAGATAATTTTCAAAATCTTTGTCTCTTACTTTCGTAAAGCAAACGATCATTTTATAATCCTTTGCTTCTTCCCGTTTTACTTCAAGAACGGAACATAGAAATCTGATCAAATCTATATTGATCCTAATACCCTGAATGACTTTTTCCGCTGTCTTTTTCTGTATCCCTCCGATCTTCAGCAATTTTTCATAGTTGTTTTTAGTAGCTATGTCTAGCAGTTCGGTAAGATAATATATATTCAAAATATTTTTAAAAATTCTCCTACCGATGCCAGGGATACCAATTGAGCCGAGCAATTCATAATCATAAACTTTCTTCCTGGAATTGATTCCTTTAATCATCTTTCGTACTGACTTTTCACCAAATCCAGGAAGTTGAGATATGATGTATTCGTGATTTTCAAGCTTATACAAATCCTCAATGCTATTGAGGAATTTATATTTGTAGAGGGTAGTTATGGTTCCCACTGAAATTTCGGGAATCTTCATTTTTTCTACATAGTTCACAATCTTTCCAATTTTCCTACAATCACAATCAAGATTTACACAACGAAGAACCGGGTCCCTAACCAACGGTTGATTACAATATACACAGTGCGTTGGGGTTGTAAATTTCTTACCTGACCCCTTACGACACGTTTCATCTTTCTCCAGATATGGGACGATATTATATTTAATAATAACCTCGTCACCTTCTCTAAGATCAAGACTTTCGAAAATGTCGATAGAACCGAGGGACGGACTATCAATTGTATTGCCATTGAGTTTTACCGGTTCCACAATTGCTACAGGTGTCACAGTTCCAAATACACCGACAGAGAATTCGACATTTTTCAATACCGTTTTCTTCTGTTCCGGCGGGAACTTGTAAGCCACTTCAAATTTATTTATCTTACCGTCTTCCCTACCAAGGGATTCTTGAACCATGGGATTGGTGAGACGAATGACAACCCCATCTATATCAATACCGAATCTTTTCTCTACTTCATCTCGTATATTTTCAATTTTCTCTTTGATGTCGTCCAAATCACGCAAATTGGCCGTTGCTGAAGGATAGTCATCCAAAGTTGATTTAGGTATTTTTATTTCTTTGGTTTCATAATTTTGAACTTGCAACGGGATGATTGTAATATACGGGAGATACTTTCTATCAAGATCTTTCGTTCTGAAAATTGAACTTACCGCAATTCTCGGATTATTAACATGGCCGAAATCTTTACAGAACTTCTCATAATTATCTCGGCTCATGACTGTTTCGGTCTTGATACCAATCTCATAATATTTAAACTCTTCAATGAAATCAAAGCTTGTACCTTTAAACATCTTAGTCAGGTCAACAGCCTCATTTGAATCTGTATCTCCTCGACTCAAAGCTCTCTCCACAGTATGAGTTACATCCGTTTCAAATACGATAGAAATACCATCCCATTTAGGGGTTATCAAAACCTCCAGCTCATTTTCTCTGAGACTTCTCCCAAGACGATTCTCACACGATTTGATCCATTCCTCAAGAGATTTCCTTACTTCCTTCTTGTTTTTAGGTTTATCACTATTCTTGATAAAATGAATTTTATCTAAAGTTCCTCTCAGATCAGGATATTTGTGAAATCCTGTCGGTATATCTTTAACACCCACAGATGCACCAACGATTTCATTACCGTTAATGCTTCTATGGACTTCATATAATATGTCATACTCCTCATCAGGAACCGGCGATTCAATATTGCCATTGTTATAAATTTCCTGGAGGATATTAATAATCAGCTCTATTATCTCTTTATCGTCTTCGTCATAATTTTCAACTGCATTACTATAATAATTTACCAAGCTCCTAATTTTAGTCAAATTTTTCAATCTGTCTACAACTATATCGAAATCTCCTACAGTTCTGAGATTATTAAGATAAGCAACAAGTTCAGATTTTATGTTGATTTTGTCAATCATCACACATATTCCTCCTATCTTTATCCGTTAATTGTCTGTTTTCTTACACATCATATTCTACTTCACAAATTAATAATATATAAACAAAAAAAACAGGCTGGGAACATTTATCCCCCAGCCTGTTTTAAACTCACCGAATTTGGCTGAGCTTATTTCCGAATCCCGAAATAACATCACCGAAACTCGGAAACGCGAAAACTCCCGGTTTGGCGTTATCATCTTGAACGGGATTGGAAGAATCATTGTCGCTGATTGAAACGACCTTACCTTGGGATACCATGAAGACCTTATCGTCATCGGTCCCCCTGGTTTTCTCCCCTTGAGCTGCCGCTTCTTGAGCCTTATTTTTGTCGGCTTTCTCAGACTCAAGACGGATGGCCGCAACCATATCCATGATTTCAAGAACATATTTGTCCTCGCTGACAAACTTGTGGACCACATTTTTCAGCAGTTCACGAAGCTTGTCATTCATGTGCGGCGCGATCTGTTCATCCTCCGAGATGGCCGTCCAGATCAGTGAACTGATGAGCTGTCGCCAATCCTCTTGAGTGAAATTTGCAGTATCCTTGTTGTTGGCAACAATCTGTTCTACTGCTTTATGCATGAACGATTGTGCCTTTTCATAGAAGTACCTGCGCGCATTCGTGTCGTCGATCGGAATCTCCTCAATATTGAGGAGATTATTGACCCAGTCCTGACTGGGGTCCTCATAGGTTACCGGAAAACTCAGCCTATTCAGTTTTGCGACATCTTCAGCAAGCTCCTCCTGTGCAACCATTGTCTTGATGTCGACGCGCAAGACCCCGTCACTTTCATCGGGCGAGGATGTCGCTCCTTCAGTGACAACATAGGTCGACCCGTTCGCCACAGTGTCGAACGTCGGACCGTCCTTTCCCGTCTTTTTGGTCGATTTGTTGGTCGCCTTGGGGAAAGTATCTTTTTTAGCCATATTTTAAAACCTCCCAAATTTCTTGATATAAATCAAAGTATTTTCTTGAAGTTGGATGGTCCGGATCATGTAACGTAGAGGGTAATCCACCATACGCTACAGATGAAGCGAACCGTATAGATTTAGGGATAACCGTTTCAAACAGAGTTATTCCGGCTCCTTGGCAGAACTGTCTACATTTTGCAAGAATATCACTGTGAAGAACAGTCTTGGTGTCAACTATGGTAGCAATAACTCCACCAACTTCCGCTTTGGCACCATGGTCCTGCTTGAATTCCGAAATAGCAGACAAAATCTTAACCAGCGAACGCATAGAATACGTCTCTGGTTGAAATGGTATGAACAACTTGTCGACAAATTTGATAATGTTTCCCTGCATCAATCCGAAATGTGCTGGGGAATCCACAAGAACGAAATCATAGTTCTTGGCAATACTGGATAATGACTCACGCATTAGATCAAACGGTTTGGGGAATTCTACGAAATTCCCTATAACCTTGAAGTCCAAACTTTCCAAACGATCATTTGCCGGAATAATGTCAATGTTTTTCGTCAGTTTAATTACGGCTTTCTCTGCGGGTATTTTCCCAGTCAAAACTTCAAACAACGTGTTTTTAACATTGTCAGGATTTTTTCCGAACGAGAGTAAGCAATCACCTTGCGCATCAGTATCAACGATGAGGACTTTATATTTTCGGGAAAGAACTCCTGCAACATTTACCGTCAACGACGTTTTAAGTACTCCACCTTTGCGCGTAGAAAAAGCTATGACAAAAGTATTCTTCACGACTTATTCCTCCTACGACACAGGAATAATATATAAACAAAAACTGAGTGGGTCTTATTCCTGCTTCCTATCCCACTCACTTTTATAATATATAGATAAACGCATTAAAAAAACGATAAATACCTAGTGTTAAACACTAGGTATTTATCGTTTAAATTTCATTCAATGCTCTGATAATATCTCTAGCTCTTTGTTCATATGTATGTTTTTCATAAACCAATTTTTGTCCTTCCAAAGCAATCTTTTTCCGCTTATCTTCATTGTAGAGATAGTAATTAATGAGTTCATATGTTTCTTCCACACTAGACGAAGCAACAAGATGCTTATGGTTGACAAACATGGATTCTATGGCTTTAGTTCTGGATGTAAGGAAAAATCCACCGCATCCCAGAACTTCAAATGTTCTCATTGATTGCATAGTCGTAGAATCTACTACGGAATGCACTCCGAGAACAAACTTGACATTCGAGTATGCGTGGAGGGTTTCTTCCATAGGCATGTATCCTTTATAAACCTCATTAGGTACATGATACCTAAATTGAGGATTGACCCATTCAGGCCCTCCGTAAATCTCAATGTTTCGTCCAAGATTAATAAACGGTTGAATAATAATTTGATAAGCTTCATATCTCGTATCGTAATAATTATAGTTATTGCCAATGAAAATAGCGTCGAGATCTTTATACTTAGGATTGCTACCCTTGTTGTTATGAACACTGGGATCAATAGCAAAAGGTACACAAATTGCTTTAATCCCATTTTGCTCATATTTTGGGATTGCCTCAATACAAGGAGTTGCAACAAGTACAGATCTCTTACCCCAGTCTTGAGAAAGAGTATCGATCCATACAGGATCTTCAATACCCCAATAAATCATTTTCAAACCAAACTCTTCAACTACAGGAAATACCCATCTATCGGCGTTGATTCCGCCCTCCATGAGAACGTAATCAGGTTTAAATTCATCCAATTTTTTCTTAAATCCTTCGATAGTAGCTTCTTCAGGGAATAATAACATTTCAGTTTCCCAACCGTTTTTCTCAAAGCCAATCTTCAAACCATATTTGATAATTGGCGCAGAGTTAAGGAATAAAATTTTCATTCCGTACACTCCTTATTGAAGGTATTTCTAATTAAAAAAATGTTCTCTATGTTACTAAAAATTAGTCAATAGACAAAAAAAATAAAAGAGGGTATTTTATACCCTCTTTAAACATCAATTTCAACTACCAACATTTTTTCACGTCTCTTTGCCAGCTCGATTTCCCGCTGAATCTTTTCTTCAACTTCTTCAGGTGTACCGACGAGAATGATGTCGCCTTGAAATTTCTTTCGGACATCAATTTCTAGCTTAATGTCATTGAATTCTCTTTCTGTGCAAATGAACAGTCTACCATCGTATTCGTAATCCTTGATCAGGTCAGTATCGATCTTGACAACATACTTATCTTCTTCGAATTCAATTTTCAATCCTAAAAAGAGAAGATATGCGTTCAAGATCTCAACGTTCCTGTTTATGAAATCATTTCGATCGTTGAATTTCTTCATCTCTTTGAGATTGGTCATAAGTTCTTCACCAAGATCCCTACGACCAAGTACAGATGATCTGTAGAAGAGATGAAGTTTTGCAATAATATTTGTATCTACACCGATGGCACTGTTTATATTTTCTTGGTCGCCAATTCTGATAGGTGTTTTACTATAAAGCTCTTGGTGAGTTTTAGCTTTATTCGTTTTCTCAGGAAGACCTTTTCTTGATAAACCTCCAGTAGACCGTACACTAAGGCCCTTTTTCGAAGTTTGTTTCAGTTTGAGAATATACATGTCGCCTACAATCAGTGGCTTAAGAATTTTTATGGTTCGACCAAATTTATTGACATACACGTTATAGGGTTTTATCCAATCGAACTCTTTATAAATCTTCCTAAGTCTATCAAACAACGGCTCAGTTTCCCATAATGGAGGGACATGGATATAAATTCCCTCTTTGATAATATTATCAAAGAACGTTTCCCTGGACTTTTTGTTGAGAGATTTAATATATTTGGAAAGTTTCTCAGCTTGCCGTTCATTGAAATACTGGACAATTCTCACGAGAAGATCTTCTTTTTCATCCAAAGAACTCAATGTAGCCAGTTTTTCCCGAACCCGGTTACAAATAAACGTTATCGACTGTTCATAAAGCTGCATGGAATTCAACCGGTTAATAACCCCAAGGCTATTGAAAATGACATCGATCCGTTCTCCAGTTTCGAGGAATGGCATTTCTTCATCTGGTACAATTACCGATACAACACCTTTATTACCATGTCGTCCAGTAATTTTTTGACCAGCACTGAGAGAGATATTTCTCTCAATCGTGAATTCAATGATCATGTTACTGAATACGGAATTATCTTCTTCTCTCCACTTATAATTTTCGTCAAGATAGTTCTTTGCTCGTTTGTAATAATAGTTAATGTCTGATGAATAGTTAGAACCTGATTCAATGATTTTCTTACAACGGAGATAGATCTTTCGATAGAAGTTCTCCTGAAGCTCCAAGTATTTGATAAATTGAGAATTGAAGCTATTTCTCTCAATCTTATCGAGAGGTTTATTGCAATAGATATTTATATCTACTACTCGCCCCTCGCAGAAATAAAGAGTATCGGAAGAATAATTGATCTTTCTGAGATTGGATTTTTTCAAATCGTAAAGCAATTGAGAATTGTGAATTCTTCTTTTTGCACAAACGATCCTATCGACGACAAACTCATTGATATCCGGAAAGCACTTATATGTTTCGGAGTCGCCATAAATGTTCGGAAGTATGTCATTATCGTTTACCGAAACCTTTACGGTTTCAATCTCTTTGGACAACATTTCATTCGCCAGAGATTGAGATACCTTAACAGCATCTTCAATGGTATAGTTGTCCAACAGATAAACGAATTTTACGTTCTTACCATAACAATAGTTCATATTGTCATCATACGACGTTGTCTTATAGAGAACTTCTCCCTTTTTGACAACGTCGCCAACTTTTTTCGAATCGATAACATCGGTGTTATATGAATAGCCGAATTTCTCGGTCAAATCTTCAACAACACGTTTTTCAATGATGTCGTACATATCCTTCTCTTTGTCATAGACAAACAAGAAGTAAATATGATCATCATTGACACCATCTTCATACTTGGAAACCTTATCGATGATTTCCAAATCGGATTTGGCTTTATAATAGCCAGTAGAATTCTTACCAACAATATTTTCATAGTTGGTGAACACAAACGGGAAATCCGGATTAACGAGATTCACAGCCTGACGAAGATGGCTTGTAAACATAATATTTCTGGCCGAACTGATATATCCAGGATTGGTAAGCAATGTTGCTCCGAATATATCGTCTTTAAAACTGAATTCTTTTTCTTTCTCAGCCAATGCCTCTCTAAGACTTAAAGTTTCTGAGGGTGCCTCTCTTCTACCTTGAGCCATTCCAACCATCCCTTCTTTTTTCTTTCTATACCTATTTATAATATATAAAATAAAGAAGCGATGGTTTACACCACCGCTCCTAATTCACTAACTTCATCGTATGCTTCACCCTCTTGAGATCTACTCAAGCGGATAAGAGTTTCCGTAAGGTCGACAACCTTAGAGGTTTCATCGGGATCGACTCTAGAGAGTTGCTTTTCAAGTAACGGGATAGTTGAATTGTATAGTGCGAATCTGAGTTTTTCGTCAGCCATAAAACTCTCACGAAGTTTTCTGTCGTCAAATTTAATGTCTTCATAGCCAATGACATACTTTTTAGGATTCTTGCCGCCGATAAGTTCATTGGCTTGAGCAAATGCATATTGCGAATAAATATGGTCAAAACCACACATTTGATTGTAAACCAAATCACAATATTGCCCAGCCATATTGGTTCTGGATTTGAGAAAGTCTACTCTAACATCAAAACCGTTAAAACCATCTTTATCCATCGTACGTTTATCCCCAACTTTAGATGTGAATTTCACGAGAGTGTTAGCATAATAAAGTGGAGCGAAACCACCTGGAATAGATTCATCCATACCAAGATAATTGAGCTGGGGTTGTGTACGTTGCATCGGATTGATATTGATTTTAGTTTTGAGATGGTTAATTGCAATGACGATGATATTATAGCTCTTAATGACAGGGATTAGTCGGTTGTAAAATTGTGAAAGTGCTCTTGCTACACGGTTGGCATACGTCATACCCGCCATACCTTCCATTTCTTCTTCCTTGGATGCCATGACAGGAATGGAGTCAATAATGACAACCGTAGGCACAAAAGCCATGATGGGATTACCGAATTCATCTTTTAATTTTGTGTCATACATCATATTTTCACGTTCTTCTTCTTTAACTTTGCAGATAGCAAGAATAGCATCGAGGATATCCTCAATATAGCTTTCCTCTTGTTTAAGAACGTATTTTTCTTCGAGTTCAACAGTCGAAAAACCGGTAACGTTCCTAACACGAGTATATGTAGTAGCTCGTTCGAGATCATAATGCTGGACGAAACCATTCGGAAAAGGACGCACAATATTAGCTGCCGCCTGAATAGCAAATGTGGATTTAGCTGTACCGGGTTTTCCAATAATGGTTACAAAGGAACCTCCAAGAATACCAACAGAAGGATATTCTTCTACCAGGCTGTCGTTGTTGTCTTTTACCTGGATCATATATCCATTACGATAATCAAAGGTTGAGAATCCTGTTCTATAACTAATAGAAGTTTGTGTTTTTCTGAAGAGACCACGTTTGTCATTTTCCCTGAGACGGGCCAAAAGTCTATTAGACATATTTAAACATCCTTCCTACAATTTTAGGAATTTTAACAAGACGAACAGGCTTAAACTTCTTTTTATATTTCAACAAAATTTGACCACAATCATCACATTTGATAACTTTAAAAGTAGATTCATGAATGGGGGTCGCTTTATCTCATTTTGCGATACCACAAGTAGGACAAATCAATTCTTCGGTGACCATACATACCATACTTCCTCCTATTCGTTATATAGTTTAATATAAAGTTCCTCATATAATAAAAAGAAAAAAAATAGGTAAGACCAGATGCAGAAGAGCATCTGGTCTTACCATTACGTTATTAGTACTTAACTTTGAGGATTCGACGATCAGAGAAGAGTCCGTAAACGAGTTTGAATTCGTGCAGGAAATTGACTTCTTGACCGTAAACGTCTTCAAATGCTTCGATAGCGTCATCGTACTTGTACGACGACGAGTTCACGAAGAGCGTAACAGCAGAGAAGAATTGCGACTTGACGTCTTCAACAACTTCTCTGACCGTTTCCGGCGTAACTTCAACGATCGTATGCTTACTCGGATCGATAAGCTCATCGAGCTTAGCACGATCACCCGGCAGGGTAAGAACCAGATGAGTAACACGAGCCGGGCGGAAACGTTTAACTGCGATGAAATCATACGATTCGTCATCCGGAAGCTTCTCGCCACCAGTGATGTTCAGTACGATTCCTTCTTCGCTGCTGGAGAATTCATATGTAGTAAGCTCACGGGTTTCTTCTTCCAGAAGCGTAAAGGTGAACTTCGAAGACGGGTTGTTGAACGAAACGATGAACGAAAATTCACCGCTATAGACAAAACTTTCCAGAAGGAAAGTGTTATGATTGTCCATGGAGACAATCTTCCGGCCACGCAGACGAACCGATGCGAGTAGAATGTCCTTGACATTCTCAGCGCTCTCGCTAACGAACGGCCGGAACGCTTTGCGATTGAAGGTGATATTGGTGTTACGAGTCGGGATGGAACAAACCACACCCTTGTCGTTGTTCACTTCACCTTTAACGATTTCAACAACTTGGTCATAATCTTCAAAGATCGAGTGATAAGCAAGAATCGAAATTACTTGTCGCGTGATCTTTTTACGTTTGTTGTTGAATCGACTTTCCGGCGCATCTTTGCGCTTCATGAAACGGACAACATTTCCAGAATCGTTGATTTTTTCGATGGTCCACTGATTTTTTGTTTCATTGTAGATGCTGAACATTTGTTCTACCTCCATTGTGATTGGAATCTAATGAATTGTTAATAATATAATAAAGAAATATTTGGAAAAAAGTGATCCGGAAATTTATCCCAGATCAACTTTTACATTCCCATATTGATCGGTGATCATAAAACCACCATTTTCTTTTTTAATGTCGCTTGCATCAAGCTTTCGGTCGTCTCTCCGAAACTTCATTCTAACGGAACCATCGCCGTCAACGTATATATTTATGTTCCTTGATGACCCAGCGACGCCAAGGAGTTCGATTCGACCAAACACTCTTTCCAGTATATCAAGCTGATCTTTGGTTCCAGTAATAGTATAAGTTCTGGTCTCTTTCTCCATATGCATTCTCCTTATGCTATTTTATTATTTTTTCGAGAAGAAAAATAAACGCGGAGTGTGATCAACACACTCCGCGTTTCTGGTAATCAAAGATACTTGGCGTACTTTTCTTTCTCCGAAAGTTTGTTCGTAACCTTCCGGATCTTCGGATAGTTCTCTTCCGAGATCGAGGAGAATTGAATGCGACGGGCCCCATCGTTACCTTTGCTGTCTTCCTTGATACGGATATTGACATACCGATCAATCAGAAGATCTTCGATTTCACCCTTCTTGCACTCTTCAAGCGTGTCAAGTGCGAACTCGGTCATCCGATTCCATACATTGAGCTGACGCTCATTGAAGTTCCGGTGCGTGTCTTTGCGCTCAAGGAGAATTGCGATTGCAACGTAGTTGAGAGCATCTTCACCGAAGAGCTGCTTAAACAGCTTCCGGATACTCTTTGCGCTGTCCAGACCGATATCGTTTTCCTTCGCAATCGCATAGAGCTTGCGAAGAACGTTGCGTACATGAACCCCGATATAACGGTCGTCCACAACGACTTGCGGATGCGTTACAACAACGAGCAGTTCCTTGATGAGATCTTCGCTCAGGCCGGTCTTTTCGGCGACCTTCTTGACACGCTTCTTCAGGAGCTTGTCGATAATATCGCGGTAGGCATCGACAACTTTTGCGTCGAGATTGTCATAACGCCATTCCACGAGAGTATTGATGACCATCGCAAGAGCAAGGTCGACCCGCGGCGGGTTTTCTTTATCCTTCAGGAGCTTCTGAAGGGTCTTGACAAACTTCGGAGATGCCATGCGGTCGAAGAGTTCGGAAATCACTTCCGCATTCTTCTTCCGATGACCTTCCTCGATGTAGAAGCTAACGATGTCGTCCAGGTAGCCCCTGAGGACGGCCATGCGTTGCTCCTTGTCCCATTCTTTGACCTTCTTCGGTTTCCACGTTTTGAGGAATTCTTTGATCGCCATCTTTTGTTTGCCTCCCATTTAATTTTTTTGGCTTATACTTATTTTGTTTATTCAATTATAAATTTACATAAATTTACTGAACTCATCATCGAGGTTGTCTTCGCTGATTCGTTTGGAGATGGTTTCAGTTTGACGAAGACTCTTGATGAGATCAGTTTTAACGTCATCGAGAAGAGAAGTTTCCTTGGTGCGGGTGAGTTGAGCTTCTACTTCAGCAATGCGCTGAGCGATCTTCTCAATCCGATCATCTGGAATAGAGAGACCCGACATAATGGCGATAACGCGATTCACGTCGTCGTTAACGCCATTGATGTAAATATGCTCAAACTCTTCAACCGGCTCGCCAAGAATCGATTTGAACTTGGGCATAGTCGGATCAAACGCTTTGTGGATTTTCTCACTCAGATTGGTGATCAATCCAAACTTGCGAATGATCATATCTCTGTCAAGTTCGGCATGAGCGCTCACTTTCAAGGAATCGATGAGGCGATCTTCGATAGATTTATCATCGATATCCTTTTCGCGGAACCCAGATACCTTGGCTACAACGAGTCGACCGGGAGTATTGAGAATCTTCCACGAGTCTCTTTCGTCGATGCTCGTGTATGGCGTGGTATATTGGTAATCACCACGGATAATTGCAATGTCCTCAACGATTTCCCGGTTCACTTCATGGAACATTTCGCTACGGGTCTTATGCGCCCGCTTCTCGTTGTCATACAGCATGAAAGTCGGATTGATTTGCTTGATTTCTTTCATGTATTCGATCGTATTTTGTTGTGCAGCAACCGACTCTTTCAGTGGTGGGAGAATTCCGACCGGGATGAACTTTTTATTCGGAAAATACCCACTGAGAATGTGAGTAAGTACCGGTCCAATGGCCGACCCACTTCCGCCACCGGTCGATCCGGGAATGAAGATGACATTGTTCTCCTCAATGACTCGGAGCATGACATCCATACTGAGCAACTTCTTCATGTTGTCACGAAGAAATTGCTTTGCGATCGTCCGATCTTTACCGGCACCTTTCTCGTCGCCGATGCAGATCACATCGATGTTCTTGATTGTTGAAATGTCGTCATTTGAGGTATTGAGAGCCACTCCATCAATACCAAAATCTTTTTTTCCTTGGTCCGCAGTTTGCCCACCTGCGTTTCCAACACCGATAATTCCAACTTTTTGCATTCGTTGATCTCTCCTTACCATAGAATATTATTATTTTAGACTTGATGATAATATATATTTGTTTTGGGGTTTATATTTTTTCAGAGATCGCTAGAATTAACTAGTTCTTTTTATATAAAAACCATCTTCTAAATAAAAAACGAGCGATGTCTGCAGTAAATCCAACTGTTATGAAAATTATAAGATATGTGAAGGCCAGAAATATAATATCGACAAGATTATTGGTTCTTATTTTAAACGAATCCATCATATGATTTATAAAAAGCAGCAGACCAGTGAGTATGGAGCCTGTAAACAACCGCTCCTTTATATACGTCATATCTCCCACTCCTTTTAGAATAAAAAAATGAAGTACAGTGAGTTTATACCTCACTGTACCTCCTTAGGCGTCCTATTTTCGTCCAGAAAGATTTTTAAGATTGCTTTGAGTTGATTCCATGATCAATTCATCAATATCCTCATTCTTTTTATTTACTTTTTTTCTTGTAGGATCTTCGATATTCAAATCACCGAAGACACCTACTTCGGTAACAATTTCAAATTCCTGACCTTTGTCTGCCATTTTAGAGGCACCCCTCCTTTTTTTATTATTTCTATGTTCCGTGAAAATAAATAATAGACCCGATGATTTTTGACACTAGATCAGATTATAAATTTAAAGTTACATTACTGATTTATTAGAATAGTTAACCTTCTTACTCGATTTATATATTATAAATTTGATACGTAATAGAGGGGAGAGATTTTCATTGTATCAGAAAACATGGCGGGCTATTATCCATTATGGTCATTATGGGAATAGCAAGGTTAGATTTGCTTTTGTTGATGATGAAGAAAAAAATCTTTTGGATCGAGCAATCGTCGAAGAAATTCCGGTTAAAATCGAATATGTTGATGGATCTGAAATTACTGTAAACAGTGGTTTCGTCCAGGAAATCGAGTTCGAGCCAATAAGTAAATCTATCAACGAAACGAGTAGTGAATGGTCTACTACTACGAAAAAAGTCTATTTTCTTAAATAAGTGATAAAAAATAACGGGATGACTTAGAGACGTCATCCCCTTATTTTTTTATTTGTTCATTGTTTTCTTAAGAACCAGACCTTGAGTTACGAGGTCAGATTTAAGACCCATACCAATAAGATATACATCAAGAGTATTAAGTGTAACTTTATTTTCAAGTTTATTTGTCAATTCTTCCAATGATACAAATTCTTTTTGAGCAATAGCTGCATACATTTCACTCTTCATAACCATATCGTCAGCTCTCGGCCCCATAAATTCTCTCAGGGTATTAACTGCATTGAGGGTTACAAGACCGAAGTTCTCAGCATCAGAATCGCGTGCATTTTTATCTCGTCCCACAACTTGCCCAGTGAGAGCAGAACGTGCAGAAATTTCTGTTGATGTCGTATTCTTTTTAACTACCATCTGCTGTGCCCGTTTCAGGTGAACATAACCTACAGGTACGGGATATTGAGTGACAACAGGATTTTCTTTATTCATATCGACATGGGGCATAGCAACATGTTCGAATAATGGAACACCCAGAATTTTTGCGGCTTTTTCAACATTTTCAATCGTAAGATTTCTTTCGTAGTCAACAACGTCCAATACTAAATATTGATTTTCATCTTTGAAGAATTCCGAAAAGAATTTATCGAATTGGTCATCGCTCATAGGCTCAAACATAGCTCTATACTTAGCACTATTTGTTTTAGTTGGATCAAGAGCATCAAAAACTCTATATATCAATTCTTCCATTTCTCTTCTTTTCTCTTTTGTAATAGCCAATTAAAATCACTCCGATCTTGTAATTAGTATTTTTACTATTGATAATTATATATCATAACAATGTATACTCCAAATAATTTTCAACTATCTGGATAAAGGAGAGCGTGTCGATGGAGTTTATGGTAGTCAATATTGTCAATGGGTTGAAAATACTTCAAGGTGTGCTAACAATTGACAAAACACCCCTGTATATTCTCATTTCGGTTGCACCGGACACCAACGCCATTCTTAGCCTGAAAGCTCAGATCGTCAATGAGCAGACCGGTGAGTTTGAAGAAGCGTTGGTTGATGAAAAGGTTCTTAGGGAAAAAATCACTAAAGCCTTTTTGATCTAAGCCCTAAGCAGCCTTAAATTATTACAAAAATGGAGTATACACGTTGTAAGTCGTTTGTTCTATTTGTCAGTTGTTTGAAGAGTGTTCGTCTATTTGGTGGTTGTTTTGTCGTGTAGTACATATATAAAATTCAACTCCACACAACATTCTCGAAGGCACCGTTGCATTTAACGGCCTTTCTTTTTTTGTATTAATATGTGGTTTGAATACTAAGAACGAAAAACAGGAAAAGAGCCCGCCTAAAACTGTTAATAGTTGCAAATCGCTGGGTCTTTTTATAGGTGCCAAGATTCTCAAGCCATTTATCCAATATTTTCTTTATCCTAATAATATTTTTATCGGTGGTATTAGATTTCTTATATGTCTCCATACAATACATAAGGAATTTGTTACTATTGACTTCTTGAATTGTGTTTTGTGAATCGAAAATATACAAAAAGAGAATACTTTCGACAATTGCTCGAATATCCTCTCTGTTCTCGCTGACAACCATCGTATTAACATAGTTTCTGAGCTCAGAAACGCTTACTTTACACAAATTTGCCGCAACTGTAACAAGCCTCATATTTGGTCCTTCCACCACAAGTTTCAGAACCACGTTATTCGTTAATCTTTCCACAGCAAAAGTATTGCTATCTGCCTCATGATAGTTTTCTTCTTCTAGGTTATCACTATCTAAGTTCATATACTTTCCTAGCTCACTATTTCTATAAAATTCATTTGCGATTTTTTTCAGAAGACTGTTAAGTCTGGTCTTTTCATCCATAATGAAATCGACGATATCTTTATCTGTACCTCTAATAAGTTTATCGGTATTTGTCCTATAGCAAACCTGCGTGGTATCAACAAGGGCATGATATACTGTGCCGGTTTGCTTAATCTTAAATTTATTCGAAAGGTTATTGATGGTGTAATTCATTATCTGCTCATTTGGCTCATGTTTAAAATACTTAAAATGCAACGAAGGATACATGGATAAAGTAAGATAGACCAACGTTGCATTGACCATTTCCTGATTCTTTTTGATTGTAAAATAACGAATGATCATAGCAATAGTTGGGTTAAATATGTTATTCATAATTTTCCATTGGCTCTTGATAGTGGGAGATCCCTGTACAATTCGTTTAATTTCCGCAGGATCTACTTCTATAGCCTCATAGAGTTTATTCATGTCCGAATCGGAAAAAATCGTTCTATAAACTGGTCCCGGTGTGGTAAGTCTATCCATGTTTCTATCTAAATAATCAGTTACCGCTCGTTTAATCTTATTTACATTGGTAGGATTGCTCAGAGCTTTTTCAACCAATGGATAAAGCTCGTCGACGAGCACACTATTAGAGGATTTTGTCGCGGTAGCCATATTTATCAACACTCTCCTCAATCATTCTATTAAATAACTGTTTTGGATTTGATTAGATAGTCGGTTTTATGGGTTGTACATTATTCTAAAAAAATAAAAGCAGGGAGGACTCCCTTATGTCTATTCTTGGTGGTGGCTCCGCCTATTTATTTTCATATTCGTCAACCGACGATTGTATCTTACTCGAAAAGTTTGTAGGTAGGAACTTTAAAGAATTTAAGCTCGTGGAAGATGAACTTCGTAAAATTATTAAAATTATTAAAAATAATTCAAATGAATATAAAACCAGCCTAGATATATCTGAAATAAATAATTCTGATCACAATAGAGCCATAGAAAGGGCTCTCAAGCATTTTTTCAACGTAAAAGAGGTTAAGATAACTTGGACAGAGGCAACTGTGCCCAATGCGTTTACAGTATGTAAGACCTACATGGTTTTCGATAGCAACTATAAAACCGATGAAAAAACGAATAGAAAAAGTAATGAAAATCTATTTGTTGGTGTGATTTTACATACAGGTATTGTTACCATAGCGAATCTAAATGAAAAAGAAATTTTAGCTATTATTTTACACGAAATTGGTCATAATTTCTACAATAGTATTTTCCATGTTCTTAGTATGACTGGGGTCAGCATTGGTAAAATGATCGCATCAGGTATCATGGATGCTATTAATTTAAATAAATTTTACATTAATTTCTCTGATTTTGTTAATAATTTTGCTTCCAAACATATTAGACCGTTGTACCTTTTAATAACAAACGCTGAGAGAATTCTATTCCAAATAACTTCAATCTTCGGAAAATCCCTTTTCTCGGCAGTTACAAATTTACCGAGAATTATAAAGAGTTTTTTAACATTGGAAATTTTATCAGGATACAATGTTGAAAAACATGCGGATAGTTTTGCGGTAGATCATGGTTATGGTAAAGAACTGGCGTCCGCACTGAATAAAATGGAACGAATGGAAAAATCCTTAGGTAATAAAATTTATAATTATGCACCTATTGCATGGTTTTATGATCTTATCGATCTTCAATTTGAAATTATTTTCGGACTTCTTGGACCATATCCAAGCACACAAAATCGTATTCGCTCTGGCTTAGATAGATTGAAGCGGGATATGAAAAGAACCGATCTTAGTCCGGCTCTTAGAAAAGAGCTGGAACAACAAATAAAAGAATATGAAGATTTCTATAATAACTATTACCTTAATATCGAACAGAATCAAAATAGGAATCGTATTTTTACTTGGCTCTATAGAAAATTCGTTGAAGCAATTTTTAGAGGTAAATTGGATATTCGTGAACTTATTTATAGTTTGGATAGAACTAAATACAACTAAAAACATCATAAGGGATGCTGTAAATATGGCATCCCTTATACTTATTGATTCTGGGAACATTTTTAATAATCAAGGATCATACAAAATGGTCTGTTAAGGGAGGAAAAAATAAAATGAGCGCTATTAACTCTAAGGAATACTGGGATTATCGTTTCGAGAACGATTGGGAGAAACGAGGAGGACTCATTCAAACAAGGGCATTTATCCAACTCATGATTAATCATCTTCCCGATAGTGTAATCGACTATCTTGATAGTCGGCGGGTAACAGTACTTGATTGGGGTTGCGGAATCGGTGTAGGAGTTAAAGAATTTGCAGAAAGATTTAAGAAGGCGTCTGTAGCGGGATTAGATTTTTCGGACGTTGCGATTGAAAAATCGAAAGAATTGTTCCCACAGTTTGAATTTATTGCTGGCAGTTTAGATACCCACAGGAAGAGATATGACGTGATTTATAGCAGTAACTGTCTCGAACACTTTAAAGATCCGTATCCGTGGATGAAACAAATCCTTTCCTATACTAACAAGTATGCTATTTTCCTTGTTCCATATAATGAAAAAATCAAAGAATATGATGAGCATATGTTCTCTTTCACCGAAAAATCTTTCTATCCCAAATTCTATGGGTTCAATAAGATCTTTGAAAAAGTTATTGATGAATGTCCTAACTGCTGGGCGGGTCAACAAATTCTCGTTATCTATAAAAAGCATTAAAAATATGCACATGGGTATTTTATGAACACCCATGTGCATATTTTTTTGATTACTTGAAAATACGTTTATATATGCTTTTAAACCAGGAACATGATTCCTTGGTTTCTTCTGCTGTCCCACTTTCAGCATTTCCTTTCTTAGTACGCGAGGGATAGAAGAATTTGATACCTTTGATTTTACCACCATGAAGAAGTAACCATCTACGTCTCATTTCGATAGAAATCTGCATGTTTTCTTCATAAGTGTCAGTGATAAATCCTTTTTGGCGAGCAAGCCTAAGGTATTTATAGTAGGTGGTTTTACCGATGTCCAAAGCTGCAGAAATAATTTCAGCAATCTCAACAGGATAATATCCTTTGTCTTTCCACTCCTGATAAGCATTTGCAAAATTTCTGAGCTTGTCTTCATTGTCGATAACCTTGATGTTCCTTCCTATTTTTTTAGCCGTTTCGTTTACCAACCCATATCACCTCCTTCCCCTCAAACGCATTTGTTATTAATCTGTTTATGTTGGTTCTTATTTCCAATAAATGAAATCAAAAAAATAAAGGTATGGGAGTAATTATTACTCCCATACCTAAGTCACAATTTGAACATGTAACCTTTTTCCACATGTTCACTATCACCATAGAAGAGAATTCCTGCATCAACAAGATTATCTAATGCCTTAGAAACTTCTTTCTTGTCCATAAGAAGCTCTCTGGCGATTTGTTTTTTGTCAACTTTCTTTGGACGAAGACTGTCCAGATGGGACATCAAAAATAACAAGACGCGATAGTCTCTCTTTTTAAGAGTGTCGATTTTAGCCAGACTCTGTAACGATGAAAGGCTAATTGTTGCCATAACTTTATGAATTTGCAGCATTTATTCTTACCTCCAATTATTTAAGATGGCTCTCTTGGTATCAACACAAGAGAGCCATCTTTCTTATTTTACTTCCTTAATGTCAATGATAACATTACCCTTTGCAACAGGAACCAATTTTCTTCCTTTGGAAAGTCGAGGGAGTTCAGGTACTTTCTCAACATCGATTTCTTCGATGCTGTTTTTCAGAAATACTTTGAACTTTTCTTTACCTTTAACCGTTCTCATGATAATAGCCTCTTCACCATCTTCGAGTGAGATGATCCTGAGGGATTTACCTGCACGTTCCATCGTAGGGAACGTTTCGAGTGTGGATCGTTTTCCTGTACCCTTATTAGTCAGAACAAAGATGCTTGTATCTTTCTCGTTGACGATATCCATACCAATAACGAATTCGTCCTCGGTAAGATCAATCGCCTTCACACCGATGGACATCCTATTCGTCTCTTTAACGGCATCAGACGAGAATCTGATACCGAAACCTTTGTTGGTATATACGAGAATGTCCTTAGTTCCGATAAGCATCTTTACAGATTGAAGTTCGTCTCCCTCTTTAACGATCATGGCCATCAAGTCATTTTTGATGTTCATGTAACTCTTCAAGAGAGTTTTCTTGATGATACCATTCTTTGTTACCATCAGAAGATAAATTGGTGCCTTGAACGCATCAATAGACTCCATAGTAGGCTTCCTAATAATCGATGTAATCCTACCGGTCAAATTGCAATACTTACTGATACTTTCTCCTCCAGAGCTGAGTTCGGTATTAGGAATAGCATGGAGAGAAAGCTTAGAGATCATTCCCCGACTATCGAAGAAGAGGATGTCTGTAAGATTACTAACATCCGTCAAAATCTCTGTCGGATAATCCCCTTGATTGATATGACCAATCGTTGTCACGTCATGAGGGAGTTTCTTAATCATGTTATCTTTAGTGACAACGACGATGTGTCTGGTGTCACGAATTTTCCTAGTCCCATCAATGGTAATGATTTTACTTTTCCGTTCACCACCAAAAAGACGAATTCCTTCTTCAAGTTCGGCTTTGATGATTTTATCAATCATTTTATTCGACTTGATGATCTTTCTATATTCTTCAACTTTCCTGTCGATATCTTCTTTTTCGGCCATATATCTTTTGATGGAATCCTTGGTAAATGCAGAAAGTTTCATTTCCGCAATTTGCTCAGCTTGCAGGGAGCTGATTTTGAATTCATCCATCAAATATTCACGAATTTCAGCCTTCGACTCAGCACTTTTGATAACCGACAGTGCTTTCTCTGCATTTTTTCCTGTAAAGATCATCAGTAACGTATCCAAAATGTGCTGACGTTCCTTGGCTTTGATATACATATGATTGAACACACGACGTTTAAAATCCCGTCTATAATCAAGCCAAGTGAGTATTACAGATCTTACATTAAATTTCTTATCTTGATAGTCATCGATCAGTCTGAAATTAACTGGGATTGTGATCTGCATACGAACTCTGTTATTCGTATACAGAGTATCCACGATCGTATAAGGATCTACTTCTTTCTTCAGCACGATACGCATCTCAAACCCAGATGGATTTTTGGTTTCTTTCGCCGAAGATTCTTTAAAGTCAAGAATACCGCTAATCTTTCCTTCTTCTTGAAGTGTAATAATGGCTTCCTTGACTTTATTGGGGGATACTTGAAGCGGGACCGATTTGATGATAATTATGTTATTTTCTTCGTCAACCTCAATTTCCCCGCGCATCTTAAATTGACCTACTCCAGTTTCCGACAGCTCTTTAAACTGTCCTTCATCGACAATATGGGCATACGTCGGACTGTCTGGAATAAGTGTGACATTTTCATAATTGGGATCTTCCAGCAATTTGATTGTCAGTTCGAGAACTTCTTTGGTGTTATATGTTGGGAGACCTGTTGCCACACCATAACCAATACCGAAGGTGTTATTGATGAGCACATTCGGATACCGACTATGGAGAAACTCCGGTTCTTCTTCGTCTCCAAGATAATTAAGCTTCGTATCACTATAACGCAAATCAAATTCTTCAAAGAAACATTTATATGCATATTGACTCATTCTAACCTCTGTATACCGGCTAGCGGCTGCAGAGTCGCCCATCGGTGTACCGAAGTTACCTTGACCGTCAATCAATACCTGATTGTTGTTCCAAGGTTGAGCCAGCCTTACAATCGTATCATAGATCGGACTATCACCGTGCGGGTGATATTGGATTGCTTCACCTACAGCAGTATTAGATTTTTTATGGTTTTCATATGGGAACAGTTTTCGCAAATACATTGCATACATGATACGGCGTTCCCCCGGTTTAAGTCCATCAACTACACCAGGGATGTAACGCATGAATTTTACGTTTGCTCCGTAGATTTGCATTACATCCATGCAGAGATCACTGATATTTCGGACCTCTATATTTCTATCCTCAGGGATAACTTTTTGTTTCTTCATGCTTAATTACTCCTTTTCCATCATTTCTCTTGTATAAATAATATATAAATGCAAATTAGGTGTGCTCCCCAATAAAAATCATATCTGTTTCTTGACATGTGGATTTTGGACAAATTGGAGCCGCCATATGTTCGCCTGGCTCAGTCGTATAAAGCTCAGAACAGCCTTGACATTCATAAATACCAACAAGATTGGGATTTGCAAGATCTACTCCAAATTCAACATTACTACGATCAAAGGAATCGAGCTGGAATCCTTTTTCTTTTTCCATGATCAAAACCATCCTTTCCTCTTTTTAAAACGTACGAATAATTCTTCAACTTCGTACTCACATCCACAATCAGAGCACGTGTATCTGCTTATTTTAACAAGTTTACGCTTTAAAAATCCTTTGCGCACGAAATAATCATATCCATATTGAAGGAGCCGAGCAAGCTGGACATGAAGTCTTATCCATGTCCAGCTTGTTTTCCGATTTAGGAAGTCTTCCATTTCGCAAAATTCTTACCTTTGCCATATAAAGACCCCTCTCCCATTAATTATCGAGATCCTCTCGATTGAGTTTGTAGTTGGACAGGAATTCTACACGGTCATCTCTCGACTTTGCACCACCGTGCAAAATCTCCATCTTACGGAGTTCCTCTTTCAGATCATTGATGGTTAGTTGAATCAGCATCCGATTATTCGGGTCCATAGTGGTCATGCCCAATTGATCATGGTTGAGTTCACCAAGTCCCTTAAACCGCTTTGTGATTGCCGGTCTAAATTTCTGACAATGAACCATGATATCCCCGATGGTCATAACACCACGGTCGATATAACCGTTCTTAGTCTTCTCATGCAAACGGTAGTAGATTTTACCCTTATTTACATCGAAGATCAAATCTTTTAACGTTTGAATCTTCTTGAAAAGAAGTTTGTCAAGGTTCAGAATTTGATAGCGGCCTTCATGAATACCTTCGAGTATATTATCCTCGATAGTGATTTCCGGAAATCTCTTCTTCAAAAGAGTTTTGAAATTGACATCTTCCCCGTGTACCGCCACAAATTCCATAATTTGCGGATGGATACCGTAGTGCTTCGAAGCACGTTGGAGTTCTTCAAGATAATCCCGATTGTTCATCAGGAAATCTTTGAATTTCTCTTCTTTCATGACAACGTTCGTCTTAGGATCAATAAGAACGATGTTGTCACCGATTCTTTCCTCGAAGAGTTCAATATACTGACGTTTGTTCATTACATATTTCTTTTTCTTGTCATTTGTTTCATACAACGGCGCAACGGCTTTATACAGATAACCTTCTTCAACCACCTTAGGCAGATGGTATACGAAGAACGCACACAAAAGCGAGAAAATAAAGAAACCGTCTGCGTCGCTATCTGTCATGATAATAATTTTCTTGTAATGCAACTTACTTAAATCGAATCTTGGTCCGATATTACATCTAAGGATCGTCACCAGATCACGCAGCTCATTATTCTGCAGGACCACATCAGGACTAACCCCAAATACGTTTTTACCATAACCGCGAACCCCGAATACTGCTTGGAAGTCTGCCGAATATCGACCTTGTTTTGCCGGACCGAATGCGGACTCCCCTTCTACGATGAACAATTCGCGGTAATCGTTTTTACCCTTGTTATTAGCCGGACAGAAAAGATTGATTCCATGTTCAGAGAGATTGTTAGACTCTCCTCGAATTGCCGAGTTTCTCACTTTTGTAGATTCATAACGAGCTTTTGCATTAGCTTTTATATAATCAACGATCTTTTTCAGCTCTCTCGGATTGCGTTTGAAATACTCGTCGAGACCACGATAAGTCATTTCACGCAACGGTCTGAAGAAAGCTTGGTTGTTGAGTTTCTCTTTTGTCTGACCGCCAAACTCCGGTGTCATGTCAGTTGCAAGATACACACAGAGAACCAGACCATTGACAATATCGTTCGGCGTGATCTCAATTTTCTTAGCTTCTTTCTCCGAAAGAGCCTCACGCGCTTGTTTTCCAAAGTAATTAATAATACCAGCACGAACACCATTAACGTGCTCGCCATGGTCAGTAGTCGTTACAAAGTTACAGAACGACTTAACTTTCATCTCTGCTACATGTGAAGATTCATACGTGAGAGCAAATTCTAATCCGATGAACCGCTGGATATTCTCCGGTTTGTATTCTCCAGTTTTTTCATCCCGGACTTGAACTATCTCAGTCAGCTTCATATCCCTTAAAATATGGATCGGATCTAAAATTGGCTTCTCCGCAAACTTCTTACACATCGTATAGAGACCATCTTTATTTCTAAACTTCCTTGTCATTACTGATTCTTTACCCTTGCGAGACACGCTGAAGTTAATGGTAATATGACTAGGAGTTAAACAAATAATGTCTTCCAACCAAGCAATAGCGTCATTGGGATCAATTTTACAATTTTCACCCAGAAATCTTTTGCTCGGAATAAATTTAACAGTAGTTCCGTGTTTTACGCTCGCATCATCTTCGATCTTTACGTCTTGAACAAGCTTACCTTCACGGAATTTTATACTTGCTCTCTTACCATAACGATAAGAGATAATCTCAAATGATTCAGACAAAGCATTTTCGACAGTGATACCCACCCCGTTCTGCCCAGCGGTAGTCCCTACTCCTTCACGTTTAAACTTACCACTAGACTGAAGAGTAGTACATACTATCTTAAGTTTATCGAACGGAATACCCCTACCGTTATCCGAAACGATAATTTCATTCTCACTTTCATCAAGAAAGATCGAGATTTCATTACCAGGGGAATTCGGATTGATACATTCGTCAATCGCGTTATTAATGCCTTCCTTTGACAGATGGAAGGCTCCCCTAGCTCCAGAATATCCGATATACATATGAGATGCTTCTTGAACTTTTTCAATGTCATTCTCTAGGTGCACAATATTATCATCTTCAAAAAGTTTTTCTTCTGTGATATTAACTGCCATGACTAGCCTACCTCCTTTTTCTATCTATATGTTTAGCCATTTTTAAAAATATAAAATCTACGTCGCGGAATACAGATACATAGAAAAAATAATTTTTTCATTTTCAAAAGTAAAAGTGTGTATACGATAGAATGGTCTGCAAACCCCCCATTGAGGGAGTTTGAGACCATTCCTCATATACACACTTTCAGATATTAATTTACGATCAGTTCGGATTCAAGGCGTCTAACGACGTCCTGATAACAACCGATGATTTCCTTCGCGTCCAGCTTAGCACCGAGTCTGAATTTGTAAACGATTATGCCAGTCTTATGACTGATGACGTTTACATCGAGGGTTCCTTTGATGCGATGGAACCAATAGTCGCCGACCCGCAAACCTTTCTTCGCGTTGTTGTCATCGGCACCTTCAGCCTCAATGAGAGCGGTTTCGTTTTCAACAGTTCCCGGCTCTTGAACAAAGATTTCAGCTTCGGTCATTAGGAATCACCCTCCGTTTTATGATGACAATAAAAATCGATGATTAATTTAATATATTTCGAGGGAAATAAAGTAGGGGACGCGAGTACTTACTCACATCCCCTACAGAATGATCAATGCTGGACGTTAGTTAAAGGTAGTAGTCATGCTTCTTCTTCTTTTCTTTCTTGCCACCTTCGTAGCTGAACGAAAGTGCACCGAAACCGCCGAACGGCTCGCGCTCGCGTTCTTCACGGCCTTCGAAACGATCATCCCGGTCTCCACGATCTTCGCTGTTCTTCCGGACGATCCGTTCATACAGTTCAGCAGCTTCCTTGATATCGAAATTCAGAATACCAAGAGCTTCGCTGATGCGCACGTCGCGCTCTCTGTCCGGGTCCGTAAGGCAGCGAATTTGGTTGATCATGTCGTGAACGACGCGCAGAGCGTTGCTGATGTCGCGGCCCGGAATTTGTTCCATGGAAAAGGTTTCGCCGCAACGTTTGCACTCAAAGCGACCATCAGACAGAACACGAAGAGCAAGCTTGCCGCTTTTCTTGCGGTGGCTGCAACGAGATACAATGCGCTTTTCTTTCTCACGGAGTTGACGACGCAGTTCGTAAAGATCGTTTCTTTCTTTGTCGAATTCTTTGTTTTTCTTACCCATCTAGTATTCCTCCTTAATTTGGTTATTTTTTTGTTTTCTCCAAAGTAAGTTTTAATTAAACTTACTCTTGAGACCTTAATAATTAGTTTCGCAAATAATAAAATACTGCAATTTTTCTACGATCCGCTAGGTGAAATTAATCGATATTAATCTCTCCTTTACAGAATATTATTTATTTTCTTTCTGGCCTTATAATATAGATTCGAAATATTTATTAATTTTTTTCGGTTAAAAGATCCTACGGAATATTCCGTAGGATCTTTTATTAAAAACCAATGAAACGGCTATTAACGGTATCCCAGTCACTTTCACTTTTTACAATAACTATTGTTTGGATATGACCAATATGTTTAGCCACCCTAACCTTAGTTCCTTTAGGATCTTCAACTTCAAAGACGAGATGCTGAATACTTGGTATATAATTTTTGGCAAGTGAAAATCTATTATTTTTAGTAAAAAGATGGCGTGCAGAGTTGTCAAACACGAAACCAAGAATATTTTCTTCCCCAAAATATGCCACAGTTGCAAGAAAAATATCTTCTTCCATTACTTTTTCCTCCTCTTCTTTTTACGCTTACCTTTACCATGATGTAGGTTAAATTTCTTTTTTATTTCAGCTATTTTTTGCTCTCTTGTTTTATAAGGTTTAGGTTTAGCTTTAGGTAGCGCTTCCCCTATTTTTTCAAGTGCAAAAGGTACTTTTGGTAGCATTAGTATTACTCCTTCCTACGTTTATATATTATTTAAGTGAAGTGTAATAAATAATCTAAAAGGAGTGTTTTAAATGGGTAAAATGGAAGAAAAAATCTACGAAACACGGGCACGGCTCCATATGCACACTGAGAGTGCAGCAAGGAAAGTTCGCAGCACAACGAACAAAATCATTCCGATTCACCCCAACCCGTACCATTTCGCGGTGAATATCAAAGATGGTATCCGCCGCATCTTCAAAAAATATTAAAATTGCCCTCCGGCGACCACTCATGGTCGATTTTGTCCCAGGCCTTGTCGATAACGACAAGGCCCTATTTTTTTCTATGCGACTTTATCAAATACATTTGATTTTTTTGTGGGTGATCTGAAAACTGGCTGCTTAGCCAAAATCAGACCCTTAACTGCACGAGTAATGGATGTATAAAGCCACTTATTATAGTACTCTTGGTCACCAATACGTTCGTCATATACGAAAACGTTATCGTACTGGGAACCTTGAGCCAAGTGTGCGGTAATTACATAACCAAACTGAAATTTATTATAGTTATTGAATTTAGACATGATATTTTCATTCTTAGCGGCTTCTGCCATGTCTGTGAAAAGATATCGATAATCTATTTCTACCTGTTCAAATATTTCTTCAGTTTTAAACTCGGGTCGAAAATCTATCTTAATAGATCTTCTATTATAACTTTCTAGGTCCATATCGTCGACATATCCAATCAACCCATTAATTAAACAAATTCCATTATCAATAGATAGATTCCAATTATTTTGTCTGCAAATAAGCTTTTCTCCCAAAACAAGAGTGTCTTTCTGTTTGACTCCAATGATGTTTTGTCTATAATACTCTGTCATTCGTTGACGAGTAGAATTTTTCCCACAGATTATAATGTCTGCCTTTGAAAGCATTTGGTCTGTTATCATTTCCTTAGGAATGACAAAACACCTATCGCCATATTTACCAATAGGTATTTCTTCTCCCTTTATAGCCATCTGACTAAGAATAACAATGGGATCATTCTTAGCCTGACGCATGACCTCAGTGAGAATGAAATCTGGCTTAATAAGAAATGCAGGCTTACCGAATACTGGCGGTAACTGATTGAGATCCCCTAAAACAATCACAGGTAAACCAAAACTAAGTATGTCATTCTTAATCTGCTCATTTATCATAGAACCTTCATCGACAACCAAAAGTTTAATATAAGGAGGAAGAAATTTTTTTCTCTCAAACCCCTTATATTTAACGACTCTATTGTTCTTAATAACTTCATTTCCGTCTTCATCATAAAGAGTTTTATAGACTATGTCATAAAGGGATGCATGTATGGTTTTGGCTATATTACCACGGAGAGTTAACATCATCGCCGCTTTCCCGACATAGGCCATATATAAAACCTCATGGGGTTCAAGACCTATTCTTTCAATCATTAGTTCAATGATACTTGTTTTACCTGAACCAGCTGGTCCAGATATCTCATATGTCTGCTTGTATTGCGTTAACCACCATTTAGTACAGTCATTGAGCAATTCTTTTTGTTGTTCATTCAAATCAGCATAATCCACGGGGACAAGTACTCCCCCTTTCTCGAAAAAATAATTTATAAGAATGTATTTCCTTTTTTAACATGCTACATTAATTTAATACTGCGAATATAGAGGTAGGTGGTAATTTTATGATTGAAACGTTGGAAGATCTTAAACTTGAATCATTCGAATATGCATACTTGGTTGAAGATACATCCTATACAGCGGATTCATTTCCTCTCTGGATGCCGAAGCTTCTTCCGTTAACAAATGGCTCGGCCAAGAGAGAAAATACCGTTGTTATAAACAACAATATTTTCATCAATGAAGTTAAACCAGAAACACCCTCATCCGTTTCTGCTAGAAATTATATTAGAATTCCAAAATACAGAAAGGCAGATTTTCTTTATAAGGTAGATAATTATCCTCATAACACATCCATTAAAAGAGGGGCGTCCTTTTTGGTAAATGTGTTAAATAGTAATATTCAGACTATGTACGTTACAGATAATATTTAATAAAGGAGAATGGTATTATGCCACCTTTAGGTATACCGGATTACGGGTCAATGCAAGGCCTTATAGATTACAGTAAGAGTCTTGATATTTCTCATGCTAAACTCCATTTCAAAACCCTCATACAATCTGAACAAAATAAACTTATCATCAATACGATGTCTATAATCGATAAATATTATGACGTTATAAAAGCAAATACAGTTGACTATCAAATGACAGATGCCGAATTAATAAAATATAAATTTCAACCCAAGTATCTCTCTTTTGATCTTTATGGTACGACCGAACTCTGGTCTCTTATCTTAAAGGTTAATAATATGCTTAGTGCTACCCAATTCACGAGAAGGAATATAAAGATCCTCACGAATAATATATTCTCTGTATTGAATGAGATTCTAATTCTTGAGGATAAAGAAATTAAAGAAAATAATTTGTTGGTATATAAGAAATAAAGGAAGAGGTCAATTCCTCTTCCTTTATTTTTTTCTTAGTAATCTCACTCACCAGATTTATATATTATAGATCTGGAAAGGGGTGAGAAACGTCTATGAAAACATTCAAAATTGAAGTATTGCATGTTCCTTCTTATATTGCATGTAGATGTGTCTCACAAATACCCCAAAAGATGTCAATTGCGGCAAAAGATAGCTTCGAAGCAATTAATTTATTTCTCACAAATGCAGTAAAAAGCATGGGAAATATCATTCATGAAATAGCATCATATTTACAAGGTCCTTCCTTCATCATTAAAGACAATCATATCGAACTCGGTAAGTATGTAATCTATATGAGAAGGAGCGCAGATAAGAGCGGGACTATTGTTACAGTAAAAGACTATCGCGGGATTACAGTACCCAATCTCGGCATTTATGTAAAAAGGGAAATCGAAGAACAAGAAAAATACTTCGTATGGTGAAATAAAAAATAAACGGCTATGGATTTATACCATAGCCGTTTATTTTTTTTATTAGAACCTATGATGCCTTCTTATTGATAGCTGTGCTGAAATCAAATACACTGTCAAAATCATCAGAGTCATCGACAACTTCTCTTTCAGTTGCATTTCTTTTACCTTTCTTAGCAACGAGATCAACAATTCCTTCAAAGTCAGAAGCAAGACTTTCTTCAGACAACGATGTTTCAAGATGAATATCATCAATAAGTCTAACTCTATTTCCGATTTCGAACGGATGGTTGAAATAACCAAGTTCATTTGGATTCGGATCTTTATAACGAAGTTTAACCCGCTTAAATGTAAGATAGAATTGATCAGTTCCACGTTTCTTTTCAACGTTGATAATACAACACCAGTCGCTATTCTCGATAACTTCCCAGGCACTACCGACATTAGATCGACCGACAAACCTAGCGAGGTCCTCTTTATTCGCGGTCATAGCCGAGTCAATTGTAGTTGCGGCTTCCCGGTTCAGTTGGTGAGCTGTAATAACCGGAATGTCTTTATCTGTTGCCAGATTCTTGAGTTCGTTCGTAATATTTTTGAGTTCTTCTTTTTCATCCTTACCGCGCTCCGCTGGACGGATACGCTTAATATAATCAAGAACGAGAGCGATTACTTCTCCTCCCTCATCTTCGATATCTTCAATAATCGTATAAAGATCTGCTGTACTAATCGATCTATTCGGATAATATTTGATTATGATGTTAATATCATCTTCGTCATCAATACGAAGCTCACCTTTAGTTTTCATCAACTTAACGATTTCTTTAGCCGTATAATTCCTAATATTTTCCGAAGATACACTCATATTGAATAAACGTTCCACAGACTCTTCAAGAGAGTTTTCCATAGTCAACATAAGTACTGTCTTACGTTTACCTGCTTTTTTCGAAGGAACATCTTTATTATATTTCTTAATATCCCTCGCTGTCTTCAGAAGGATACCAGATTTAAAACCTGCTGGGAGACCGAGATACATATAAAGACGTTTGGAGAAGTATCCCCCACCAAGTATAGCATTCAATTTTTTGATACCGCTTTTCAAAATTCTCGAAGGATCAATCAACCTGATAGCAATATCTTCGAGCGTTAAATCAAAGTTTTCATCAGCCAGATTTAACGTATCGACATCATCCAAGACCTGAGTCTTTCGAGTCTCCGCCAGGAGATCTCTTACCAAAGATAAAAGCTCTTCATTAATTTCCTTAAACGAATCATAATCTCCCGAATCAATTCTCTCGATAAGTTCATAAAGTTCATCCTTATAATGGAAAATGAAAAAGTATTTAAGACGTTCTTGAATCGCTTTATTGATAAATTGAATTTCGTTGTAATTAATCTTTCGATAATGGTCAAGATTGTTAATAATTTCATCGATTTCTTTATTCTGGGAATCGCTATCGCTTCGGCAATAGTTGATAATGATATTTTCGTTCTCCATTCCCTCAATAAGTTTTGCATGAAGAGCACGTTTGATAAAATGAATTCTAGCTTCCATCTTTTCATTACCTTCATAAGCTCTTTCATCCAATACATCAAATAGCTTTTTCATATTACTTAAGGCTTTTTTAGTCACTTGTCTTTTTGGAGTAAATATGTAACCGATAAACATGTTAAGCATAGATATGTCAAACTTAAGGAATATTTTTTTATCCTCATAAACTTTCTGTTTTTTATTATAACCCCAAGCCAATATTATCACTCCCCAGATAAATACCTATCAAACAGGTATTCTCTCATTTTCTCTATCGAAATGTTTTTCTGATATTTCTCTTTAATATAACGCGAAATCTTTTCTTCTACGGGTATTTTCTTATCAAATATGAACCCATATCTTTCCAGAAGTATATTAATTTTTCTTTCCATCTCTTTATTCTTAACTACTTTGCCGTTGTTGTTAATTTTCAATTTAAACTTCTTATACTTGCTGAATACACTGTTAAGCATTGATGTTAACAATGAAGGATTTGGATGATTTTCAGGTATATTAACTTCTAAACGTAAATAATCCCTGTTATCTGCCAAATTGTCTACTAGTTTAACAAGATAATCTATCTGATCTTCAATTGAATTATCTGGGTTGCAATCAACTTCCATAGTTTCAAATTTTCTAGCGGTTTTATTTACAATAAATTCGGTTTTAAATTCAGATGTGATTGGCGAATAGCAAAATAAATAATATCCTTTATCCTCTTCTTCTCCAAATGCCCATCTTGAAAAAGAATTAGTGTAGAAAAATCTATTTTTGATCACTATTTTTTTATGGATATGACCGAAAAAGATCGGACCTTTACAAATTTCGATAAGCTCATCGACTTTGAAGACCGGTGCTTTAGGCATAGTCATTTCACTTTCTTGTGTTGCTGCCATATGTAATGCTTCTTGAATGAGTCCATGACCGAAAATACTATCATATTGCTTAGAAAAATAATCTTTATAGTATTCATTTTTATCTTCGATATATTCTTCTGGTATATACAACACATGATAATCTTCAAATAACCACTCAGATTCTACATTTTGGATAATTTTTACATCACAATCGGCATTTGTAAGTAATGCCTCGATTATTTCCAGTTGATTGTTATCATGAGATTCTGTACCTTTAACGATTCTCAGTTTAGAATTCTTTTTCGAGCAAATTTTTACTAATCTATTGAGAAATAATGCCAAATATTTAGCGTGACTTGAGTTAAAAGATATTTTATTATTAAGAGTATCCCCACAAAGGATAATAAAATCAAGAACCGGCATATTTTCAGCCGGTTCTAGAAGAGATTTTTCAATTTCATGAAACCAAATGTCAGCTTCAAAAGCTCCACAATGTAAATCTCCTACAGCTATCCCAACATATGCAGGATTTTTTATTTCAACCTTCAAGGATATTCCCCCATCCATCTCTAATATTAAGATCATACCATGTATGAAATAAGTCCAAAAGTTTTTTAAACGCTTCTATATATGGTTCTAGTTCAGTTCTTTGTATAAATTTAGGCTCTGCTTCTCCTTTATTTTTCAAAAGCAAAATAGCAACCTGATCAACTTGTTTACCTTGTGATTCAAGTATCATACAATAAGCTGCTAGTTGTAAGAACATGGTTGCATAAAATCTCTTAGAGGTTTTATAATCCAAAATCGTATATTTATCATTTATAAGTCCATAGAAATCACAAGTGCCACCAAATCTATCCGAAACTAAAATTTGCTCAGTAAAAATAGGTTCTACTTTATTTTTCTTATACCATGAAAGAAATGAATCAAAATACCTAATTACTGTTTGCTTATCTGAATAATCACCAATCCATATGTAATAGTATTTCATTACAAAAGCTCTGACTATACCATGAACTAATGTACCAATTCGTGATGTTTCTTCGAGTACATTATCTACATTTATACCCCTAAAGCCCATAATATTGGCCCATTTAGTTAGAAAAGGTTTATTTAATATCTTCAAAATAGTTGTCACACTTGGAACCTCTATACCATCTTGATTAACATAGATGGTATGATCTTTACTATATTTCATTCTACTCATCCTCTTCAAACTGATCTACTTTTATCCTTATTATTATCTGTAGTATACGGGTTCGGATTTGTCTTTTTACAGTAGTAACAACCATAGCTCTTAACATATGGGTTATTTTTTAAACATCTTTCATTGATGAATGGATTCTTTACCATTTTTGACACCTCAATTATAGTATAACATTCAATATTCTCAACGACTTCTTCTTAACGTCTTCGTTAATTTTTTTAGTATGATCGCACCAAGCAAGATTTGTATATGTAAACTCACCCATATATTGGTTATCGTCTATTATGACAAAATTCTTTACAATGTTTTTATTCTGATCCAACCATTGGCGTATTTCAATAGGTCGAATAGTTTTATCCATTTCTTGAACTAAAATAGGCGTACAGCCTATAAATTTATCAACAAGTCCATATTTTCCCAATTCTTCTTTAATTGCCTCTATTGCCCATTCAAAATGGCGCCAATTGGACGAAATAACTATCCTAGCATCAGCTTCATGTACTATTTCTTTCAAATATTTCATAGCATGTTGTTCGAATGTAATATATCCTCTCTCTTGTTGGGCGATAGCATCATTTACCACCCCGTCTATATCCAAAAATATTATATTCAATATATCCATTTTCTCCACCGACTCTCTATGTCGACTCCATAAAGTAACCTTACAATAAAGTTGAGAATAAAATTTATTAGTAGAAATTTTAATATCAAAATCTTATAACCCATGTGGGAGAATTAATAACTACGGTCTTCTTTAACAATCTATTAATATTAATCTGAGAAAGGTGGCTTAAAAGGATGGCGACAAAATCTGCCGAATCAACCTTTGTATACAGGAATCTCAATTCCGGTGATGCCCTTAGTTTGGCAGTCTTAAATATTATTCAAAACGGTATTCCTCTTACAAAAATTAATCTTGAAGAAGCATTTATCATTATCAATAAAAACTTCAAGTATCCTCTGAAACTTAAGGTTTTAGAAGCGGTTGAAGATGGTACTATTCGTCTTATCTACTCTCCAACAAAAACCAGAGTCCCGACATGTCTTCCGTTTTTCTTAACTAAAGATCAAAGTGGTAAAATTGTGGCCTTTGTCCTCGTTGACCTCTACGGAAGACTTAACCCGGATACGATGGTTGTAAATATTGATCCGAAAAAGCTTTATACTATTATGGAGGCCGCTCTGTTAGCCATTACCTACCATCAAAGACATAGGGAAATTTCTAAACGTAACATTATCATCACCAATGGTGCCTTGATTTATTCTAACATGTTTGCTAGGGTCCTTAATAAGAAATATGCACTCAATGCAGACAAAAGTAGGTTACACAAAGTCCAGTTCCTTGCTTCTAAATTCTATATGCTTAACGTTCTTGGATTGGAAGACAATGATATTACTCTTAACTATGCTCTCAAAAGTGTACCAAACGGTAATGTTTTCCAACTGAGAGAAGTTAACTCTGCTTTTGATGACAAAAACTATGAGGATCTGGGGACTTTTATTAAAGGTCTTACTGATCCTAATCTGAATCTTGGTCTCAAGGACCTTACAGTTAGAGGTTATCTTGAGGCATTCATCACGATGTACGACGGATCTGCTTTATTTGCTCTCGAACTCTTCCCGTACTTTGTATACACAGTTAATTCCGTAATAAATGGTGCATACCTCAATAATCAATATGTGCTTGAAGACATTGTTGATAAACATGGTGCTAAAATTTATGTCGATCTTATCGACTTTGTCCGCTAAATAAAGGAAATGTGCATAAGGACAAGGGCTTAGAGTCATTATAGCCCGTCCTTATGCACATCTTTTTTGTACATTTACGTAATAAAAAAAAGTATAACTATATTTTTCATTTTATTTTTTAATAAGAAAGGGGAGGTTGAAAATGAAAAAATAATTATTTAGTCCCCCTATAATAAATAATTATTCCATGTAGCCCCCAGATTACCCTCGGGAGGTGCAGGAATTAAAGTACATGTAATAATGATTGAAGCCTATGGACATGTACAGAGAGAAAAAAATGTCGGAGGGGAGCGCGAGTGTTATGGTCGATCCATCAACTGTCGGGGGCTGGGCTGAACTCATCGACAAGTATGGTTTTGTCTTAATTTTTGCAATCGTAAGTGGTGTGATCAACCTTTATTTTGTAACTCAAATTATACGAGGAAAACTTGTTCCTTATAGTATCCATAAGAGAAGTCTAGAGGAAGCTGATAGACTTCAAAAATCCATGGAAAAAGAACGTGCTCAGTACATGTCTAAATTGTTAGAATTTATGGGCGGACTTAAGCCTCATAAGGGGGACCCAAACAATGATGGAAAATATAGTGAGAGGTCAAAATGAAAGTTTTCTCACTAGACTTCTACTTAAATTCTCACCAGGACTGGCTAGGGAGAAACAAAAGGTAGATAGTATGTGTCATAAATCAGATATTATCATTAAGCAGTATTCTGAATTGAGTAAAGAAATTAGAGACGAGGTTGATAGAAACCACTTTTCGACATTGCTCAATTACGAAAAGAGAGCATAGTCATCTTCTAAATGGGGGAGAAATACATGTTCCTACTTATTCCTGAAGAATTTCTACCCCTAATGTTGTTAATCTACACCATAGAGTTTGCTCTAATAATTGCAGCATTAGTGTTTTTAATTGATCATCTAATAATGAAATACAAAAAAGGTTTTATTAGTGTCTTTATGGGCACATTAGCAATTCATTTCATATCTTTGGGTATATCTACCCTATCTGCTTTTCTTATCAATATTAGCGAGGAAAACAATTTTTCAGACAATATATTATTTCTTATCTGGTTACTGTTAATTTTATCGAACATTGTTATGAGTATAACTTTTCTTATTATGATCTTTTTCTTTATTACAAAAAGATTTGACATCTACATCACTAAATTGAGGAATGTAAATACATTAAAGGAGGATGAGAAGGATGTTGACAAATGAGTACAACGATCTCATTACGCTGATCGCAGAGAATCCCGATCTTGCTCTGATCCCTATTGCTTTGCTCATCGGTAAAGCGGTAAAAATGAGCAAGATTAAGGACGAATTTATTCCGATCATCGTACTCGTAATTTCTTCGATCATTGGGTTTTTGATCGGAGGAGCGGATACCATTGCTGCTATCAAAGGTCTTGTCGCTGGTTTTGTTGCAGTTGGCGGCACTAGTGCTCTCAAACAACTTAACAAAGCTTCTTCCAATAGAAAAAATAATTCTGGATAGGAATAACACAATATAAGATGGATGGTCTCTGCTCTAATTGCGATCATCCATCTTATAAATAATTTTTTAACACATAATACTAAAAGAGGGAGGGATAAAATTGGCAAATTATAAAGCAAAAGTTGCTTGGGATGCCGGACATCTTGAAGATACCTTCGAGGTGGAAGGTGGAAAAGGCGTTATTGTCAATGGTGAAAAATTTGAAGAACATTGGTTCAATCTTGCAGTAGCTAAGAAAGCTGCCGAACTTGGCAAATATAATGGTATTGAACCGGTGTTAACACATGAAGCTCTTGCTGGTAAATCTAAAGATAATCTAACGACTCGCACCAATAAAGCTAAATCTGAGAAAGTTGACCTCTTGTTCAGTATTCACGCTGATGCCAGCGGTAACGCAAATGCTAAAGGTCACTGGGTCTTCTACTGGCACGCTGATACCAAAGCCAAAAAGTTAGCTGAAATTTGGGATAAGTGGGCTGACAAACTTCTTCCCAATAACGACAGAAATACCGTAGCTTGTTCTCCTAATTCGTGGGCAAACTTCCACATGTGTCGTGTTCCCGCTTCCTACGGTATTCCTGCAATCCTTATTGAACATGCATTTATGACAAACCTTGAAGATCTTGCTTATCTTAAAAGTGAGGAATTTCGTGATCTCTGTGCTGAAGCTGCAGTTCGTGCTGCTTGTGAGTATCTTGGTATTCCTTTTAGTAAACCTCCTGCATCTGCACCTACGAAACCTTTTGAAAAAGATCCGAGTGTCAAGTTCATTGACGTCCCCAAAGGTCATTGGGCAGTAAACGCTATCAAACTGGTTTCGGATGAAAGTATTATTAATGGTTTCACTGACGGGCGCTTCGGTATTGGTGAAGATGTGACCCGTGAACAACTGGCAGTTGTCATCTGCAATTTGATCACTAGTAGAAAGGTTAAGGTGATTAACATGGGTAAACCCACCAAATTCACGGATGTCCCCGACAATCACTGGGCAAAAACTTCTATTGACGTTGTAAGTGCTGCTGGTATCATGGAGGGTTATCCCGACGGCCGTTTCGGTCTCGGCAATACCGTGAAACGCGAAGAACTTGCTGTGGTTGTTTCGAGACTTATTGATACTAAAAAATAATAAAATAAAGGATATCGCCATAAGGTGATATCCTTTATTTTTTTCTAATCTTCTGTTTAGTAGAACTTTATAGTAAATATGTTTTATAGGAGGTCGGAAAATATGAGCGGACAATATACTGGTCCAGATGAAATATTATATAAAGATGCAATGACATATGACACTTTTGAAGTAAAAGCTATGGAAGAAGCTCTCCATGATCTGAAGATAAATGCATTTAAATATCTTTATGATGCACAGAAAGATCTGGCTGATGTGCATCGGTTTGATCTTAAGATGAGCGATCTGGTAAGGACAAAGGTAAAGAAAACTGATACCGGTTTCAATTCTTACGTAGGTTTCTTGAATAGAAATTTCATTACCGAAAAACAAAGACACGCTTTTAAACAATCTCAATTCTACAACAGCGAAATTAGTATCCATGATACTGCAGCCAACCCAAGTTTATTTGCTTATACGTTTCTCGTGTTCATAAACGGGAAATTCTATGATAATATAAAGATTTTTTGTGATGAAGATAAAACCTATCTAGTCTTCAATGTCATCACCAGTGGTACAGATGGAATACCTAAGGATCTTTTTGATAGTCTTCTTGCTGAAGATGCCAACATTACCGTATTTTTTGTCCCCAACTGTGCTTACGGTATCTATACAACTAATAGATACGTTTTGCTTAAATATAAAGATAATCTTGCCTTGAATAGATTCAATATTGAAAACAGCTTAGGTACTGAACAATCGTACCTGACTTTCATCAATGATAATGATCTTCTCTTCGAGGGTGTAGTAGTAAATACTGTAAAATCAGGAGATATGCTTAGATTTACTGATGAAAATATCAACGACTTCCAGAATAGATATGTGCATCTCAATATTTTTGGTTTTAGGCATTTACTTGATCAAATTGATTTACCGGGAACCCAAAAATTCTTCTCATTACCTGTAATGGATATGCCGATACCTGTTGAAAATATGATTATCTTTAAAAACACGCCTGATGGAAAGAAAGTATTCGCGCATGATATTGAAACAAAGATGTATTATCCCAACGTGTATGAAATTTTAAATAATGACGATGATGAAGATCTTACTATCTATGTTTTTTATTTCGATGACACTCCAGTATCCGGAGGTTATCCTAAATATAAAGATGAAATTGCTCTCTACCGGGCAACTATGAATCTGACAGCGGACGATTACCCACTTAACGTTCCGGAAATTATCAAAAATTATGATCCTGAGTCATTGATCTATGGTATTAAAGATTTTATCAATTCTGAAGACCATCCTAATCATTTGACGTATAAAGTAAATAAACTTAAGGAATGGATTAGAAAAGATCCATCAAGAATGGTCTCATATCTTATAAAGCAAGTTAATACTTCCAATTCGTTCTACATTGATTGCTCGGATATAAATCTGGCTGAAAAATATAGGACGAATAACTACAGTGAAGTTAAATATGAATATGAAAAGAAAGAATTTAATGAGCCTAGGTATGTTTTTGTCCTTCGGAGATATTATAATATCGATGAAATTTATTATCGATTCTTTATTGATGGTAATAACTATTATCCTGATGAGGTTTATGTCGATGATTTTTATGAATACTATTATATTCCTATTACTCTTATTACCAACACAAGTCTTATTGAAGTTGAGAAATTTGAAACCTTTGATCTTCATCAGGATATAGTATTTGATGAAGTTGATGAGAAAAAAGAAGTCGATCTCAATAAGAATATTCAAATTTATGCAAGCGATATCTTCTTTGTTAATTCTGAAACACAAGAATTTATTGATAAATCGAAATTTAAAATATCGTATGTAGACGTTTTTGAAATAGAATTACCTACAAATTCATTCAAAAAGATACCAACTAAATTTTATGTGACTCTATTAGATCCATCCCTTGAAGGAGTTAATATTACTGTAAGAGTCAAGCAGTTCTTCCAGATTAAACACTATAAAATTAATAATGAAGAAGATAAAGGTGAAGCGTTCAATCTTATAATTGCAGCAGAAAACGATAAATCTAATATTAGAGTGTTTAAGAATGGGCGTCTTCTTCCCAATAACTATATTCATTTCTATCCATCTCTCACTTACGGTGGAACCAGCGTCGTTTTACCTGGTATTACTAGAGAAATTGGGGAAGAATATGTAGTGGACTACACACCGTATAAATATGAAGTCGTTTATAGTGCTAACACTATACCCAATACTGGACTTATTGATCTGAGCGGTCTCATTGATAAACCGTTTGATCTGAAATGGTTTGATGTCTACGTCAATGGCAGAAAATTAACTAAAGATAATATTGAGATTATTTCATCGACGATTATTCTTGTGAAAAATGTACAAAGTGTAAAGAATTTTTATATCTATCAAAAGAACAGAGGTGCAGAATATTTTACCTTCGATATAAGTACTAATCCCGGATTTGATAATTTTATTTGGACAACTATTGAAGATTTTCGAGATGCATTTATGGAAGGTAAACCTCTTCTCGATGACATTGAGCAAGATATTATCAGTGATATCGTTGATATTATATCCATTGAAAGATCTGCGTTCTTTGAAGAATTTATAAAAGCTATTAAAATAATTAATCCTGATTTATATCAGATTCCTGATATATATAAGACCAGATATTCGTCTATCTTTCAAGGTAACGTCGCTGTCTTAAATCCTGATGATAGTGATCCAATGGCTACCGGTCTTAAAGTTTTCCCCGATGAGGATTTATAATAAAGAAATAAGAGATCCCCTATACAAGTCTTTTGTATGGGGGGTTCTCTTTTTTGAAAACATTATAATAAATTATTGGATGTCTGTGTAAAGGAGGATACAGTCATGGCTGATATGAATAGGTTTGCTGTTTCTGCTCTTAGTAGAGACAGAAAGGCAGAAGCATTGCCTGAAGAACTATTAGTTCATAAACCGACAGGTCAAATGCTGATTAAAAGACCGGATGGTCGTATTATATCATATGATAAAATTTCACGTCTTAAAACTCATATAGATTTTTTAGAATCCAGTCATAGTATTATTGGTATCGATGGTGATCTCTGTCTGTTGGAATTGGATCACATAGAACTACCGAATACTGTACAATATGAATCTAATATACTTGACAACCCTCTTACTTTAGGCGATTCACCTGTATCGAAAATTTTAATATCCATGGATATTGATTGTATGGAATTTGTAAATGGGGAAGCTTTTATCTTAAGAGATCTTCCAAGCATCAGGTTCGAATTCGAATTTGTTGATGAAAATGATCAAACTCATTCTGTAACTAAAACTGTACCTCTAAATAAACTATCGACAAATATTTTTAATGTATTGAATTACAGTCCTAATTCTACGCCTATGAATGCAACACTAAATGGTATTTACATTGAAGAAAATCCTTCTAACGTTGGTAAGGTTTTGGAAAATATACTGCATAGTATATTAATTATTTTAGAATAAAAAGGCGGGTGATTTTTATATGGCAACTTTAAGAAAATTAAAAAACTTCAGCGAAAATAACCTAACAACATTGGATAAAATTATCGCTATAACTCTCGGAGATTCCGATATAGATTGGTATGATGAAACCAAAATTTATAATGCCGATGATTTAATTATTAGGGTAAATCCTTCTACTGGGAAGAAGGAGATTTTATCTTGTAAAAAATCCGGGGCGACTGGTCCATTTGATATTAATGATTGGCAAGTTGTAAACATGACCAATATTTCATCAACTAGCGTAATCCCAGTATCTGAAGAAGAACCTCCGAATCCAAAACCGAATATGATTTGGTTTAAAAATATGGGGGAGTCACCAGATTTCGGTGACAACATTATAATAATTATAGGTAATGTTAGTCTCGACGGAACAACCGAATTTTGGTTTGATTCCAATAACAGAGACGGCGAATAGAAAAACAGTAAAAGAAAGGGGGTAAGATGAGAAATGAGCAGTAAAAACATTCAGATTCGTCACAAGAATGGTAGTGAATGGGATAATTTATACCCAAAAACAAAAGCGGAATTAGTAGAAGGTCTTGATGAGCAACTTGCCGGAAAGGTTGATAAAGAAGAAGGTAAAGGTCTTTCTACTGAAGATTATACTACAGAAGAAAAGAATAAACTTGCGGGCATTGAGGAAGGAGCCAACAAATACGTTCATCCAACTAGTGCTGGTAATAAACATATTCCTTCTGGCGGTGCGCCTAACCAGGTACTTAAATATGGCGGTTCGTCAGGAACCGCAACATGGGGTGCTCTGACATCTGCAGATATTCCTACATTGGCTCTTAGTAAGATTTCCGATGCAGGTACAGCAGCTTCCAGAGATATCGGTACTTCTGCTGGTAATGTGCCTGTATTGGATAGCAATGGTAAACTTGATGTTAATGTCCTTCCTGCAATTGCTATTTCGGATACTTTCGTTGTCGGAAGCGAAGGAGAAATGCTGGGTCTTACTGCGGAAGTTGGTGATATCGCGGTACGATCGGATATCAACAAAACATTCATTTTGAGAGCAGAACCTGCATCCGTAGTTGGCAACTGGCAAGAACTTTTGACTCCGACTTCCCCTGTACAATCTGTTGCAGGTAAAACCGGTGCAGTTACACTGGTTAAAGGTGACGTGGGACTCGGAAACGTCCAAAACTATGGAATAGCAACACAGGAAGAAGCAGAAGCCGGAACGTCCGATACCGCGTACATGACGCCGCTTAAAACAGCGCAGGCGATTGCTGCACTTGCACCCGCGCCGGATGCTTCGGAAGTTTCGCTTAGTTCACCGAATTTCACTTCTACCAACGTCCGGGATGGAATGGATGAACTTTTTCAATCTGTCAGTGATGGGAAAAATCAGATCGCTTCCGCCATCACTGACATGGGACAGTCTGCTTCAGGAGGCGACACGTTTGCGCAGTTGTCAAGCAAAATTCGGGACATCTCCAAGGACGCGAACGCGGCTGTTGGGGATGTTTTGACCGGTAAGACGTTTTATCAGGGCGGAGTAAAGCGCACCGGCACGATGCCCAATAACGGATCGGTTTCCCAAACGCTGACATCACAAGGCGAAGAATACACGATCCCGGAGGGATACCACGACGGCACCGGCACGGTCACGACCGACATCGTGAATCTGTCCGCAGGAAATATCCGAGCCGGTGCGACGGTAGGCGGCGTTGATGGTACGTTCACTAGCGACGCGACAGCCACGGCTGGTCAAATCTTGTCTGGCCGGACGGCGTATGTTAACGGCTCGAAGGTAACCGGCAGCATGATCAACAATGGAGCCGTCAGTCAAACCTTGACCACGCAGGGGGCGTCGTACACAATCCCGGCAGGTTATCACAATGGCAGCGGCACAGTCACGGCCAATATCACCAACTTGACGGCGGCCAATATCAAGGCTGGTACGACGGTCGGCGGCGTATCTGGAACATTCACAAGCGACGCAACCGCAACAGCCGCACAAATCTTGTCTGGCCGGACGGCGTATGTTAACGGCTCGAAGGTAACCGGCACGATGCCAGTCAAAACAAATGATTATGGCGCACCGCGTACAGGCCAAACTGGGCGTCTGTATGTGACACCGGAAGCAGGATACCATGACGGGACTGTAAGGGTCTATACGGACGACGCTAATTTTAATGCTGCCAATATCAAGTCTGGGGTTACGCTGTTCGGAATAACCGGTACGTATGCGCCGATTTCCGTAGGTAGTACAACCCTGACATTTAACCGATCCGGCTCCGGTAACAATGTTACGTCGATTATCTATTATGCGAATTACACGCCGCCCAAGACAAACTTTTTGGGGTCGTTCCAAATACCCGTTACGTTCACAATCGGGAACATTGAATATAAAGGAGACCCGTTTAACAGCATCACGATCGGATATCCGACAAACCTAATCTTCGGCTATGGTTTGTACATTGTCGACCCGACCGTTAATGCAGAAATACAAATCAGCGCCATTTATAATAGTAGCACTGGCCGTATTCAACTACAGATTGGTAACCCGTCCACAGCAAGTCCTAAAGCGTTGTTTACCAATATCAGCACCAATAGCTTTACAGCGGGTTTACGGTATGTTTCATGGGAGTGAAATCGTGATGACGAGAGAGGACTCATTATACAGATCGCATCGGCGGCCAAGCCGAGCAATATAAACAAATCACCGGATTTGATTATGAAGCGTAAGGCTCCGCCGAATAGGCGGGGCCTCATAATCTGCACAGTGTGGTACAATTAGACGCTATGACGGCAGAAGAATATGAGCAGATTACGAGCGAGCCGTACACACCCTAATTAGGCGCAGAGACGTGTAATTAGACCCTGCTTAATGCGGGGTCTTTTTGTTGACTTCGTAGTGACAAAAGGGAAATTTTATACGATAATAGTGTTAAAGTACTCGTAAAGTACGATTACGTTACCGTCGCTGGAAGGGGTGGAAAAGTTCCGATGGACTTTACGAGCCTTGGAGAGTACGGCGTAGGAATCGCGTCATGACTTCTCCCGATGGTATAAACTGGACGATTCGTTCAACTCCGGCGGATAACAACTGGTATTCCGTCACTTATGGCAACGGACTTTTGACTCCGACTTCCCCTGTACAATCTGTTGCAGGTAAAACCGGTGCAGTTACACTGGTTAAAGGTGACGTTGGTCTTGATAATGTTGAAAACTACGGTATCGCTTCTCAAGCTGATGCTGAAGCCGGAACAGCAAATAATAAATACATGACCCCTGCGAGAGTTAAGCAAGCAATTGATGCGTTTGCTGCTCCTAAAGAGCATCAACATGTCGCTTCGGATATCACTCAAGATTCGACTCACCGTTTTGTAACTGATGCAGAAAAAGCTGCATGGAATGCAAAAGCAGACAAAACGGTAGCTACTACCAGCAATAACGGCTTGATGTCGTCCGCTGATAAAGCAAAACTCGATGGAATCGAAGCTGGCGCCAATAAGTACGTACATCCGACTGGCGATGGTAATCTCCATGTGCCTCCAACTGGAACCAGCAACAACAATAAAGTGCTGAAAGCAGGGGCTACTGCTGGAAGCCTTTCCTGGGGTTATGTTAATTGGAATGAAGTAGATGGTAAACCTGTTAACCTTGCATCTATTGTGGTTTCTGGTACTGAACCTACAAATGCTGATTTCTGGTATCAGGAAATTTAATTTAATCTATTTGTGAATAGTCTATAAATTAAATGAAAAAACACTTTTTGGGGTCGGATGGATTAAAAAGTCCATCCGACCGCCAAGTTTCTATTATAATATAGACAGACAACTATATTTACCAAAATTTAAATGGAAAACAAAAATGTAATAAATATTTATTCTATCTGTATTTATAAGGAGAATTAACAAAATATAAAGAACGGAGGTATTTTAAATGGCAAAAAATATACTACAGAAACAATACGTACCTGGTGTCGGATGGGTTGAGCTTCATCCAATTACTAAAGCGTCCAATATTATAGATTCAAACGGTCTTAGTGTACAAGAGCATATTGATGCTAAAAATCCACATGGAACTGATAAAAGTGATGTAGGTCTTGGTAATGTTGAAAACTATGGTATTGCATCTAAAACTGAAGCCGAAGCCGGAACTGCAAGTAACAAGTACATGACACCACAAAGAACTTCCCAGGCAATTGCAGCTTTGTCGCCTGTGAAGTCGGTTGCTGGTAAGACGGGTGCAGTGACTCTCGTAAAGGGAGATGTAGGTCTCGGAAACGTTGAGAACTATGGCATTGCATCTAAAACTGAAGCCGAAGAGGGAACTGCAAGTAATAAGTATATGACTCCTGAGAGAACATCTCAGGCGATTGCTGTTCAAGCCCAGGCTATTGCAGATGAAGTTGAAAACAGATCAAAAGAGTATGCTGATCTGTTGATGGAACAGAAGATTATTGAAATTCCTTCTAGGTCAGGTAAAGACGAGAATGGAATTTTCACGATCGTTGAATATTACAGACCAAATAATACATTAGCACGAAAAACCGAACTTAGCGGTGGGTCGTCTCCGAATTATACAACAAGAACCATAACCTTCTATGCAGAAGACGGTATGACTGTGACAAAAACAGTCACAAGAACCTTAATTTATGATGAGGATGGAGATTTCCTGCGAGAAGAATAAAAATAAGGGATAAGGTATTTAACCTTATCCTTTATTTTTTTACATTGAAATTCACTTCAAAAATATCATCCTAATTACAGTTATTTTTCCATCGTTAATAGAGATTAATAAAAATAAGAATTTCGTGACAAAAACAGATACATAATAAGATAAAAAATATCCTTAAATGTCATATGATTAATTCTATTTCATCATAACCAAAAAATTGTGAGATCTCAAATCTCGGGAACTCAAATTGTAATTGAGTTTGTGAGTAAAATTATAGATTAATAAAAAATTGGGGTGAAAGAAGTGAACGATTTAATTTATCATGGGTTAATTGGGAAAAAAATTGATTCTGTAGAGGTGCTAAATAATGAATTTATTGCTACAGATGACAATGTGGAGCTGGCTAGTTCATATAATTTACCTAATACTGGACGCTCTGTCTCATTCTCTCCCGATGGTCAATATATAGCTGTAGGACATAGTGGTTCTCCTTATTTTACTCTATTAAAAAGAAATGGAGATAATGTAAAACTAGCTAGTAATTATATATTACCTAGTACTGGCTATGGTGTATCATTCTCTCCCGATGGTCAATATATAGCTGTAGCACATACTGCTTCTCCTAATTTTACTTTACTAAAAAGAAATGGAGATAATGTAGAATTAGCTAGTACTTATACATTACCTGGCAATGGAAACTCTGTATCATTCTCTCCTGATGGTCAATATATAGCTGTAGGATATGATCTTTCTCCTCGTTTTACTTTACTAAAAAGAAATGGAGATAATGTAGAATTAGCTAGTAATTATATATTACCTGGTATTGGACGTTCTGTCTCATTCTCTCCCGATGGTCAATATATAGCTGTAGGGCATTATGCTTCTCCTTATTTTACTCTATTAAAAAGAAATGGAGATACTGTAGAACTAGCTAGTACTTATACATTACCTAGTGATGGCTTAGGTGTATCATTCTCTCCTGATGGTCAATATATAGCTGTAGCACATAATGGTTCTCCTTATTTTACTTTACTAAAAAGAAATGGAGATAATGTAGAATTAGCTAGTACTTATACACTATCTAACTATGGCTTTGGTGTATCATTCTCTCCCGATGGTCAATATATAGCTGTAGGATATTATGGTTCTCCTTATTTTACTTTACTAAAAAGAAATGGAGATAATGTAGAATTAGCTAGTACTTATACATTACCTGGCAATGGCACGGGTGTATCATTCTCTCCCGATGGTCAATATATAGCTGTAGGACATTTTAGTTCTCCTTATTTTACTCTATTAAAAAGAAATGGAGTACAAGAAGCCATCGAAATTAAAACTAAAGTAAATGTTATTAAAGAAATTGATGGTCAGTTAAAAGAGGTTAAAAGTAATAAGATATTTAGAGATGTAAAAGAATTAGTTTATAAGAATAATTATGAAAAAGTACTACTAGCTGATACTTATACATTACCCAATATCGCCACGGGTGTATCATTTTCTCCCGATGGTCAATATATAGCTGTAGGACATTATGATTCTCCTTATTTTACTTTACTAAAAAGAAATGGAGATAATGTAGAATTAGCTAGTAATTATACATTAACTGGTAATGCTGGAGGTGTATCATTCTCTCCTGATGGTAAATATATAGCTGTAGCATATTATGGTTCTCCTTATTTTACTCTATTAAAAAGAAATGGAGATAATGTAGAACTAGCTAGTACTTATACATTACCTAGTTATGGCCATGGTGTATTATTCTCTCCCGATGGTCAATATATAGCTGTAGCACATTGGGGTTCTCCTCATTTTACTTTACTAAAAAGAAATGGAGATAATGTAGAACTAGCTAGTAATTATACATTACCTGATATTGGCTTGAGAGTATCATTCTCTCCCGATGGTCAATATATAGCTGTAGGACATTATGGTTCTCCTTATTTTACTCTATTAAAAAGAAATGGAGATACTGTAGAACTAGCTAGTACTTATACATTACCTGGTGCTACCGAAAATGTATCATTCTCTCCCGATGGTCAATATATAGCTGTAGGATATTATGGTTCTCCTTATTTTACTCTATTAAAAAGAAATGGGGATACTGTAGAATTAGCTAGTAATTATACATTACCTAATATTGGATACTCTGCCCCATTCTCTCCCGATGGTCAATATATAGCTGTAGCACATAATGGTTCTCCTTATTTTACTTTACTAAAAAGAAATGGAGATAATGTAGAATTAGCTAGTACTTATACATTACCTGGTGATGGCTATAGTGTATCATTCTCTCCTGATGGTCAATATATAGCTGTAGGACATAATGGTTCTCCTTATTTTACTTTACTAAAAGCAGGAGGAACTTTTTCAAAAACCCCTCCAATCTTTATTGAATATAGAGGTAAAAGATATAAGATGCGTACAATTAATTGATATGGGGATTTAAAATAAAAGATTTATATTTACATGAAATAATAAAAAGACATGCTTCAGCAAAAATACTAAAAAAAAATAAATTCAATTATACTGATGATGGACTAAATCTTATAAGATCATATATTTCATCATATATTGTATATGATGTGTCATTTCCCCCTTTGGTCAATTTATTCACGGTTCGTGACACGCTTTTCACCTTATTAAAGGCTAGTGATATATTTAAATCAAACCCCTTCCCAACTATTGTCGAATGTAGAGGGAGAAAATATAGAGTTAGGGAAAAATCTTAATAAAGGAGGTAAGTAATTTGGAAGAGCTTTATTTTCACGAATTGCTACGACAAGGCGTTTCAGTAAATATTCTAAATAATAAATTTATTGCTACAGATGACAATGTGGAGCCGGCTAGTTCATATAAATTGCCTAACTATGGCTATAGTGTTTCATTCTCTCCCGATGGTCAATATATAGCTGTAGGACATGT